CTGAAAAATAAAGATTGGAAAATCGGTAAACGCTAAACTGAAAAGCATGCCAATACCGAGGTAAAGCACAGATTGCGCAAGGCTGTGGCTCACCGTAACGCATAGGAGTTGAATAAATATAATATTCCCACGAGTCCAATCCACCTAAACGTAAAGTCGTAGGTGAAAATATATGCTAGACTGGATATGAATTGACATATCAATGAAAATGAGGGAAACCTCCAGAGTGTAGGACAAAAAGCCTACAGTTAATAACAATCGTTTGGAAAAAGTTCAATTGTAGATCTTATTTTAATGACAAAAGGTATGCTTTTTAATAACTATTGGAGCTATATTGCATCGGGTTCTGGAGATCAGGCGATTATAACGTTTAAGACGCTAGAAAATATAGCTAACAAGAATATAGAATCAATGACTGGATTAACTGACGTATTTAAGCAACAGATAGAAGTTAAAAATGCATCAGGTGACGGATTTGTTCATAATCCGTCTGGTCATTTTTATTCGTTATATAATGGTTCTTTTACGAAAACATTGAATAGTAATGTTGATCGTAGAAGAGGCGCGCGCGGCAATCTTGTGGTATTTGATGAATGTGGATGGTTAGACCAGAATATGATGCAAGTATATGCTGCCTTTACAATTGTAAATAAGGATTTAAAACTGGGTGGTAATGTAGATAGCGAAACTATTAAAGCGATTCCAAAAGAGATTCCAAATCAATTATTTTATATATCATCGGCGTCTTCTATTGATACACCATTTTATGAAAAATATCGAGATTTTTCAAAGCAGATGTTACTCGGCAATAAAGACTATTTTGTGGCAGATATTAATTGTGATGTTGTTATTCACGGTACAGTTGGTGGTAAAATTTATCCTGCGTCTTTGTTAACACAAGAAACAGTAGATGCAGAAATGAGAAATAATCAAGAAAAAGCAATGAGGGAATACTATAATAGGTTTACAGAAGATGGCGGAGTGAATCAAATTATTAAAAGAGCACTTATTACACGAAATTCATATGTTAGGCCACCTATACTGTATAATGACACAGGAAAAAGGAAATTTGTATTAGCCTATGATCCAGCTAGAAGTGCAGATAATTCAATCCTTTCTATTGGAGAATTAAAATATGATGAACAACGTGGTTATACAATGGATATTGTAAACTGTATAAGTTTTATGGATATAGCTTTAAAGAAAAAAACTCCATTAATGACACAGCAGCAAATAAAAGAAATACATGAAATATTATTAGATTATAACGGGGATGTTATTGATTATGATAATATTGAAATATTTTTAGCAGATGCTGGTTCGGGTGGTGGCGGAAATTCATGGGTTAGAGATGCTCTTATTGAAGACTGGACTGATAAAAGTGGTACTTGCCATAAAGGATTAATTGATAAGGAATATGCTCCTGAATATGTAAGTAGATTTCCAAATGCAACTAATAAGTTAAAGCTAATTGAACCATCAAAGTATAAGTCGGAAATGTTTGAAGCTTTAATAAAAATGGTTGAAGCCAATCTAATTACATTTACAGATACATATGATAATCGTGGGTATTTAAATATTAACGAAGTAGATCAGAATACTCTTATAAAAAATAAAACTGCTATTATGGCAAAATTAGATAAAGAAAATTTAAGCCAAACAGAATATGAAGAACGGTTAGAGGAAGAACTGTCTAAGTTAGATATTTCTAAATACAAAACATACAAATTAAGTCCAGATGAAGAAGTCTCTTTGAAACAAATAGATATGATGAAAGAAGAGATTGTCAATATTTGTAGAACAAAGCGTGAATCAGGAAAAGATGCATTTAAACTTCCTCCTCATAAGGACGCAGATACTGGGGCTTCTGAAGCGACTATGCACGACGATCGCGCATATACTCTCGCAATGCTTGGATGGTATTTACAAGAAAAACGTCTTGAACACATTAGGACTCGTAAGAAGCCATCATCTTCTGATATTATAAACAAACTTCAGGTTAATCCTGGTAAGCCATTAAATAAATTATTTGGTTAAGAAAGGCGGTGATTTTGTGGCAAAAGAATTAACTAATAAAGAAATAATTGAAATGTTAAGTCGAGAAGAAAAAAATAGAGCCGCTTATGCCGCTGTAAAAGATGCGCTTGCGCTTATTGATTTGACACAAAATAAGAGTATTACATATAACACTTATTCAAGGGATAATCTAAGAAGTCTACTTAAAAACCCTGCGAGTGAAGCAAATCAGAAAAGTTTACGTAAATTAAGCAATTACTTATACACTGTTTCTCATGTATATAGAAGAATTGTCGATAATAAAGTTAATCAGCTTACATGCAAAAGCTGGGTTGCGTATCCAAAACAAAATGATAATGGGGAAATTGATGATTCTGTATTTGAACATTATAGTAAAGTATGTAATTATGTAGAAAATATTCATCTTGAAAGGCAAATTAAAAAGTGTTTAACTCAAGCGTGGCTCAACGACGTTTGTTTTGGGTTCACATATGGAAATCCAGAGGATGATGAATTTTTCATACACCTTTTAGATCCAGATTATGTGAAAATATCTAGCCAACAGTATTATGGGGGTTACTTAGGCATAGCATTTGATTTTTCATTTTTTGCTGGCTCAAATAGCTATTATCTTGATGTTTATGATCCTATTTTTAAGAAGCTCTATAATAAATATCAAAGTGATAGTAACCTTCGCTGGCAAGAATTACCGATAGAACGTATATTTGTTCTAAAAATTAATTATGCGAATTTATCATATCCAGTACCTCCATTCTCGGGCATGTTCGATAGTCTTATATCTTTGTGTGATTTGCAACAAATTCAAGACGCTAAAGACGAGCTTTCTGCATATAAATTACTTAATATGAAAATTCCACTTATTTCTGGCACAAAGGATGTAGATGATTTTGCAATTGATCTTGATCTTTCAAATGCTTTTTATCAGAAGGCAATGGGTGTGATACCAGAAAATGCAGCGACAATTTTAAGTCCATTTGAAATTGATACAGTTGACTTTAATGAAAATACCGCAGAAGATACTAATATAGTAAACAAAGCATATCAAAATTTAGTTGAAGCGAATGGAGATATTGTATCTAATTCTAACAGAATTACAAATAGCACAAGTTATAAACTTGCTCTTATGGCAGATTCCTTTTCGGCAATGGCTCCTATATGTCAAATCAATACTTGGATTAACCTATTTATAAAGAATAATCTCGGAATTGAAGACATAACTGTTGAATATGGAGATACTTCTGAATATTTTAAGGAAGACCGAATTAATCTTTTGCTTAAATTAGGACAGTATGGTGTCCCGATTAAATCTGAACTCGCATCTTTGGCTGGACTAAATCCTGCTAAATGTAGAGGAATGGAATATATTGAAGAAAAACTTGGATTAAGTAAAACTAAATGGACTGCCCCACTTGTATCTAGTAACGTTCAGTCTAGTATGACTGACAATGGCGATGGTAGTGATGGCAGACCTGTTTCTGATGAGCCTTTGTCTGATGAAGGCGAATCTACTCGAGATGGTGGGAAAAATGATAAGTAACACTTGACAACTTTAATTTTTATGTTATAATATAAACAGTACAAAATTAATGCGATTTGGAGTGTTTTATTATGAATAAATATTTTTATTGCTATAGCAATAATTTATGTAAGTTTTTTATTGATAATGGTCTGAAATACATTGCTGATTCTATAAACCATAATACTGGGAAGAGATTTTGGGTTTTTGAAAGTGGAGATGAAGTTACAAGACTGCTAACTGAGTGGCGTAATAGTAAATAAATATTTTTTTTAGTTTTAACAATATATAGTTTGGAGGAATTAAGTATGCGTAAATTAACAGATGATGAATTTGAAGAAGAACTAAAGAGTCGCACTGATAAAGTATTCATAGATGGTCCATACCATGGAATGAAGAATTATATGAATTTTGTGTGTAATATTGGGCATAAATTTACAGCTATTGCTGGTAATGTTTTAGAGCGAGGTAGTTGCCCAGTGTGTTCTGGTAGAATGGTACTTGTTGGATATAACGACTTATGGACTGTTAGACCAGATGTTGCAAGATTATTGAAAAATTCAGATGATGGTTATAAATATACTGAACATTCGAATCAAAAAACAGATTTTATTTGCTCTGAGTGTGGAAAAATATTGAATAAATCTGTAACTAAAGTTTCTGAGCGTGGATTATCTTGTGATAGATGTTCTGATGGAATATCATATCCAAATAAATTTATTAGAAATCTATTAAATCAGATTGGCATTGATTATATTCCAGAGTATCATTTTAAAAATAATAAATATTCATATGACGTATACATCAAAGATTTAAGTGTTATTATTGAAATGCATGGATTGCAACACTATGAAGAGTGTGCTCTTACACAAAGGACTTTGGCAGAAGAACAAGAAAATGACAAACTTAAATATGAATACGCCAAAAAACATGGAGTGCAATATTATATTGTCATTGATAGCAGAGAGTCAAGTATGCTATATATTAAAAATAATATAATTAGCTCGCTGCTAAATAATATATTTGACCTATCATGTGTTAATTGGAGTAAATGCGATCAGGATTCTATAAAATCTTTATTTATTGAGTTTATAGGCTTGTTTAATAGTGGTGTTTCAAGAAACGACATTATGAAGCAATTAAAAATTGGAGATACCACTATGTGCAGATGGTTAAAACAAGCAAATAATGCAAACTTATTATTTATTAATAATGGACACTTTTTAGGAAAACAAAGGAAGATTGTTTTATTAAATACACATGAAGTGTTTGATACAATTGCTGATGCATCTCGTAAATATAATGTTCAAAAGACACGAATTTCATCTGTTTGTAAGCATAAGTCACTATACGCAGGAATTCATCCGATTACGGGGGAACCTTTAGTTTGGAGATATTTAGACGAATATGACAAAAATGAAAAAATAGATTATAGTTCTATTCGTATAAATAGTAGAAATATAGGGAAGATTATTCCAAATAACACAAAATTAACAAAGGAGGCAACATAAAAATGTCTCAACAAGAAAAATTTATAATAACACAAGACAAATCCGTGAGTAACATTCTTATTGCTCACGGTTTTACTTTATTGTCTAATGTATGTGGTACATATACTTTTGTAAATAGCACTCCAGAAAAATTTAATTTTGATAGTATAGATGCTACAAAAGTACATTTTACGAACAAGTTAAATATATAACAATACAAAATTAATATAATGAGGTGCAATATGAATAAATATTTTTATTGTTATAGCTGGCCATTAAAGGAATTTTTAATTCAAAATGGCCAAACATCTATCGTTTCTGGAAAGCATCCTATGACAGATAAGAAATATTGGGTATTTGAAGGAACAGATAAATTAAACAATTTATTAACTGACTGGAAGTTAAGAAAACACTGACTTCTATTTTTTTATTTTGAAAAGTATTTGGAGGTAAATTGCTATGGATACAAGTAATAATACATATTGTGTGTATATCCATATTAATAAAGTTAATAATAAGGCATATGTTGGACAAACTATATATGGCTATGACTTATATAAACGGTGGAAGCATGATGGCAAAGGATACTTAAAGAAAGATAAGAATGGTAAATATACACAACCGATTTTTGCAAATGCTATTAAAAAATATGGATGGGATAGTTTTGAACATATTGTTTGGGCTGAGCATCTAACAGAAGATGAAGCAAATCATATAGAAATGTTATTAATTGCGTTGTTTGATACTACTAATTCAAATTATGGTTACAATCTTCGTTCTGGAGGAAAACACTCTACTTTATCTGAAGAAACTAAAATAAAAATAAGCGAATCTCGTAAAGGCAAATACGCTGGTGAGAATAACCCATTTTATGGAAAAAAACATACTGATGAAACAAAAAGAAAAATGAGAGAAAATCATGCAGATTTGTCTGGTGAAAATAGTCCCAATTACAGGAAAATATTATCAGAAGAGACTCGTCAAAAGATAAAAGATAATCATGCTGATATTAGTGGAGAAAATCATCCCAATTATGGCCAAAAACTATCTGACGAAACTAGGCGTAAAATAAGTGAGTCTCGCAAAGGAAAGTATACTGGAGGAAATAGCCCTACTGCAAAGAAAATTCAACAATATAATTTAGACGGGGTTTTAATTCAAATATGGGACAGTATTTCTGATGCTAGTAACAAATTAAATATAAATAGGTGTTGTATTGGTGGTTGCGCACAAGGAAGACAAAAAACAGCAGGTGGATTTATATGGAGATATGTTGGAGACCCATTTAATTATGATGAGTTATTAACTATTTTATCCAAACACAATCAATAATATGTATTTATATATAATTAGGAATTTCCTATTTATATAAATTGAATCTTTGAGAAAGGGGGTAAAAACATTGAGAAAAATTAAAAAGTTACTAACTCTTGAAGATTTAGCAAAGTTCTGCAAAGAACAAAATTTTTCTAATTTTAGCTCAAAGGATACGGGCTATCAGCTTTCTGTACAGGTTCCAGCTAATTTTGAAGTTGAAAATGCAGATTATCAAGATAATACTCTTCTATTTGGTAAAGTGAAAGTGTTTCATATTGGTCCAAATCGTAACGGAAGTTCTGTTACTAAGCAGGCGGCAGAGAAAGCATTAAGTACAATTGCTTATAAACCTTTACTTGCAAATTTTTGTGAAGTAGATGGTGTTAAGGATTTTACTTCGCATGATATAACGATCAATGATGATGGTACAGTGAATTATATCGAACACCAAATCGGTTGTTTTACTGCTGATACTCCAGTAATTCAGTACGATGAAACTACAGAAAAGGAATTTATATTTGCAAAAGTTGCAATTCCGAGAGAATATACTGACGCATGTGGTATTATTGAACGTAAAAACGGCACAAAAGTGTCCGTTGAGTTGATTGTTAATGAAATGAATTATTCTGCAAAAGATGATATTTTGGAATTAACTGATATTATTGTGCAAGGCTGTACTTGCCTCGGTACAAATCCAGAAACGGGTGAAAGCGTTGAGGAAGGCATGCAAGGCGCAAGGCTTGATATTGCTGATTTTAGTATAAAGAATAATTCTGTAACAGCTATTGCTAATACGCAACTTAATAATACTTTGATTGAAACTTTGAAAAAGTTAAATGAGACTTTGGAAAAGTTCAATGATACAACTAACTCTGAAGAGAAAGGAGGAGACGATACAATGGATAAGTTTAATGAATTATTAAATCTGTATGGTTTAACCGAAGATGAAATTGATTTTGAGGTTGAAGGACTTTCTGATGAGGAACTTGAAGCAGCATTTACTGAAGCTTTTGGTGATGCTGAAGAGTTCAAGAAAAAGAGAAAGTGTTCAAACGAAGATGACGATGATCCTGAGGAAGATTACGCTGGGTGTGGTAAAAAGAAAAAGAAGTGCTCTGACGACGCAGAAGATGATGATGAGTCTGACGACGAGGACTTTGCTGGTTGTGGAAAGAAGAAGAAAAAGTGCTCTGTAAACAGCGAAACGGGCACAGTTGAATTTCAGCTTTCTTTCGATGAAATCCGTATGGCGCTTTATGGTCTTCTGAATGCCAATATTGATTGCGATTCTTATGCTTGGATTTGTGAAGTTTATGACGATCATTTTATATATCAAAAAGAGACTTATAGTGACAATGGCTATGATAGTAAATATTATAAGCAGAGTTACTCTAAGACTGGAGAAGATGTATCCCTCTCTGGAGATGCAGTAGAAGTCTTTACTGAGTTTGTTACAGAAAGCGAGAAAACTGCACTTGATATGATTCGTTCTCAGTATGAGGAACTTAAGGCTTTCAAAGACCAGTATGAGGCTGAACAACTTAAGGTTCAGAGAGAAGAAATTCTTGAAAGTGCTGAGTATGAAGAAATCAAAGATACTGATGAGTTTAAATCACTTGTTGCAGATGCAGATAAGTATTCTGTAGATGAACTTAAAGTTAAGGCCGACCTACTTTTTGCTGATGCTATGAAGAAGAAGTTTAACTTTGCAGCACAGCCTAATAAGAAGCATAGCGTTGGCATTAAGCTTAATGCTAAACCTAGTAAGAAAGGTACTTATGGCAATTTGTTTGCAGATAAGTAATATTTATAAAAATAAAATTTAATTATGAAAGGAATGTATTAATTATGGCAAATGTTTTTGATCAGATTGTTGGTACTGAGCATGTAGTTGCTGAGTCTAGCTTACTTAAAGCAACAATTTCTGGACATATTTACAGCCTTGAAGCAATTGCCGATACAGATAATGGTTCAATTGTTTCTAGAGGTGCTTGGATTGAGTCGCAAGTATTTAAGGCTAAGAACTATACTGCAGGTGAGCAGCCTCTGTTCGTTCTTACTCCCCCGATTGGTTACAATAGTGATAGGAGAACATATCAGGACGAGAAATACTTTTATAATGCTCAGGGCGAGCGTATGAGAGCTTACGAGCTTTGTGAGGGTGATATTTTTACTGTTTCTGCAAACGCTATCACTCCCCTTGCTACTGATCCCGTTATCGGCAACTATGTAAGTGTTAGCGATGGTTTGTATGTAGAGGCTGAGGCTGCTGGCGAAACTGGCTTTGTTGGTCAGATTGTTGAGAAAGTTAACTATACAAATTCTGTTTCTTACAGAATTCTTGTTGTTAGCACAGGTGTTTAATTTTTAGAAAGGAGGATGAAATTTTATGAATAAGTTTATGACATTTAATGCTACTGTTCAGAATGCATTTAATAATGATGAAAATGACTATAAGGCTTTTAATAAGCTCCTTGTTGACGCTTACAAGGGCACTGTAGCAGATTTTTCTGCTAAAGAGGCCAATGATAAGATTGTTGAAATTTTCCGTAAGGTAATTGGCTGTGATGAGAATTCTACTCAGAAGGAAATCCGTAAGGCTATTCGTAGAAATCAGGTTGAAATTTTTGAAATTCTTGAGGAAATTGTTCCTGATCTTCTTGTTTCTGGCTGGGAAGACAATCCTTTCTTTAGAGAGTACGTTGATGTAAGAAATCTCTCACTTGGAGATAAAAATGAGTTCTATGTAGAGGACAACAGTGTGCTTACTGTTACTAAGGTTTCAGGTAATCACCATGACATTTTTCTAACGATTAGTGTCCGTATAAAGTAATTTGTATGTTAAATAACGCATTTAATTGCTGGGAGTTCCTAAAGCTAATCAAACTACAACATAATGCCTTAAAAGGTATAAGTGTGAATGTTACGAAAGTATAAAAAATTGATTAGATGGTACATGGTCAAACCCTAAATACTGTATGAAAATGGATAATCAGCATCCAAGGCCGAAAGGCAAGGTTCAACGACTAGAGCGTAAGCTCGTAGGATACAAGCGATTGGTATTCGAAGTGGTGCGCCCACAGTGATGTGGTGAAGATATAGTCTGTACCCAAATCGAAAGATTGGGGAGCTTAATAGCTCGGCAGGGAGTAGCGTCCCTATAAAATTATTTTCCAATAATTCAATTTAAAAAAGGATGATAGTATGCAAGAGTCGGGTATTTATTGCATTGAAAATATAGTCAATGGCAAGAAATACATTGGTCAAAGCGTTGATATTTACTCTAGATGGAAGAAGCATAGGAGTGAATTAAATAATGGTGTTCATTTTAATGGATATTTACAAAAATCTTGGAATAAATATGGCGAAGACAATTTTAAATTTTATGTGATTGAGTTCTGTAATATAGATAAGCTAGACGAACGTGAAATTTATTATATTGGATTATATCAAACGTTAAATAGAAATAAAGGTTATAATCTTGTGTCGGGAGGAACTTTTGGCAAAAAATGCTCCAAAGAAACTTGCACTAAGATAAGCCAAGCATTAAAAGGGCATAAAGTATCTCTAAGATCACGTATAAAAATTAGTGAACATCATGCAGACGTTAGTGGTAAAAATAATGGTATGTACGGAAGAAATCATACAGATGAGGCAAAAAAGAAAATAAGCGAGTCTCGTAAAGGGAAAATATCGCCAAGAAGAAATCGCAATAATGTATATTGTATAGAATTAAAAAAAACATTTAATGATGCTACAGATGCGGCAAGGGAATTAAATCTTGACAGTTCTGCAATTTTAAAATGTTGTAGAGGCGAACGAAAAACTTGCGGTGGTTATCATTGGAAATTTATAAATTTGGAAAATAATATAAGCTAAACATAATAGTATTCGTCAGAGACTCGGTGCAGGCAAGACATTTACTGTAGCTACTGAGTGGTATGGGCTGAAAATTTACGCAGAGTATGAAAGACTTGTTACTAATGCTGAGGACTGGTCTGCTTTTGTAAACAAGATTGTTGTAGCTTTTAATCGTTATATCAATCAGGCTCTTTATGAGGCACTTATTTCTGCTGGCTCTACTCTTGGTGCACAGTGGTACAAATCTTCTGCTCTTAGTGATGCAACAGCAGAGACTCTTAGAACTCTTTGCATGGATGTTTCTATGGCAACAGGCAGTGAGGTTGTAATCATGGGTACAAGAACAGCTCTTGCAAGTGTTACAGCTCTTCAGAATGTTGACTGGGCTTCAAGTGAAATGAAGAATGAAAAATATACCACAGGCCGTCTTGGTTACTGGGAGGGTATAAGATTAATCGAACTGCCCCAGGGCTTCAAGCTCAACGATACAACAAACTACCTTGTTGATAACACTAAGCTCTTTATTATGCCTATGGCTGATAATAAGTTTATTAAGCTTGTTAACGAAGGCGATGCTCAGATTACTCAGGTTACTGATCCTACAACTCGTAGAGATATGACATATGAGTATGAGTATCAGATGAAATTTGGTATTGCTGTTGTTACTAACCTCAAGTGGGGTATGTGGAATATTGTCAAGGGCTAATCCCAACAATACAAAATTAATAAAAAGGATTAAAAGGAGATTTTTTTATGGCTACAAAAAATACAAATAAAGTTGAAGAGACTGAAGCAGTTGTTGAAGCAAAGGCTAAAGAATCTACAACTATAACTAAGTCAGCACCTAAAAAGGCTCGTAAGTTTGCGATGGATGATCCTATTACATGTCGCTCTGTTACATATGGAGAGCTTTTGCTTCCTGGTAAGAAGTCACAGCTTTTATATTCGTGGGCAAATTATGGAGATGTAACTGAAGTTGAATATCAAGACCTTCAGGCTCTTAGATCAACAAGGTCTGCATACCTTAATACACCTATGTTTATTATCGAAGATGAAGAGTTGCTTGAGCAGTGGCCTGAGCTGAAAACTATTTATGATAAGGTAATGAGCGTTGATATAGATAAGCTGTTCAAGCTTCCTATTAATCAGTTTAAAGCAAAGTTACGTAACTTTCCTGCTAGTTATAGGGAGAATATTAAGAACATTGCAAGTGAAATGATTCTTAGTGGTGAACTTGATAGTCTTGCTAAGATTAAGGCAATCGATGAGATTTTGGGTACTGACTTGAAATTCTATATCGAGTAATTTGGAGGTGACCTTATATGGCTACTCCATATGAAAAAGTTTATAATCGTTTTTTAAATCGCATTACAGATTTCAATCTTGCAGAAGTTGACGATTATTCTTTTGATGAAATGATGAATGGTTGGTTGAATAGTGCAGTAATTCGTGTAAGAAAGTGCCAGCATGACTTATCTAAAAGGGACGATGAACTTCAAGAGTTTGAAGAAGATCTATCTGATTTAGAGATTGAATTGTTGGCACTAGGTATGGTTGATGCATGGGTGTCTCCTATGTTAAATTCTACTGAATTAACACTTCAATTTGTTGGAGGCAAAGAAGAGAAGTATTATTCTCAGTCTCAGATGCTTGCAGAATTACGCAACTTGAAGAAAGAAAATTCTTTAGAAATGAACCGCTTACACAATTATTATACTTATACTAACAATTCTTATTTTGATACTTAAGGAGGTATAGTATGAATATTTACACAGAAATACCTCCTAGTCAAATTGCGGCAGAGAAATCATATTTTATCTCCGCGATTTATAAGCTTCTACCGTATAAAGAATCTGCTTACGAGCATTTAGATAATTACTTCAACTCAGTGCTACAACAGTTAATTGGATTTAATAAAATTTCTGGTTTTCAGCCAGAAATTATTACTATTATGAGCTTGCTTGAATATGCACGAGAAGAAGATGATTTTTCAAAATATCGTAAAGCGATATTGGACGCTTGCGGCATGGTAGAACGTATTAAGGAGAGTGATGCGAATGATTGAGGCTTATAGAAATCGTATGGCTGCTATGGGTGGCTACGAGGGCGAATCAAGACGTAGAAACTCCCAAAAAATTATGGACGCAAGTTGGATGCGAGATCCTGCTACGAAACCTGTTTATGTGAAATGGTGCGACACAGGAACTCCCATTGTGGATGATGGCGATGAAGTATTGTATGCAAAGTATAATATCAAATCGTACCATAATATAACAGGGGATGAGATAGCTTATCTGCTGCAGTTCAGATTGGAAGATTTGAAGAATAGATCTGATATTAAGGTTGGATCTTATGTACAAATTGTTAATGAAATGAAAATTCCTGAGTGGTGGATAATTGTTCATGAGGACGATAGAACACAATTTCATCAATTTTCTATTTTGAAATGTACGTGGACTTACAGATGGGTTTCAAAAATTGGTGGTAAACGTAGAATTTTTGAGTGTCTTGGAGCACCAAGAAAACAAAACAGTTATAACAGCGGCGTAGCCTTGCGCTCCTTCCTAGCAATAGGTTGGTAATAAAGAGGGTAAAAACGGTAAATCCTAAGTCGAAAGATATGGTGATACCGTGCTAAGTTTATAGATTACGAAAGGCTATAAGACAGTGTAACGCATAGATGGTGAATAAATATAATCCATCCACGAGTATCCTCTACCCTTCATGGGTAAAAATATATGCTGAACTTATGGGAAACTATAAGAGCTATAGGATAAAAAGCCTGTAGGATAACAAAATTGTTGGTTAGATTACTGTGTAGTCCACTATGGTTGGTAACTCCATGGTGAATCTCTTCGAATTGCTGGAAAGTCCTTAGAGCCATTTTACTACAGCATAAATCGTAAGGTTAAATGCGAATGTTTAAGAAATAAATGGATTGGATGATCAGCAGCTAAGTTCCCAAGTATTGACAATACAAAATTAATGTGCTATAATATTTGTGGAAAAAGTTCAACGACCAGAGCTATGCTCGTAGGCTTAAGTAAGCCGAAGTGGAGAGTGCCCTATTATGGGTAAAGATATGGTCTAAACTCATATGAAAGTATGAGAAATGTTATTTATATTATTTGTTAAAAACATTGGGACAGCGGGTTGCAAACCGTTTTGTATGACTCTCAAACATATGATTACCAATGTTTTTATATATTGTGACTTTTGAGAGGAGACATAATTATGGAAGATATTTATAAGGTTGAGTGTATTGAAAAGCGTAATTATAAAAAATATATATTTTCTGAAGAACAAAAAGATTTGGTTGTAAAGTTGTATAGCGAACTTGGTTCTTCTGTTGATGTTGGTAAATTGTTTAATGTTGGACATAAAGTTATAACTAAAATTTTAGCAGAAAAAGGTATTGATCGAACTGCTCAAAAGAAAAGACAATACAAAATTAATGAGAATTATTTTGATAAAATTGATACTCCAAATAAAGCGTATATTTTGGGATTTTTATATGCCGACGGAAGTAATTGTATGTCAAAAGGAACTATTGCAATGTCATTAGAAGAAAAAGATAAAAATATTCTTGAACAAATTAGGAATGAAATTGGTAGTGAGCGTCCATTAGAGTTTTTAGATTATAGTAATAAGCACGATTTTGGATATACATATAAAAATCAATACAGGCTACTTTTGTTTAGTTCTCATATGTGCAAAACACTAGAATCTATTGGCATGGTCCCAAATAAAAGCCTTATTGCAGAATTTCCAATGTTAACAGATAAATTAAATAGGCATTTTATTCGTGGATTATTTGATGGTGATGGAAGTGTCTGCCGTACACAATACAAGAACAGGCAAAGTTACCAGCATACTTTAACAATTACATCAACTTTAATGATTTGTGAAAAAATGGTTGATATAATTGAGAAGGTTCTTGATATTAATTGCCATATCTATGATGCGTCAAATCACAATGGGATTACAAAGGTATTTAATATCTCTGGTAAAAATCAAATTAAAAAATTTATGGATTGGATATATGATGACGCAGACTTGAAACTTCAACGAAAATATGATAGATACATTCAATATTTTTATTCTGATGAAGAAAATATAAATAACACTTTAACTGCATAACGAGCAGATAAAGTAATAATTCGTACACGACCCAAACTGTCGAGAATCAGGAGGTCATGTGGCTTCCGACGAACTCTGACACCAAAACAATCTTGTATGATACTAAATTTTTGAAATCTTCACCAGGTAGATATCCTCCGCTGGCTTGGAAAGTCAGTAAGATTGAAGATACTGCTACCGAAGGAATTTCTAAAATTACTATGACTCAAGAACAATTTGACCCATCAAAAGACAATGCGGAATTAATGATTGCCAATTACTACGAGTCCGCAGTCGAACCCGAAATTCTCGAAACCGAAGAAGTCCCAACTGTAAGTGACCTCGAAATCACCTACTCTGGTTTTCCTGCCGTTCGTGCTGGTGGGGGATATAAAAAATTTACTCTAAAATCTCGTATTGACGGGGAGCTTGTTGACTGTACAGAAGACATTGAGTGGAGCATCGACTTTCCAAGTGGTGACGTCACAAAGCTTACAACTTCTGTGGTTGATAATGTTTTTAGAGTTCAGTGCACGAATGATTATTCTTTAATTGGTAAAACATTTACTATTACTGCGGAGACTGAAAATAGTTCAAAATCTATCACCGCGGAGGTGATTAGCCTATGATAAGAAATATTCAAAAGGTTGATGATGATATAATTGAGATGAAGCGTCTGATAAAACAAAAGTTAATATCCGATCCTGATATTCTTGAAGCGTTGCATAACCCTGATATAGATATGGATAGCCCAGATGAATTTCTGGACAACAATATCTATGGATTTATCAGAATTCCAACTACTCAAGATACAGTAAGGAATTTTATATGTTTTACAGTCAATGATATTGAGCCAGATAGGTATAACACCCATATGAAAATTCAGGTTATCCAATTTAACTGTATTTGTCATCTTGATGATATGAAAACTGAGTACGGTATTGATAGACATGATCTTTTGGGATATCTCATACGTGACATTTTCAACTGGACCAACGATTTTGGTTTACAATTTAAATTGATTTACAACCAAGAATCAGCCGTTGACTCTGATTATTATTGCAGAACACTAAAATTTGAAGCATCAAAACCAAATTCATTGAATAAAGCAAGAAGGGATAACCCATATGATAGATCTTGATGTTTCGGAATTAGCTTTATATTTTGGCGACGATTATGTAATTAATGAATATATTACTATTACACAACCAACGATAGGAGAAATAGTGAAATACGGAGAAGCACAGTACTTCTCTATGTTACATACAATCACTGCCATTCCGTCAGATTTAAAGAGCCAGCTTTGGGACATGGGTTTAGACTGGTGTGAGGTTGCCGATTTTGATCTTTTTATGATACTTTCTCAAACTCTTACTCCAGATAGAACTTCAATTTTATTTGGAGATTTGGACTTTTCAAAATTAAGACCATTCAAGAATAATCAAAACGATGAAATTGTACTGGCTGATAAAGAAAGAGGCTTAATTATTGATAAACTAATTTACACACGAATTACTAACTATCTTTGTAAATTGCATGGCATTACCCCTAGGCCTGAAAAGGCAAAAGGCAAAAGAGCTAAACAGGCAATGATCGACGAAGACAGACGAAATCGTGAACTTAATAAAGACAAGCCATTTAAATCGTTTTTGATGCCACTAATTTCATCTCTTAAGGTAAAACAGGGATATACAAAGGATTATGTAAGGAATATGGGTTTATTTGAATTCTTTAGTGACATATCCCGAATTCAAGCCATTGACAGCGCAGATCATTTGTTAAATGGAATGTACTGTGGAATGGCAGATTTGTCTAAGATAGACAAGAAAAATTTTAATTGGATGAGAGAGTTGTAATGATGATTACAGCTCTTTTATTATATAAAAAAATAAAAAATAAAAAAAATTATTGGAGGTAATTAATTATGGCAAAACATAATCTTAATAACGTAGTTATTGACAGAGTTCTTCGTGGTATTTATACTGACAAGAACGACGATGTAATTTTTGCTCTTAATCAGGTACAGAACCTTTCTATCAACTGTACTTCTGAATCTCAGGAGATAGTTGACGCTCTTGGCGTATCTATTATGGAACTTATGAGAAGTAAAGCTGTTGAGGCTTCGGCTGAGAATGCTATTTACGATATGGGACTCATGGCTGCACAGTATGGCACAACAAAGGTCGTTGCAACAGCAGAATCTAAGCTTACAGTTCCTACTATGGAATCTTTCGAGGTTGACGGTACATCTTATACTCTTAAACACACACCTATTGCTCCCATTACTGCCATTTATGAGCTGAACGGTGATAGCACTCTTGGCGCAAAGTACACATCTGGCACTTCTGCAACTGCTAATGAGTTTTCATATGCTGAGGGTGTAATCACTCTTCCTACTGGCGTAGCTAAGGGCTCTGATATGTTTGTTATGTATGAGTATGAGTCTGAAAACGCTGTCGAGGTTGTAAATACAGCAAACAACTTCCCGAAGGTTGGTAAGATGACCTTTGAGTGTCTTGTATATGATACATGCGATCCTGAAACAAAGATTTTTGCATATATTGTTCTTCCTAGATTCCAGCTCAAGAGCGATTTTGATTGGAGTGTAGGCGGCGACAATCAGGTACATCCGTTCTCTGGTAAGTGCAGTGTTGACTATTGCGACAAGCAGAAAAAGATGGTACGTGTAGTCATTGTAGATGACGAAGAGTAATCTCATTCTTTAATGTTGTTAAATTATAATGGAGTCAGGCCTTTCGCCTGGCTCTATTATTAATGCTTTAAGTGTAAAAATAACAGAAAGGAATGATCAATATGACTTCAAATCGTAAATGTATTTGTTGCGGTGAAAAATATCAGTATTGCCCATCTTGTGGAAACGATCGTTTAAAACCAACTTGGTACTCATCTTTTTGTAGTGAAACGTGTAAAGATTTGTGGCAAACTCTTAGCAAATACTCTATGGAATTTATTAACAAGGATGAAGCGTCAAAGCTGATTAATACCCTACCGCTTAAAGATCAATCAAAATATACTGCTTGTGTACAGCGTGATTTAGATAAAGTTTTTAAAAAAGAAGTAAGACGCAGTAAAATAGAAGCAAAGAAACATATTATTAAAGAATCTGACGTTGAAGAAGTTTCAACTCAGGATATCGTTAGGACTATTACTCAATTAGACCACGACACACATGAAGTAGTTAACAAAACAGAAAATAATAAATAAGGCACTATAACTTCATGGTATATATAACGAGGTTTTAGTGCCTTATTTTTTACGGCAAAAAAGGAGGAATAACATGGTCAAATCCATGATTACTGGCAAAGAATATGATGAGCAAAATTGCATTTACATAACCAATGTATTGCAAGCCCAGCGTTATCTTGCATATTTATCGCCAGAATACCTGTTAGATATTCTTTATACAGGTACTTATAGAAAAGACTCCCTAGTTTTTGTGTTTAAACGCTGTCCAGAGACGCGCAAAGCAAAAGAACTATGGGATGCACATAAATTAAATTAATAACGGAGGTGTTTAAATGGCAACAAAGAAATTACAAATTCTTGACAGTCTAATAAAACAAGCTGAAAATACCGACACCCTTGATGGAAAACATGCGAGTTACTTTGAAGAATTAATAGATACAAATCTTGTTCAGAAAGCTGATATTTCCGACACGCTTGCAGGTTACGGAATAACGGACGCTTACACCAAAGATGAAAGCAAAAACAATTTCAGTCTGTTCGAAAATGTCAAAGCACACGGCGTTGTTGCTAATGACGAAAGTAAGGCTGAAGACAATGCAAATAACATTCAGTCGCTTATTGATTACTGCTACAACAATGGCATTAGCACCATATATTTTCCTGAAGGAAATTATTATATAGATAAGCCGATATATCTATATGAATATATGGAGATTAAGGGTCAGAGTCAGTACACTACCCATATTACAAAAACAACAAATGTTGCAGACCGCAACGGCGTTGACAGCATTATTGCCTTTGAGAATTACAATGAAGATAAAAAATCTTCAACAACAAACGGTCAGAAGATTAAATGCATTGACATTGTAGGAAACACTTCGTATGTTGCAGACAAAGCAGAGGAAGATAGACAGATTGGCATTTATGCATATGTAAATTCACCATATGTAGTAGTTGAGGAAATTGAAACGCACAATGTTGACCACGCTGTTGATTTGAAAGGTGCGTGGATTGGCAGATTTTCAAAACATAAAATCAGAAGTCACTATATCGGTTTCAGAACGAGAAGTCAAAGCCAAGGAATTGTTCTATCGGGCATCAATGTTATAGGAACTCACGAATACGGCTTTTATCTCACAGGAAGTAATTATGGTAGTCTGGATTCGATTTTTGTTGAGTGGGCGTATGGCGGCATTGCATTTTATTTTGGCTGGGGTACTTATGCTATTAATGGTATAGGATACGAAATCAGCAGAGATTTAACCGACGGAATATATGCGTATAAATCAAATGTGTCAATTTCGAATGCGATGTTGCCGCAACAGAATTCAGATGAATTTAATGCTATTCACGCTTTATCGAGTTCCGTGGTAGATCTTAAATCATCAACATATGGCTTCCAGAGCCAGCAATATACAGACCTTCGCTCTGGCAGATTGTATAAAGTAGAATCTAGCTCAAAATTATTTTTAAGAAGTTCAGTAAGATGCGGTCTGGTAAACTGCGCCGAATTTCCTATTGAGTCTATTTGTGATGGCACTTCTGAGGCTGTAAATGAAGTTATGAATAACCTTGACGAGATTACAAGTGAAGTCACTAATAATCTCAATTATAAATTTGTTGGTGGGTACTTCACAATACCAGAAGAGCTTACTGATTATATATCATCAAATTCGAGTTGGTATTGCCAGAGAATAGGTAGAGCTGTAATTACAACAGTTGTCATTACGGCTTTATTAGATTTTCCAGATACGATAACGGACACGACAGCGGTGACTCTTGACGGATTGCCTTATACGTGTTTTGGCACGTCATCAAGACAAGTTGTGTGGACGACTCAAAATAAATTGAAAAATGTCATTATAAAAGCGAACTCATCATCATTTACTTTTTACGGCGGATTGAAGAAGGGTGAATCAATTACCTCAACCATAACATATATGGCAACTAATACATAATTTATGAAAGGAAAATCAAAAATGAAAGAAAACATTTTACAGGCATTAATTGCCGCAGTTGTAGGAGAAAAAACAAATCAAAATGAAATGGGGGGGTAATTATGGCAAAAGTAACAGTTTCGAGAATTCTCGAAATAGCTAGAAAAGAAATCGGCACCAAGGCAGCCAATGTTAAGAAGTGCAAATACAACACATGGTTTTACGGATCTGCTGTATCAGGTAGTCAGTATGATTGGTGCGCCGCATTCGTTTGTTGGCTTTTCAATCAGGCAGGCGCAATGGATATGATTCCTGTTAAGTCGGCTGGTTGTGGAGTGCTTGCCGCAGGATTTAACAATAAGGGTAGATTTTACAAGAGTGGTTTCAAAGCAGGCGATATCGTATTTTTTCATTGGTCAAACGATAAGTCGAGTTCTGTGCCTGGTGTCTATACTCTTGACCATGTAGGAATTATTGAGAAATGTAATCCTGACGGCACTTATACCACAATTGAGGGCAACACTGGCAGCACGTCAAACGGTGAAGTAATGCGTAGAACACGCTCGGCAAGCGTGATTTCGGGCGTTGCAAGACCAGATTATTTAGCATCAAATCAGGAGGAAGAAGAAATGATTAAATATGGATTAACTAATGACGCAATCTGGAGCTATAAACAGCACCTCAGAACGTTAAAGGCAATGGGAGTTATTTCAACAACTGTTGCAAATGACGGCGGATTCGGTGACGGCACATTGAAAGCAACCAAAGAAGTGCAGAAAGCCGCAGGAATTAAGGTTGACGGAATTGTTGGCGCAAACACCATTAAGGCTGTTTACACGCTTGAAACAAAGGCATACAGTGCATTAAGTACCAAGGTAGCTAACGCTAAGAAAGCATTGTCGTAAATATTGCTCTTACACTATTAAATATATGGATTGGTGGTGTTAAAGTGGCGCAAAACATATTTAAAATTTATGACGGAAGAACAAACTTCTGGCAATGGGATACTGGACAAAAATTGATTGTTTTAGATGATAATATAACAGAAGTGCATTTTTCTAATCGTGACATGAATCACTCTATTCAACGTGATGTATATGAATTAGACGGTAAGCGTGTCTGCAATGTTCCAGATATTATACTACAACTCCCACGTAATCTTGTTGCGTATGCTTATATAAAAGATGGCAACTCATCGCACACTGTAAAATCAGTAAAATTTGCAGTTGTAAAAAGGCCAATTCCAGATGGATACGTTGCAGACCAAGGGGAGCAAGTTGATGATATTAAGCATAGACTTGAGATTCTAGAGAACACATTAAAAGATATTGAACTCGGCAATCAGCAACTTATGAAATTTAATAGTATCCATGCTGCTGAGGTATGGGCGCAAGAAAATAAAAAATCTGGATCTGTTATTGCTATTCATATTAATTCTAAATGGATTGCTTATATTGTTGAAGATGATTATAGCATCACTCCTATTTGTGATTGTAATGGAGAGATGGTCGAAGTGAATTATGATGGTGGAGATGGAGATGGATATAACAAGACAGAACAAATCGAGGTCCAAACTTGGGATGGTGGAAATGCTGCTGGTGTTTAATATCAGTGGCATTTTTATATATTATTTTTAAGGAGGAATATAAACAATGGCAAATAAAATTATTAAAACGACATTTCAATTTCGTAGAGATACAACAGCTAATTGGACTCTGAATAAAGATGTCATTCCTGCCGCTGGTGAGCCTTGTTTTGATACCGAACTCAAAACTCTAAAGATTGGTGACGGCGTCACAACTTATGAAAATTTGCCCGCTTTTAATGCAGGGGATATTCCAGTTGTCGCAACTCATTACGAAGGCGTTCGTGCAGAGGGTGAAACAGATAGTGCAGTAATTACTCGTGTACTCGATGCAGATGGTGCAACAGCTAACAAAGATGACATTTTTATCATTAAGACACTTATCTCTGGCGACAAATATTCTTATACTGCATATGTTTATAACGGTACTGCTTGGGTGGCAATGGACGGTAATTATAACGCAGAAAATGTGTATTTTGATGAAGATATGTTAGTAACTAAGGAAATTGGATATATTACTTTAACTAACGGACAGGGAACAATTCCTTCAAGCGGTAAGAATATTAAAGAAGTGTTTGAGGCAATGTTCGTAAAGGAGCAGAATCCTACTACAACTCAGCCAAGTGTTAATTTAACATTTAGTCAAGCAAAGGCTTATGAGGTTGGTACAGTCGTTTCCCCTTCTTATACTGCAACATTTGATGCAGGTAGCTACTCATATGGGCCTAGCCCCACAGGTGTTACAGTAAGCTTATGGGAGATTAGTGACACAGATGGACATACTGCGACAACTGCTTCTGGAAGTTTTGCAGATGTAACGGTTACAGATAGTACAAACTATAAGATTACCGCTAAGGCAAATCATACTGCAGGCCAAGTTCCTGTTACCAACAAAAATAATTCTTATGAGGCTGGTAAGATTGCTGCTGGTAGTAAATCTAAAACTTCTGGTGCGGTTACTGGATACCGTAGTTTCTTCTATGGTGTGTTAGATACAATCTCCGCCGATGCTCCTTTGACTTCTGCGATTGTTCGTGGACTAACAAATGGTGGTGCATATAATGCAAGTAAAACATTCACTTTAAATGGTAGCGCTACGGCAAAGAGAATTGTAATTGCAATTCCTTCAAGCTCTACCCGTAGCGGTCTTAATAAAGTTATTCTTACTTCGGCAATGAACACACCTGTTACAGATTCTTATGTAAAGACTGCTAAAGCGGTTAAAGTTGAGGGTGTTAATGGCGCTACTGCTGTAGATTATGACGTATATGTATATGAGCCCGCAGCTATAGATGCTGGCGAAGTACATGAAATCACATTAGCATAAAGGGGGGAAATAAGATATGGCAAAATATAATTTAGATAAATATACGTCTGCAGACGGTCTTGGTTTTCCTCTGAATTTTAGACGTGGTAATCCGAATCCTTTAGACAATAGCTCTGTATGGTCAAGCTTAGAGGCAGCTCAGAATTATGCGGCAAACGACAAGGTTGCTTATGTTGGGCAGATTTTAACAGTTGTAGCAACTGCAGAAGACGGTACAACTTCAGTTAAGGCTTATTCTATTCAGGATGAAGCAGGTACTCTTAAGGAAGTTGGTTCTGTGCCCGTTGGAGATGATCTTACTATTGAAGTTGTTGACGGTAAAATCCAGTTAAAAGGTGCTGCAACAGCTGAAACTGGAGCTCAGCCTCATATTACATCAGACGGCTCAATTGAGTGGATTGTGCCAAGTACTGAAACTGTAGACGGTCTTCAGAAAGCTGTTTCTGGTCTTAAGTCCGATGTCGCTAATATTAACACTAAAATTGGTACTGTAACAGAAGGAAAAACTCTTGTTGAAATGATTTCGGAAGAGTCTACCAAGGCAAAAACAGATGCTATAACAGCTATCATGGGCGAAACTGGTATTGATGAGAAATACGATACACTTAAGGAAATTGCAGATTGGATTTTATCTGACACAACTGCAAGCGCAGAGCTTATTACTCGTGTTTCTAACATTGAAAAAGACTATCTGAAGGGTGCGGATAAAACCGAGCTTCAGGGTGAAATTGATGCCATCGATACATTGATTGGAACTTTGCCCGAAAGTGCAGCTTCTACAAGTGTTGTTGATTATATTACTGAAGTAGTCAATGGCTTAAAAATTGGCGACTATGCAAAGGCCGCAGATTTAACAGCATTAGCTACTCGTGTTTCTACTGCAGAAACAAAAATTAAAGCGCTCGAAGATATTGGTGCCGAAAAGAATGTTATTGCTACTGTTGATACTTCACAGTTTGCGATTGACGCAAGCAGAAACCTTACTTTACTTGATATTGCTATGGGTAAAGTTACTGGTCTTCAGGATGCCCTTAACAATAAGGTTGATAAAGTTGAAGGTTCTAGACTGATTACAACATCTGAGGCAGCAAAGCTTGAAGCTCTCGTGTTAGGTGATGGTGGCCAAATTGAAATCTCTGGTAAAGTTAATGCTGATAACGTTGAGGGATTAGACGAAAAACTGGCTCTTAAGGTTGACAAGGAAACTGGAAAGTCTTTAATTGCTGATACTCTTATTACCAAACTTGAAGCAATTGAAAGTGGTGCGCAAGTTAATAAAATTGAGCAGATTAAAGTTGGTGGTACTTTACTTGAAATTGTTGACAAAGGTGTCAACATTTCTATTGCTACTGATACAGCTCTTGGTGTGGTTAAGTCTGCTTCTGATGATAATAAGGTTACAGTTGCTGCAGATGGTACTATGGAAGTTAATAGTGTTAATGTAAATAAGCTTACTCAGGATGATGCAGATGTACTGATTCTAGATGGCGGAACTGCTAATTGATATTAAATAATATTTATATAAAGGAGAAATTTATTTATGGCTAATAAAACACTTACTACAAGAATTAAACTAAAATTTGATTCTTATGAAAATTGGAGCACTAATAATCCTACTCTTCTTGCAGGGGAGCTTGCTTTAACATCTGTTTCTGTTAAGCAGGATGGCGCTGTAGAACATGTGCCATCTATACTTATTAAGTGCGGCGATGGCACACATAAATATAATGAATTAGACTATGTATATGCTAAGGCGGCTGATGTACTTACTGCATGTAAATCTGAATCGGCTCTTACTGCATTTGTCAACAATGTAATTGCAAACGCTGGTATTGCTACAGATGAAGCTTTATCCACTCTTGCAGGACGTGTTACCACTGCCGAGGGCGACATTGACGATCTTCAGACGCTTGTTGGCAACACCGCAGTAGCTACACAGATTACAAATGCTATTAATGCCCTTAATCTTGCTACTACTTATGAAAAGAAGGGTGAAGCAGCTAAGGTACAGACTGCTCTTGATACATATAAAACTTCTAATGATGCGGCTGTAAAAACAAACTCAGATGCCATTACTGCTATTAAGGATGGCACAACTATTGATAGTTTTGCAGATGTAGAAACTGCCCTTGCTGGCAAGCAGGCAACTGGTGATTATGCAACTAAGGCTGAAGCTCAGGGCTATGCGAACGCTAAGGACGCAGCTATCGCTGCTGCTAAAAAGGCTGGCGATGATGCTCAGGCTGATGTTGACGCACTTGAAGCTAAAGTTGGTACAGTTACAGATGGCAAAACAGTTGTCGAGATGATTTCTGACGCACAGACTGCAGCAACTTATGATGACACTGCTCTTACAGGCAGAGTAACTACTGTTGAAGGAAAGGTGTCTACTCTTATTGGAACAACTCAGGGAGATAGCACTAAATCTGCTCGTACAATTGCTGCAGAGGAAGTTGCAAAAATTGTAGCTGGTGCAGATACTTCTTATGATACTCTTAAAGAAATTGCTGATTGGATCACTAGTCACAAAACAGATGCTACGGCTATGAATAGTGCTATCACCACTCTCGAAGGTAAGACTAGCACTTTAGAGACTAATGTAGGCACTAATACTACAGATATTGCTACATTAAAAGGCACTGGTACAGGTTCTGTTAAAAAGACTGTTACTGATGCTATTAATGCTCTTGACAGCTCTGTGTCAGCAACAGCAGCAACTGGCAATCAATATTCTGTTCTTACTGGAGTTACTGAGACAGATGGTAAGTTGACAGCAAAGACAGAAGTTAAGTTGGCCGCTATTGCAAAAACAGGGAATGTTAATGATCTTATTCAGACAGATGGTGACGTAATCGTTCTGGATTGCGGGAATTCATCTATATAATTGAGTGTCTAATATAAGTGTATAGATATATAAATTATAATTTATTCACTTATATGTTAATTGATATTAACAATACAAAATTAATATGTGAACAAGGAGGTGGCATTATGAGAAACGGTATAGATTGTAAGGGGAATATATGGGAAGAACGCATGTTGAGCAAAAAAATGAAAGATTTGGCAGGAAAAAAATTTACAAAATTAATAGCTTTGTTCCCAATATATGTACAAGATCGTCTGCCAAGAAAAAATTATTGGCTTTGCAAGTGCGATTGTGGTAATTATATTGCATGTCGAGCAGATTGTCTTCAAAATCAGCATATACAGTCTTGTGGGTGCATGACTATAGAGGGGATATATAAGAAGAGCGAGAAAATTATTAACGAAATGATTGGTTGTAGATTCGGTAAATTGGTTGTTAAAGAATTTGCTGGATATAAAATGAAATCCGATGGCGTTAATAAGGCAATGTTTAAGTGTAAGTGCGATTGTGGTAATGATGACGTTATAGTTTCTGGAAACGCATTACGCTGTGGGCTAACATTATCTTGTGGTTGTTTACATAGATCTTTTGGAGAAATGAATATTGAAAATATTCTAAAAGAAAATAAAATTGATTTTAAACCAGAATATGTGTTTTTAGATTTGCGATCGGATAGAGATGGATATCTAAGATATGATTTTGCAATTCTTGATTCAAATAACTTTCCAGTTAGACTCATTGAATATGATGGAGAACAACATTTTAAGCCTGTTGACATATTTGGTGGAGAAGAAAATTTTAAAATACGACAAGAAAATGACAGTCTTAAAAATCAGTATGCTTTATCTCATAATATACCTCTAGTGCGTATTCCTTATTATAAAAGAGACTCTATAAATATTGATGATCTTTCAGGCGACAAATATTTAGTAACAGAGAATCTAATTATTGCCCAACTTAACAATAAAATATAATATAGGGCAGATCTGAAATGATGATCTGCCCTTTCTCTAAAATTTGAAAACGATAATTTAAAGGAGAAATAAAAAATGGCTGAAAAAACTATAAAATCAAGAATTGTGCTCAAACATGATTCTGAGACAAATTGGAACAAAGCCACTAACTTTGTTCCAAAACAAGGAGAGTTAATTATTTATGATACTGATGCTAACTATTCTTATGCAAGAGTTAAGATTGGTGACGGGACAACAAATGTAAGTTCATTACCTTTTTTTGATATTGACGTTGATTTTACAACACTTAATTCAATGCTCGGGGAGGTGCTTGTATGACGGTCTTAGAAGCTCTTAGAAGAGTTACTGAAAGCATTAAAGCTTGGACAGAAAAGAAGATAACTACTCAGACTGTAACTGCTACAAGCGATGATGGTATTGCTTATACTGCAACTATTTCTGGCATTGAAACATTAACGGTTGGTGCAAATTTCATTATGATTCCTGGAACGGTTAGTAAAAGTACAACACCTACTTTGAATGTAAACGGACTTGGTGCAAAGCCTGTAAGGCGCAGATTGAGTAGTTTACCAACTAGTTTGCAATCTGGTTATAATGCTTCTTGGTTAACTGCAAACAAACCTTTTAGAATGTTTTATGATGGCACTGCATGGATTGTGGAAGATCAGACAAAGCCTGCAGCTGCAGATTTATCTGGTACTGTACCAAAAGCGAATGCAGATGCCGATGGAAATGTTATTGCTGATACTTACGCTACCAAGATTGAACTTCAAAATTTATTGCCTAAAGTTACATCGATTACTCTTGGCACGACTTGGAGTGGTACAAGTAGCCCATATTATCAGGATGTTACATTATCTTGTGTTACTGAAACTAGTGTTGTTGATCTACAACCAACGCCTGAACAGCTTGCCTCATGGCAAGACGACGGTCTTGCTTTTACTACTTTGAGCGGTAATGGCCAAGTCAGAGTTTATGTTGCTGGAGGGCTGCCTGCTAGTTCAATTACGGTGCAGGTTAAAGTTCAGGAGGTGGTTACTGTATGAGTGGTTTATATGGAAATGCAGTAATGGCTCCTGCAGCGTTGAAGACTGTGATTATTGAGGATGCGGATGGCAATGAACTTACGGGAGTAGTGACTGGAGAACAAGTAATTTTTGATGCTACTCCTAACGATGTTCGCCTTGGTAAGACTTTTGCTGGTGACGAAGGTGTTAAAGTTGGCCAAAAAGATATTCCAAGTTATCATACGACTACTGGAGTACAATATGTACCAGCCAATACTGAATTTAAAATAACTATTTCAATTAAAGATAGGTATGATTATACAGAGTTACAAGCTATGATTATTCCATGGAATACAAATTATGAAGATAGTGTTGCTGTTGAAAAGGTTGTAATAGAAAATAATGTTTATAATGCTGGTTCAACCACTGCAATTGCTACTATTACAAAAGACGCAGAGAATAAATCAATTTTATTTGGTATAACAAATGGTGATACACCAGCAATTATTAGATTTTTTACTTACAAGGAGGAATCATAATGTTAACTAGACGTTATCAATATTGTTATGCGGTAATTGATCCTACATTAAATGATATGTGTATTCGGGTTGAAGATACAACGGTAGATTGTAGCGAAGATCCTAATTATATTGCGATTTCAGAGTATAATGGCAATTATTTGTGTAAGTATTATGACAGAGCTACTGGAAAGTGGTATCTTGAGGCCGAACATATTAACGAGTGGGTTCCTGCCTAACAATATAAAATTAATTGAGAATTTAAATTAATTAAATTTTAAACAAAAGATAAAATTTCATACTAAAGGAGAAATGAAATATGCCAGATTATTTTGATCCGTTATATTCAACCAATACGATTTATATAGGAGATGACGACACCCGTTGTCTTACTGATGAAATCGACACACTCGAAGCAGACATTACAGCGTTAGAAACAGGCAAGGCAGACACTAATCATACCCATACTGGATATGCTACAGCTGATCATGTGCACGCAAATTATGCAACATCTACTCATACACATAGTTACAACGACTTATCAGACAAGCCGACAATCCCCACTACTCTGCCCGCTAACGGTGGCAATGCAGACACTGTAGATAATAAGCATGCAAGCGATTTTGCAGACGCAGCTCATACGCATGCAGTTGCTGATGTCACAGGCTTATCTGATCAGTTGAGTGCAAAATACGCAAAGCCATCAACAGGGATTCCCAAAACAGATCTTGCTTCTGACATACAAACTTCTTTAGGCAAGGCAGACACCGCAGTTCAGAGTTTAGACGGATACGCTACAGAGTCATATGTAAATACTCAAGTGTCAAATCTTGTAGACTCTTCTCCTGAGACGCTGAACACACTAAATGAGCTTGCTGCAGCTTTAGGTGACGATCCAAACTTTGCTACAACTGTAGCAACTCAGATTGGTGGCAAAGTAGATAAAGTTGATGGAAAAGATCTTTCAACTAATGACTATACAACCGCCGAAAAGGACAAACTAGCAGGTATTGCGTCAGGTGCAGAGGTAAACCAAAACGCCTTCTCTAATATCATAGTTGGCTCAACAACAATTGCGGCCGACTCTAAAACCGATACTTTTACATTGGTAGCAGGCAGTAATGTAACTCTTACCCCCGATGAAGCTAATGACACAATAACAATCTCTGCAACTAACACAACTTATTCGACGGCAACAACTAGTGCAAATGGTTTGATGAGCTCGGTAGATAAAACTAAATTGGACGGAATTGCTACTGGGGCAAACAAGTATACACTCCCTACAGCAAGCTCTTCGACTCTCGGTGGTGTTAAGACTACTTCAACTGTAACTTCTAATTCTGGTTACACAGCTTGTCCAATTATTAGTGGTGTTCCATATTACAAGGATACTAATACAACTTATAGTTCGTTGAAGAATCCTTATGCGCTGACAATGCAGTTTAATGGGACAACTAATAAAACATATGATGGTTCTTCTGCTCAAACATTTAATGTTACTCCTAGTGCTATTGGTGTTGCTGATTATGTTATTGCGCAAGGAGCCTCTGGTGCTTGGACTTATCGTAAGTGGAAGAACGGTGTTTATGAATGTTGGAGACAAGTTACTGGGACAATTACATATTCAAGTACATGGAATAATTTTAAAATTTTTAATGGCAGTGCCGATTGGCCAACTGGTGCATTTGTTGCTAATCCAACTGTGTTTTATAACTGCTATATTGGTTCTGGGTATGCTATTGCTGCTAGAGGTGGACTATCAACAACCACACAATTTAAATGGGCTGCACTTGGAACAGATGGTGACTCTAACGTTGGATATTGTGTACATGTTTATGCTATTGGTAGGTGGAAATAAGGTTTTATGAAGGTGCAGGGCGCAATACTCTGCACCTTTAATAATTTTTTATAAGTTTATATAAGGGGGGTGATTTAATGACACTAGAAACCATTCAACAGATAGCTCTTGGTGGTGGCGGTGTTATATTAATCCTAATGACATTGCTCCAAATCACTCCAATAAAGATCAATCCATGGAGCTGGATAGCGCGTTCTATAGGACGTGCAATAAATCGTGACGTTATTGATAAGGTAGACAAACTTGGAGAAGATGTAAGTACTTTAAGAAAAGAGTGTGATGAGCGTGAAGTAACACTTTGCCGTACTCACATTCTAAGGTTTGGAGATGAAATACTACATGGCGTTTTGCATAGTAAAGAGCATTATTTACAGATTTTAGCTGATATAGACACCTATGAAGCGTATTGTATTACACATATAGACTATAAAAATAACGTTGCTGGTGAAACTATTAAACACATTAAACATAAATATCAAGAACATTTAGAAGAAGATAGTTTTTTATGATTTAAATAGAAATGGAGATGATTTCATATGAATATTATTGAAAAATTTATAACAAATAATGATTGCTATAAAAGTAATGTCGCTAAGGTGGATGGTCGTTATACTGATTTTCAGAATAATGGACCAAAGGGAATCATGCTCCATAGTGTAGGATGTCCACAACCAAACGCAAGTGTTTTTGTAAATAATTATAACAAAAGTAGTATTGAAGTGGCTGTCCATGCCTTTGTGCAAGCAGATGGTACTTGCTACCAAACTCTTCCGTGGAATTATAGAGGTTGGCATGCTGGTGGCTCTGCAAACAATAGCCATATAGGCATAGAAATGACCGAGCCTGATTGCATTAAGTACATTACTGGTTCTAGTTTTGTTTGCTCAAATTTCGCTAAGGCTAGAGAACAAGTTAAGGGAACTTATAATACAGCGGTTGAATTATCTGCGTATCTTTGTAAGAAGTTTAACTTTAACCCATTAAAAGATGGTGTAATTATTAGTCACGCTGAAGGTTACCAAAGAGGTGTTGCTTCAGGGCATAGTGATCCAGAGCATCTTTGGAGACAGCTTGGAATGAATTATACTATGGACGGATTTAGGAAAGATATTAAGGCGGCAATGGGAGCCTCTACACAAAAACCACTTTATCGTGTTCGTAAAACTTGGAATGACGCATCATCTCAAATTGGTGCCTATTCTGTGTTAGATAACGCCAAAAAGTCTTGCGATAAAGCTGGAAGTGCTTATAAAGTATTTGACAATTCTGGTAAAGTCGTTTACCCTACTATTTTTTCTAGCTATAGAGTAAAAATTATGACAGACGCTTTAAATATCAGAGACGGCGCAGGCACAGAATATAAAATTAATGGTTGTATTAGAGATTGTGGCATTTATACCATTGTAGAAGAAAAAAATGGCTTCGGACGTTTAAAGTCTGGTGCAGGATGGATATGCCTGAACTACACAGTAAGGGTTTAATTTAAGGAGGAAATGGATATGGATTTAAGTTTTATAACTGAATTTGCAGTGCCGATTATTGTTGGCATTTGTTTATGTGTTGGATATGTTCTAAAGAACTTTATTCCAACAGACGCTATTAACAAGTATATCCCTGCAATTATGGGTGTACTTGGTGTAGCATTAAATATTTGGATTAATATGAACTTCACACCTGAGATTTTACTTGGCGGCTTATTTTCTGGCTTGGCTAGTACAGGACTTCATCAGGTATTTAAACAGTTTATTAAGCCAGACACCGAGGAGTAGTTTAAACTTTGAGGTGGGGCTCGCATATGCGGGTCCCACTTTTTTATGCTTAAAAAAGGGAGATGATGAAAATGAAAGTATTGTCATTTGACCAAAGTTCAAAAAAAACAGGAGTGTGTTTATTCACAAACGGAGAATACACTTCAAGTGGTGTGATTGATAAACATAAAATTGCCGATATAGATACTAGAATTGGTGAAATGGGTGTGGCTATCTGTAATAAAATCAACGAAGTGCGACCAGACATTGTAATTATAGAGAATGTCCAAAAGCAATCTGCGGTATCTACAGTAATTGCTTTGGCGAGATTACAAGGCTTTATTCTTGGATGGTGTTATGTTCACAATATTAGAATTGAAATTATTGGACCATCAGAATGGCGTTCTACATTGCACTTTAAACAAGGTGCAGGAATTAAACGTAAGGAATTAAAACAACAAGGTATCAACTATGTAAAAAATAAGTATGGGTTGAATTTACCAGAAGACGAAGCCGAGAGTGTATGTATTAACGATGCTGCTCGCATAAAGTTTCTTTTAGATTTTTCGGAAGATGATCTTTGGGAAATAAATTAACTATGAAAACTATGCCGCTATGGTGTAGTTTTCATGGCGGTTTTATATAAATAAAAAATTGAACTAAAAGGAGATTTTTAATTATGAAGGTAAATGAATTATTAGAATTTGTGGAAAAAAATAGAACAAAAATGTTGAAAGCGGAGCAATTACAAGAGTTATTAAAAAAGACACTTGAAGTTAAGAAATATATCGGGATTAAAAACAAAAAGCAACTTATCGACGATATTGTAAATGCGTGTGTTATTTACGAAAATGGTGTGTTTAAGTTTAATGATATTGATAAATATATTTCTTTTACCATGAAAACAATTGAAACTTACACAAACCTTGAGCTGTCAAGCGATATCGAGGAAGATTATGACATATTGTGTAGATTAGGTATTTTAGAATTAATAATAGGTACGTTTAAGAAGGAGTACGACGACGTAAGTGTATTACTTCAAATGCAATGTGATTATATTATTAGTGGCAATAGTATTGAAGCACAGGTTGGTAAATTTTTGACAAGCATGTCTGAAAAAATTGATGGTATCGCAGAAGTTATATCTGATAAAATAAGCAATTTTGATCCCAGTAAGTTGCCTGTTGGAGAAAAAGATTTGGGTAAATTGATGGAGTTTATTAACATGCAAAAGAAATTTTAAGGGGTGAGTTTTATGGCTGGAACAGACATAGATGCTGTTTTTGCTGCAATTATTGAAGACTGTCAAGCAATTGCAACCGAGGCAGTTAAAAATGCAGCCAAAAAAGCACAAGATGATATTTTAAAGGAAGCAGACAATTATTTGCAATTATATTATAGCAGGTATAACCCAAAGAAGTATAAACGTACAAATCAATTAAAAAATGCAATCACGCCTGTGTTTGAAGACCATTCTGGCAGTAATGGTGCATCGGTTGAAGTTGGTGTCGAGTACGATGCTAGTAAGCTATCTGGTGTTTATAAAAGTAATTCATGGTATCATCAGTCTGGCACTTTTTGGATTAGTAGACTTACTGGTGACTTTGACTATGACAGTCAAAATAATGGTATTCCACAGCCAGAATGGATTTTAGATAACTTCCTTAAAGGTGAACATGGTGGAGCACAACGCGATTTCGATGGTACGTATACTCTTATGGAAGAGTTTTTAGTAAATCAATTGCCAAATAGAATTAATCAATATGTACAAGATGAACTGTTTAGTGCTATAACAAGCAGATTATAAGGTGGTGAAATATTATGGCAGCAGGGAAAAAAGTAAAATATTCAATAGAACTTGATTTTACAACAGGAAATGCGGAAAAATCTGTAAAAGCTGTAACGAGTAAAATTAAAGAGCAATTACAGTCAATCGCTTCAGAATCTAATAAAACTAAATATTTTGAAGGACTTATAAAAACAGTACATGATGTAGACGACCAGTTAAGCCAACTCAAGACAAAACATGGTGATGATTTTGAGTCAATATATCAGGGAGTTGGTAAAGGTGCAAAACAGGAATTTGAGTTAGTTTTTGCATATGCCCGTTCTGAAATTGATAAGTTTCATAAAGAAATTAAAGCTCAACAATCAGAATTGACTAATTTGCAACAATTAAAAAAAGACTATACCAAATATAGCAAGTCGGCAAAACAAGCTGTAAATGGAGAGGATATTTCTGGGTTTGGGCGTATATTAGGTCAAAATCAAGTGCAAAATGCATACAATTCTTTTGACAAATTACTTGAAAAGAAAGCTGAGTTTGAAAAGGTTGGTAACACGTCTGGTATAGAATATCTTGAGAATTATGTTCAAATTCTTAAAACAGCATCTGCTTTAATTAAAGCAGACAAGCAAGTGGCAGACGACGATGTGGATTTTGGTATTGATTCAGATAAGTTATATGATATGGCAGAAAAAGCAAAATCTGTCCTTAAAGAGCTAAATATAGACTCATTATACAATCCTATACAAGATAAAATCTCATCTTTAAAAAATAATATAAAAGAACAAATGAGGTTATACTCGGAAGAAATGCCGAGTAAAATTAAAGCTGCATTTAGTGGTAATGACGTAGTCTCTGGTAATAGTGAGCAAGCGAATATAAATAAAAAAATTGCACTTTCTTACGATGAGCTGTCTAATAAGTTAACAGAATACATTAGTCTGCAAAAAAAAGCTGACAAAGGAATAGAGTTTGATAACGATGGTAAACTGATTGCGGCAAAAATCGAAGAATATGATAATTATTTTGACTCACTCGCAAAGACCAAAGAAGACTTAGATAAAATTCAAACAGTCACTGGCGATTTATCTTTTGGAGATATTGGCTTAGATGATGCGTTGACAAATCTTTGTAACATTTTGAAAATTGATCTTCCCAATAGCGCCCAAGAAGCTTCAAGTGCGGCAACATCTGCTTTTGCTAAAATCACTCAAGAGGCAGATCAAGCAGCGAACACATCTCAAAAAGTAATGTATCATTTGGGCAATTTATTAAATGGAAAAGGTAAAGCGCAAGACACGTTTGGTGATATGACTGATAATTTAACTACAAATGTGGCGGGTACAAAATATGAAAAATATGGATATGGCGTGTTTGGTGGTGGCTTGTTTGGTGTTACAGATCCATCATCTATTACTCAGAGACCAGGACGCAGTAATTTTATCCAAAGTATTGATATTAGCAAGTATAACATGTATATGGCCGATACAGAGGAACGCGCAGAAGCGTTAGCTGATTTTTTGAGCAAACTTCAAAAATTTAGCATGAAGCAGGCAGAGCCAAACTATACTGGTTTTGATTCGTATTTACAAGGTGTTGACATAGACTCTTTATATAGTCAATTTAAGGTCGTGTTTGAACAATCAGATTTGACAAAAGAAAAACTCCAAGCGTTTATTGATGAAATGGTTGATTTGCTTAAACAAGCAGGACTTGCATTTGATGCACAGACTGGCGAACTTGATTTTATGAATATATCAAAAGAAATAGCAAATTCTGAAAACATTTCTACTCGATTTATGAAGATGCTTGGTTTTGAAGGTGTCAATACTGGAACTACTTCTTTTGGTGGCCTTGGTCAAGGTAGCGTTTTATTTGACTTTGAAAAAGTAGATATTGTTGGTTATTTTGAGAGCGTTAAATCTGCTATTCAAGATTATCAGAATATATTAAATCAAACTGATGGTAAACAGTGGGTTGGTTCAACAGAACAATTACAGCAATATGCAAGTAATATTGATGCAATTATCAACAAGCTTCAAGAATATAAGAATACTGGCCTTTTAAAAGATACTTCAGAATTAGATGAGACATTAAGCAAACTTGCTCAAATTAAAGAAAACATTGGAAATATTCTGTCAGGAAAAGATATTAGTGGCAATAGTCCTTTTGAAACAATAACAACTGGAGTGAAAACTGCTGAAACTTCTGTCGAGCAAGCGAAAACAAAGCTTCAAGAATTTTTAGATTTGGCTAATGAAGCTCAAGGTAGAAGCTTCGATTTAGGCAGTGCGGAGGCAAATGTTGAAATTGGTGCATGGCTTGAACGTCTTGATATGGCTAAAGCGGAACTTGAGGAACTTGGCACACAAGGTCTATTCACTGCTGAGCAACTAAGAACAATACAAGATGCCTTTGATGAATCTAAAAGTTATTTAAAAGATTCAATTGTCCTTGATACCTCTCCTTCTCCAGTAGAAGAATTAAAAAAATTTTTAGCATTATCTGATGAAATTAAAAATACAGATTTCACAGGTGATGCAACGGTCAATGTAGATATTGGAAAATATACTGAACGTTTAAATTCAGCTAAAGTTATGCTCGAAGAGTTAGGAAATCAAGGTCTGATTACTGCTAGTCAATTGGATCAAGTAAGGACAGAATTTGATTCAGCTATGATACACCTTAAGTTAGGAACATCTTATTATAATGGGTATGGAAATGGGTATGGTGAATATAGTTATTCTTATTTTGCTGAATACAAAGATGAACAAGCAAGAGCTGATGCCCTCGAGGAAGAAAATAGAGCCCTCAAGGAGCAACTCAATACTAAACCGCAAGCGGATATCAATGAGCAATCTTCTGAGATATCGCAGCTAGAACAGCTAAAAGTAAAATTGGCAGAAGTTCGCGAAGCTGTTGAAGCAAAAACTAATGCCTTCAAAGAAGAGGGTTCGGTAGTAACTGCTACTATCAATGAAGAAACGCAAGCTCTTCAGCTGCTTTTGACTCAGTTGCAAGAAGTGCTAACCCAAGTTAATCTAATTAGTGAGAGTTTTACAAAGGCAAATGCAGAAATTGCAGAATTAAAGAATGCCAAGGGTATTGACAAAAAAGAGGATATTACTTCTGATGTGATTGCAGAAAAGGCAAGCGAGACTATGTCTCAAAACTATGCACTCGATTCTACTCTTCTCACTACAAACGGAATTCTTGAAAATATTTTAGTGGCAATTGGAAACAATGAATCTTTTGCTCAACTTATCGATCCGTTAAATGCGGCTGTTACAGAGCTTAAAAGTGTAGCTAGTGGAATTGTTGAGCACCAAAAAGCACAACAAACTGATCGTAGTGCTGCAAGCACAAAAATTGCAAACAATTATGGTCAGTTATCAAGCATTGCTACTAATACAGTTACTTCACTTGGCGATGAAGTCCAAATTAAACAAATGAGGGCTTTGGCAGACGGAGTTGTTAAAGTTGAAGGGGCTGTAAAAAATGCAGATGGTGTTTGGCAAGGTTTTATTGTTGACATTAATGAGTCCAATAATGCAGTTATTCGTGCAGTTGACAAACAATCCGCCTTTGCTAAAGCATTAAACGAATCTACCGAAGCAGCAAAAAAGGCAGAAAGTGAAACTAAAAAACAAGAGTCTCCAAAAGAAGATAAGTTTATTAAAGATTTAACTAATCAAAAAAACTCACTCAAAGAATATAGAGATAGCCTTAAAGATGTTGATTATTTAAATGATGAATTAAATAATAAGCTGAGCAATCTTGGAGCTAACTTAGACAATATTGCTGATGCAAAAGGGCTTGAAAAATGGAAAGAAGATTTTCAAAATGTAAAAGATGAAGTTTCTGTTGTTCAAGAAGTTTTTAATAGATTAGAAACAGAAAAGCTTAAAGGCATTAGAAATAATTTAAATTCTGAATTTAAAACTTTAGATTTTACAACTACAACAGGCAATCCAACAACCGAACAGCAAGAAATTTTAAATCTTCGCAAACAACTTGTTACAGAGATTGAAAAACAATCATTGGCAGTAGAACGTGGTAAAAATGTTGAGCTTAGCAGTATCAATACAATAGTAGCTGCTTTAAAGCAAAAAATCAATGCATATAGAGATATAAATGATTTAGCAAGCGGTGGTGGTCAAAAATTTGGCTCAACTGCAGTGTTAAACGCAACTGCTAAATTTAATTCATTAAAACAGAGAGCTAACAGTGATGAGTTTGTTAATTCTCAAGTAGTTCAACAGGCGTTAAACCAGTATGAATCGGCTTATAATAAATTAATTGCAAAAAGAAAAGAATTGGCGCAAGTTGAAAAGAATGGCATCACCGATACTCAAAAATCGGAGTTTAAACGACTTCAAACAGAATGTAATGATGCTGCTAAGGCATTAGATAAAATTATTACAAAATCAAAAGAACTTGAAGCAAACAGCATAGCGCATGGACTGCTTGGAGAGGATTTTGAAGACTCGGTAAATGGCAGAAAGGCAGCGTTACAAGATTTTGTAGAAGCAACATATGGAGCGAGTGCAAAGATTGGCGACTTTAAAGATAATTTTAATCAGCTAACTTTTGCAGTAGATAATGGCGATGGTACATTTACAGAAATGACTGCAAGCATTAATGCAGCTCGTACCGCAATTGATGCCACAGCGGGAACTACACAAAAGGCAACTGGGGCTTTTGAGTCATTTATAAATGAGGTTAAGGGTAAATTTAAATCAATTTCTGCATATTTAATTTCTATGGTAGGAATACAAGAAGTATGGCAACAAATTAGACAAGGCGTCACATATGTAAAAGAAATTGATAGTGCTTTAACTGAGCTTAAGAAGGTTACTAATGAGACAGACCAAACTTATCAGAACTTTTTACAGACGGCTTCTCAAACTGCAAGTACCATTGGTAGTAATGTAGCTGACTTTACAAATGCAACTGCAGATTTCGCCCGTCTTGGATACAGTATTGATGAAGCTGCTAATTTAGCAAAATCCGCAAGTGTATACAAAAATGTTGGCGATGGTATTGAAGATGTTTCCCAGGCATCAGAAAGTATCATCAGTACAATGAAAGCCTTTGGCATCGAGGCTAATGATGCTATGGGAATCGTTGATCGTTTTAATGAGGTAAAAGTGACCTGCCTCCTTATATGGTGACATATATGAAAAAAGACGGCCATATCGGAAAAAACCTGGAGACAGACAATTCCGAGGAAAGATTTAATGGTATAAACAAATTAACAATTACAACTAATTAAACAAATTTCTTAAATTATACTATTAAAAATCCGTACAGACTAACAGATTATATATAGTAATATATATGATCACGCCGTCCTCTTAATAATTATTTATTAAGATGAAGATATAGTCGGATCTACAATTATGATCGATATAATACTCAGTATTATAATAAAGTTGTAGAGACTGGCAGAAATGACCAGTCCTTTGCATTTATTTTAATGCAAAAGTAACAAAAGAGGTAACAATTTCGCCATATCTTCTACTGGTATAGGCGAAGCAATGCAACGATCAGCATCAGCTTTGTATGAAGCTGGCAACACGATCGACGAGTCTATTGGGCTTGTCACAGCAGCTATGTAAAATTGGCTGTTTATACAGAAATGTATAAAAAGAATGTATTTAATTGCTGGGAAATCTTTAGAGCCTTATACCACAATATAGGGGTAACTACTATATGACGGTCTGAAAACATAAGGATTAGATAATCAGCAGCCAAACTTCCATATATTGACAGCACAAAATTAATGTGTTGTAATATGGATGGAGGTTCAACGACCATCCCCGCTTTGGGATTTGAAAAAATCATCAAATCAATAGGAGTACGGCGCAATCGCAAATGGCGTGGGTGAAAATCCCTTAAATGGAAACGGTACACCCTTAACAGATTATGCTGAAGGTGAAGATATGGTCTGTTCAATATAGAAATATATTGGTGTGTTATTATTAAACAATGGAGAATACATATGAAAAAATTTGATAAAGAATATTCAACACAATATACCCCTGAGAAAAATTATTTACTTAGTGTTGGTATTAAACCATCATTTGTAAAAGTTGTAAATGGGGTTACAACATACAAGTATACTAAATCATCGGAACTATTTGCACGACTGATGATTTTTTATCAAACTAATGAAAAAAAGAAAGGATAATATATTGGTGATAATTTATGGCAAAATATATACATAAATGCAAAATGTGCAAGAATGAATTTGAAAACGATTACAAAGATGCAAAATTTTGTAGTAAAAAATGCTATTATGCATATCGAAAACAAAACGGTAAATTAAGAGATGTAATATGCCCCATTTGTAAAACGCCGTTTAGACAAAAATATGCCAAACAGATATTTTGTAGTGTTGAATGTAGAGTTAAATCTACTGAAAACAAACTCCAATGTATTTGCGAATATTGTGGTAAGCCATTTTTTAGACAAAAATCCGAGGTAGAAAAGAATACACATCATTATTGTTCTAATTCATGTAGAATAAATGCAGTACATTGGTGCATGGAAGATATTGAGGTTTTAAAAGAAAACTTTGGGAAAATAAAATATAAAGATATGTCAAATCTTTTTTCTAAATATCGTAATCCTGATGAAATAAAAAGAAAAGCAATTAGTCTTGGATTAACAACTAGTAGAAAATGGACAAATGAAGAAATTAAAATATTAGTAGATAATTATCCAAATAAGCCAATGAGTGACGTTGTGGAATTATTGCCATGCCGCACAGTGTCTTCTATTATAGGACAAGCAAGACAACAAAATTTAAAAAGTTTTTTCTATCTTAACCATATATACACGCAAGATGAAGAAGATTATTTAAGAAATAATTATTTAACTAAAAGTAATGATGAGTTGGGAGAAAACCTTGGTAGAACAGCAATTGCTATTGCACAACGTTTATTAATGTTGGATTTACATAGACCAACAGAAATTAGTAATTATGGAACTATATATGAATATATACGTCAAAGAATTATACCTTGGAGGAATAAAATTCGAGAAGATTGTAATTATACTTGTGAATTAACTGGGGTAAGAAGTAATATAGTTGTGCATCATATTCGTGGATTTAATCTATTATTAGACGAAGCCATTTATAATTTAAACTTCCCAACATATAATGATATATCTTTGTACACTCAAGAACAATTAGATAACCTTTTAGACACCTTTTTGTTGATTCAAGATAAGTATCATAGTTATATATGTATTAGCGAGAAAGTACACAAGCATTTTCATAGTATCTATGGATATGGTAATAATACAGAAGAACAATGGAATGAGTTTGTAAGCACATATTATAAATAAAAAAATAATAGCACACGGTAAGTTTTGCGAACTTACTTAACATAAAAGAATAGTGTAATTCAAAACCCCGAACAAGTCGGAACTGCACTAAAAACATTAGCTTTACGCCTACGCGGAACTAAAACAGAGCTTGAAGACGCAGGGCTTGAAACAGATGGCATGGCCGAAAGCGTATCTCAACTTCAAGCAAAATTAAAAGCATTAACACATGGTAAAGTAGATATCATGGCGGATGCGGATACTTATAAAAACACGACTGAGATAAACTTATTGTCTCCATATAGGGAAACTTATATGCTATGTGCGTAAACATAGATAACAACTATATTGGTTAAAGGCCATAGGTGGCTAAGACCAAGGAAAGACTTGTAATATTTATAAGAAAATAATTCGTATTGAATAATGTATATTATTATAATATTACAAGAATCCTTAGAGACTGCAGGCGTTATACAGTAATGTATATCGTGAAGTTGTTGACCCTGTCATAAGACGAGTCTAATATACAGTCCACTCTCATACTATAACCTAAAATCGAAATATGAGAGGTAGGCCGAAAGACCTACCCGCCGTGTTATTGCACGGTCAGTAGCTATTCTCTGGCGAAAGTAATAGAAGGATTAAGAGAAATGTCAGCCGCATGGGAAAATATGACGGACAAAGAAAGGGCAGCAGCTCTCGAACTTATGGGCGGAAAACGACAGGCAAAGGAAAATTGCCCGAACGTACAGAAATGTGCGTAAGCGAATACATTTAAATGCAGGTAATCCCTAAAGCTTCACACCACAATAGTGGAGAAATCACACTATGATGGCACGAAAGTAGAAATAACGTGAAGATGGTATATGGTCAAAAGCCTAAGTACTAACCGAAAGGCGCAATGGGTGTTCATGCAGCAAAGCTCCTAAGTCATATGATATGGAGAATGTTCATCGACTAATCGTACATCGCAAGCCTATGGCGATGGAAAAAGTGTACCCTTAACAGTTTTGCTGAAGGTGAAGAAATAGTCAATTCTTACATGAAAGTGTAAGTTGTTAATGTAATTGGTACAAAAGATGAGAACAAAATATACAAACGAAGATATAGAATTTTTAAGAATATACTATCCAATTGGTGATTGGGATACTATATTTGCAAGATTTCCACATCTAACTAAAGATCAAATATATCATGTATGCCATAAGCGGGGTATTTCTGCAAATTATTATACGAGAGATAAACGGTTGAAATCAGATGCTTATGAACGTATGGCGAAGAATAGAACAAAGTGGACAAATTATGAAATAGAAATTTTAAAAAATAATTATACAAATATGCCTATTACAGAACTTATGAAGTTGCTTCCAAATAGAACATATAATGCTATTGTTGCTAAAGCTAAAAAATTATCATTAACATCTTATGTTAGGCAGCAACAATTATATTCAGATGCAGACATAGAATTTATTAAGAATAATTGGAAACTTACCTCTGATGAAGAAATAGCATTGTCATTAAATAGGACAAGAAGAGCTATTAAAGCAATGAGAAATGAACTTGGCTTATTTCGTCAAGACATGGAAAGATGTCATTATGAAGATTTAGTTAAATTTTTCAGGGGGCGTATTTATCAATGGAAAAAGTGTTCAATGGAAAATTGTAATTACCAATGTGTTTTAACTGGAAGTAAAAATTTTGCAATACATCATATTATTAGTTTTAATATAATAGTTAGAAATTTTCTTTCTATCTACGATATTACATTGAAAGACAATTTTGATGATTATAGTGTAGACGAATTAGATGAGCTTTCAAAAATGTTTGTTGAATATCATGACACATATCCGCTCGGAGTATGTGTTGATAAAAGTTTACATATAGAATTTCATAAAATGTATGGAGATATAAATGACGAGCAACAATGGAATGCTTTTGTTCAAAAATTTAACGAAGGGAAAATATTACATTAACACATAAGAACTTGCGACTCTTATGGAATATTAAAGAAATATTCTAGCTTCCGTCATTAAAAACTTCAACACAGTTGATGAAGTAATTCAAACTTCTCAAAACAGTAGCGAATCAGCACTCAAAGAGAACGAAAAATATATGGATTCTATCCAAGGAAAGCTTGACCAGTTTACAAACTCACTCCAAACATTTTGGATGGATACGATCGATTCTTGGATGGTAAAAGGAATTCTTGACCTTGGAAAAGGCATACTTGATTTAGTTGATAAAATAGGTTTAATACCAACTGCTTTAGCTGGAGTGCTTTTTTATTTTACAGCTATTAAAAAAAATAATCCATTAACTTTATTTAACGATATGTCTGCTAAAATACAAAATTATGGTAAAGCTGTGCAACAAATCAAAGCTATTCAGTCATTAAATGGAATTAATGGCACCCCTCAAATGAATACTGAACAGTTTAATGCTCAAAATATTAATGCTTACGCTGCAGCTGTAAGTAATTTAACAGCAAAACAACAAGCATCTGCACTTGCGTCTGCTGGTTTGTCTCAAGCTCAAATTCAAGAGGCTATGGCTGTAAATGGGGTTGAACAAGCAAATATTAGACAGGCGATATCTGAAACAAACGTTGCCACAGCTAAAAAACAAGTTACATCAATAACAGCCGCAAAAGCTGCTGCAATGGCACAAGAAGAAAGCGTAAAAATTTCCCAAGAAGCGACAAATTGGTTATTGGCACAAGGTGAGGCACAACTGACTGTAGCCAAAATTCAAAATGCAGTAGCTAGTGGAGATTTAACAGCAGCTCAAGGTGCGGAAATTATTTCTACATTTGGTTTAACAGCAGCGAATAATGCAGCATCATTATCTTTCACGGGGCTTACCGCATCTATTAGAGCAATGCTGGCATCCAACCCAGTTGGTTGGATTATGATGGCTATTGGTGCTATTATGTCTTTAATTTCATGGATTGGGAGTTTACAAACAAGTAACGAAGAGTTAATTCAGCAAGCTGATGAAATTAAAAATGCATATAAGCAAGAAGCTGATACAATTCAAAACAATATTTCTACATTGCAAGGTCTGCAAGATGAATTTAACAGATTATCTGTTGGCGTAGATGATTATGGCAACAATATTTCTTTGGCAACAGATGATTATGCAAGGTATCAAGAAATAGTTGAGACAATTGTTGGTATGTCTCCAAGTCTAATTAGTGGGTATGACGCAGAAGGTAATGCTCTTGCGAATAAAAATGGATTATTGCAAAAATCAATTGAGTTAATGCAAGAAGAACAACGTATAAAAGCACAAGAGTATTTATCTAAAGACAATATAAAAACAATCACAGAGGGCGCGGTAGCAGGACTTAAAGAAGATTTAGAACCTATCACTGACACACGTAATAATACATCAATTCTTGGTACAGCTGTTAAAATTTTAGATGATGGAACAGAGAAAGGTGGATACGGTTCGAGAAATATTGTTGCTTATCTCGAAGATGCTATCGGTGTTAAATTTGAAAATCAAGGTATAGATCAATATATACAAGAAAATGCCGATTTAATAAAACAAAATATTGGAACAATTCTTAATAATGCTAGTAAGGACTTTACAGACAGTAATGGGAATACATGGAGAGCGTTTAGTCCAACGCAAGTGCAAGATTTGGAAGCATATATAAACGGTATTATTTCTGCTACGGACGAAGCGTCTAACAAAGTTCGATCAATGCTTCAATTGGTCCCACAAACCAAAACAGGTTATTATAGCTTAGAAGAAACAACTAAACAATTTTTAAACCAATATGCGAATAATTTTTCTATTACAGAAGACACAACAGAAGCAGATGTCCAAGCAATGCAAGATAAAATATCAGCATTTACGGATTTTTTAATTAGCAATCCTGAAGTCGAAACAACTATTAAAATTGGTTATAACTTAAATACAGGCCAAGATGAAAATGGCAATTTATTAAGTGTTTCTGAATATCAAAAACAAGTAGATGAATTTAAGAAAAAGATACAAGATTCTTCTTACACAGATGATCAAAAGAATGCGCTTCTTTCTATGTTTGGATTAGATGATGACAATGCTATGAATAATGAGGTTGAAGCTGCAATCGAGCACATTCGAAATTTATTAATTAAGGGTTCTGGTCCATTAACAAAAGAAATGCAAGAATATTTAGATAATCTATCTGTCAGTGATGCTCTTTATATTAAATATAAAATTTCAGCAGAGCCAGGAAGCATGTCAGTTGATGAACTCAAACAAAAAGTTGCAGATATAAAGAAACAAGAGGGCGTTAATGTTATTCCTGCTAAAACTTATTCGGATTTGTCAGAATCAGTTGATAGTTTTAATGAAATTCAAAAACAAACTTCTGAAATCATTGCGGATAACACAGAAGTGACTCAAGATTATAAAGACTCTTTGACCGAATTGGGGCTAAGTGAAGAAGAGTTAAATGAATGTTTTTATGAAGGCAATCCTCTTGTAGTTAAAAATGCTGATAAATTAAACGAGTTGCTAAAAACTTCAAAAAAAAATGTAGCTAATAATATCAAATTAGCAAAATCTCAAGCGGCATTAAAGTATTATGATCTTGTTAAGCAGTTAAACAGTACATTAAATGGTACAAATAAATTAGATAATGCAACTAGAAATTCTCTTAACTCAACATTACAACAAATTAATGCGGTACAACAAGCGATTTATAAGTATCAATTACTTGAAGATAATCTGTTAGGGGCGACAAATGCATTTGAAAAATTTGCCGAAGCTCAGGAAATTGACTCTATGAATACATATGGGGACAGCTATGTTGAAATGGCACAAACTATGTATGATGCATTTTACAAAACTGGTCAAGTTGGTACTGAAGCAAATTGGGCCGCAATAGAGTCTCTTGTACCAGATAGTGTTTATCAAGGGCTAAAAGATGATGGAGATAAGATGAAAGCAATTTATGATTATTTTAATAATAATATATTGCCTACTTTAACTTTAGATGAAGATAAACTATCTATTGAATTTGATAACATAGATGATTTTGTGCAAAAAGGTATAGATTCTGGTGTATTTGAAGGTAATACAGAAAAATTTGATCTTGTTGAGGGTATGAACTTAGAAAAAGCAGCAGATTTAATGGGGATGACAACAACTCAAGCATACGCATTATTTGCTGAACTTGATAAATATAATACTAGCGGAACAGAAAATTCGTTTTTATCTCAGCTTGATGATAGTTTAGAGGGCAGAATCACTAATATTACTTCTGATATAGAAGAACTGAACAAGCAAAAATTAGCATTACTTGAAGATGGCGGTTATGATGCCCATAAGTCCGAAATAGATGAAATTAATCAAAAGCTTGCTGAAAGTCAAACTGAACTTTCTAAAGCAGGATCCGACGCATATAAAATGTGGCAAGAATATACTACAAATGATGCTGCACTTGCTGCATTAGAGGCTATAGAAGATAAACAAAGAAAACTTACTGAAAGCGAAGCTAAACAATTAGGTATTGAGTGGGATGCTGGCAGTGAAATGACAGTTCAAGAAGCATATGATAGGCTTCTTGGTAAACAACAAGAGTTAGAAAAGCCAACAGAATTAACTGCAAAACTAGCTATTGAAAATATAGATCAGCAAATTGCTGAGGCTCAGGGAAAATTGGATGCATTTAAGAATGCCAATAGTGCCGAGGAACAGAGGGTGGCTTTAGGCTTAACAGCTGAAGCAGATCAAGCTTCTGTTGATACTGCAAAACAAGAATTGGAAACTAAAATTGCAGGGCTTAAAGAGGATAAGGCAGCCATTATAACGACTTTTGACATGGAAGGCGAAACTGATGTAGAAGATGAATTAAATAAAATACAAGAATTTACCATAGGCGATAAAAGTTTTACAGTAACTGCCAATGGTACATCTACTACACTACAAAGTCTTAAAGATATAAATAATTTTGTAATTGCAAATAAATCCTATACAGTTACAAAATATGAAAAAACAGAAAAAACATCTAATGTTAATGGTACAGCTAATGTTAGGGGGACTGCTTTTAAAAATGGCTCTTGGGGCGCTCCTAAAACAGAGACTGCGCTTGTTGGAGAACTTGGCCCTGAAATGTTGGTTCGCAATGGTAGATGGACTACTATTGGAGACAACGGTGCTGAATTTATGCAGGTTCAAAGGGGCGATATAATATTTAATCATCTTCAGACTAAGCAACTTCTTGAAAATGGCTATGTAACAAGTCGTGGAAAAGCATATGCTTCTGGCACTGCATATTCGGGATTGTGGAGACCTACTAGTCCTAATTCCTCGTCTTCCAGTTCGTCTTCTAGGTCGTCTTCGAGTTCAGACTACAGCTCAAGTGCAAGCGATGTAGCGGATAATATGTCTGACGCCGCAGATTCAGCTAATGATTTTGAAGAAACTTTTGACTGGGTTGAAGTTAAACTCGAGGAAGTCAATGAGCAGCTTGATTTAATGAATGCAAAACTTGAGAACGCAGTTGGCTATTCGGCCAAAAATACTATCATTGATCAAATGCTTAGTACAAATAAAAGTAAGTTAGGTGTTTTAGAAAAAGGTGTTAAACTTTATAAAGATTATTCCGATCAGCTCCTTTACGAAATTCCTTCTCAGTATCAGTCAATGGCGCAAAATGGTGCAATAGCCATTACCGAATTTGCTGGAGAAGCAGATGAGGCAACAGTAGAAGCAATCAATAACTATCGTGATTGGGCTCAGAAAGTTGCAGATTTAACTCAGCAAATGGAAGAGCTTAATAAAGAAATTTCTGATTTGGCAAAGCAAAAATTTGATAATGTATCAGATGAATATGAAGATATTATAAGTTTAATTGAAAATCAAAACGAACAGCTTGACGACCAAGTATCTCTCATGGAAGATCGTGGATATGTTGCGGCCAAGCAATATTACGAAGCTATGATTAAGAATACAACGCAACAAAGCAGTCAACTCGAAAAGGAAAAGAAAGCATTACAAGATGTTCTTGATCAACAAGTTAAACTTGGTAATGTCAAAAAATATTCAGAAGATTGGTATGAAATGGTCAATGCAATCTATGAAGTAGACCTGTCTATCAAAGAATGCACTAGTGATTTAGAAAGCTATCAAAATGCAATTAATGATATTTACTGGGACAATTTTGATGAGCTTATTAATCGCCTTGACTATCTTAAAGACGAAACGCAAAGTTTAATTGATTTAATGGAAGACAGTGATAAACTTGTTTTAACTCCAAAGGACAAAGAGTTCTGGGGTGAAAAGGATGTTAAATGGACAGAAGAAGGCATTGTATCATTGGGCCTTTATGCTCAACAAATGGAGATTGCTGAGTATCAGTCTAAGCAGTACAAAAAAGCAATTCAGGATCTTAATAAAGATTACCAAAATGGTAAATATAGCGAAACTGAATATCTTGAAAAGCTTAATGATCTTAAGTCTGCACAGTATGATGCTATCGGAGCTTATTATGACGCTCAAGAGGCTATTAAGGATTTAAATGAAACTCGTGTAGATTCGATCAAAAAAGGTATTGAAAAAGAGATAGATGCATACGAAAAATTAATCGACAAGAAAAAATCAGAACTTCAAGCAGAAAAAGATCTTTACGATTTTCAAAAATCTACAATGGAGCAGCAAAAAGATATTGCTGACATACAGCGCAAACTGGCAGCTTTATCAACGGATAATTCAGCGTCCGCTGTAGCAAAACGTAAGCAACTTGAAGCCGATTTGGCAGAGGCAAAATCAGCGCTCGAGGAAAGCTACTACGATCGTTCAATAGACCAAAGACAAGAAGCACTTGACAAAGAACTTGAAGATTTTCAAGACGAAAAAAATGCAGAAATTGAAAAATGGGAAGAATATTTAGACCAAATAGAACTTGTTATTGCAGATAGTTTAAGTATTATTCAAGACAACGCTTCACTCGTTTATGATACTTTAAATGAAAAAGCTGCCGAGTATAACTTAAATCTTTCTGATGCAATTCTTACCCCTTGGCAAGATGGTGCTCTTGCAGTAAGCGACTATCAGACTGTATTTGATACGGCTATGAGCTCAACAACAGATCAACTTGAAGCAATGAAGAACAAATGGCAAGAAGTCATTGACAAGATGTCTGAAGCAGCAAGTAAAGAAATTCAAATGCAGAAAAAAGAGAATGATAAAGTTACTGCCGCGACCTATCAAAAGCCAAAGCCTGCCACTAAACCGAACAACAAAACAGAAGAAAAAACTATTAAGGTTGGCGGTAAAATAAATGCTAAAGGGGCCAAGATCTATTCTTGGGCTGGTGGCACTGGATCTAGTCAGTACTTTGCGAATGATCCAATTTATACAGTATTGGAAGAAAAGAACGGATACTTGAAAGTGCGTTGGCATAAAGCTAGTAGTGGTGTTACTGGGTGGTTTAAGAAAAGCGATGTTAAGGCTTATAAAACTGGTACCAAAGGTGTTAAAGAAGATCAGCTTGCTTGGATAGATGAAAATGGATTTGAAGAACTAGTTTTAAACGCTGGTCCAGATGGTAGGTTGCAATATCTGTCTAAAGGAACTTCAGTTTTAAATAGTGACCTTACAGAACGTCTTATGAATCTAGCTATGAACCCACAAGAAGTACTTGATAGAAATCGTCCTCAGATTGGAGCACCTCATATTACTAATAATGAAATTAATATTAGTATGGATATCGCTGAGGTAGTCCATATAGATAAAGTTACAAACGATACGCTACCTGATTTAACTAAGGTTGTTGAGAAGCAAATGGACTCTTATATGGCTAAAATTAATAACTCATTAAAAAAGTTTACTAGGTAATTTATACAAGAGAGGGAGAAATCTTCCTCTCTTTACTATACCCTTCGCGGGTCATGTAAAACAGTTTATACCTATATAGGTGAAATAGGGCGGCAGGCAATAGCTTGTCGCTCTATTATAAAAACAATGCAATATTTTAAGAAAGGATGTGAATATAACGTATGTCATCTTATTACCCAAGTTTTAATTATAAAGGGACAAATTCAAAAGAAAAAAATCTCATTGTGACGCATTTTTCAGACGGAGCAGACACAGGAGAAATGGATACATTTCTTAATATGGAACCAGTTTATACAGACAACGCCTATGGCACTCGTAGACTAGATTATGGTGCAAAATATTCATCGGTGGCGGTTTTTAGACTTACTGTTGTTAAACAAGATGGTGGTGAGTTTTCAGTTTCAAGTATTAGAGATTGCTTAAAATGGTTAACTGGTTCTAGAACAAACTCTACCCTAGATCTTGTCGATTCTGCAAAAGAAACATTTACTATCTTAGCTGATGATAATGCGCCCAGTTTTACTATGTCTAATTTATATAGCAGAATTGATACCGTATTTGTGAATGGGGAAGAATCCGCAAGTTGGAATTATGACACAAATTCCAGAAAATTATCATTACACTATGGTCTAAAAAAGGGTGATACAGTTGATGTTATTGCGGATATTATAAAATATTCGTTTATTGGCCGAATAACTAATGCGTGGCAATATAAAATGGATGCGAGAACGGTTGGTTTAATTTTAGAATTTACTAGTGTATCCCCATGGGCTTATTCACCACCGAGAGTATTAACCGAAACTATTAGTGGATCTAAAACAATTAAAATCAATAACAGTTCGGATGACTTATATGAATATGTATATCCTAAAATAGTATATAAAAACAATACATCTGAAGGATCTTTAAAAATAACAAATAAAACAACTCAAGAAACAACACAGATAAACGGGCTTGATATTAATGAAATTGTAACCATGAGCAATAATATGACAATTACATCTGATAAACCCAGTAAAATTTTTGGCAATACATTTAATTTTGTTTTTCCACGGCTTGCGCCAGGTGTAAATAATTTAACTATTGTGGGCACAGGAAACATTACTTTTGAATATGTAATGTACTACAAAATTGGTGATTGTGCTATTGACATTAACGCAAAGCTCGATCCTATATGTTCAGAAGATGGTCGAATTATTCTGGATACTTTGGATTGGGGTAGAATTGTAAATACTCCAAATACTTTGGTAGGTTATGGAATTACAGACGCTTATACTAAAACCGAAACTGATTCTGCACTTGCACTGAAAGCCAATATAACTGATGTGAATGCCGCACTCTCAGCAAAGGCCAATAAGACGGATGTTGATAGGGCATTGTCAGTTAAAGCCGACAAAGCTGAGGTTGATTCTGCACTTGCTCTTAAAGCCGACAAAACAGAATTGACGGCAGGCTTAAAAACAAAACAGAACGCAATCTACTTATCAAACACCGTTACAAGTATTGACGATTTCATAGCGTTAAACAGCACCCATACTGTTTACACAGGAATGATGTCAGGATTTTCAACTAAATTCGGTGCATCATCAGATAGTGTTACAAAAGGCTTCAGAATGTGGTTTGTTTTGTCAAAACCAAATAATAATACCGAATGGTATCGCATTATAATGCTTAATGACGGTACTGTCTGGACGGCAACAAAAACAGGTACAACTTTTACTCAGATGGGCTACAGCAAAACTCAGATAAACCAACTACTGAAAAGTAAAGCTGATTTGGACGCATATGAAAATGTGATAGAAATATCGGAAGATGTTTCCTCAGCAGAACAGTTTAACAACTATACGGATACAAATAAAACTTATACATTTTTTATTACTATTACTAATTCATTACTCGGTAACGAATTGAATTTGGACAAAAGCTATACTAATGCGATGACTCGCTGTATATTGAATAATTACCAGATAAACAGTAAAAAAATTCAGGTATTGAGGATACTTTCAGGTTCTCTTACAGATACAAATAAAATATTTATGCGTGATTACAATAGTGCATCATGGAGTACTTTTGAGGAAATCACAATTCCAGAAGGTTCAGTTTCACTGACAAAATTATCAAGCGATGTACAGGATATTATTAATAGTGTTGCCGATAAGGCGGATAAAGCAACAACTTTGGCGGGTTATGGGATTATTGATACATATACTAAAACAGAATTAAATGCCCTATTAAACAACAAGCTTGATAATATTGCTGGTTCAGTAAAATCATTAAATATTGACAGCGGAGCCGTAACATTGTCTAAACTCTCTGATGACGTTCAGGATTTAATTAACTCTGGTGGCAGTGGCGGAAATGATAATTTTACTAAAACATTAACAGGAAAATATATAATTTCTATTGCTGATGGTGCAGCAAATGGAACCCCATTATCTGTTACGCAATATGTTGATTCAGCAGAGTCTGTAACTACAAAATACTACTTTTCACACTATAATGGTAGTGCTAACATTTATGATGAAATGAAAGAAAAAGATGGTGCGTATATATTCTTTACAAACTCTACTTCCCTCGAAAACAACATGAAATTTAAACTTACCAGTTCTAATGCTGAAGGTAGTGCAGATAATCTATCAACTTGTATAAGCAAGAATAGTCCAACCATTACAGTTTCAGATAGTGCCGCTGCGTTAGGCGTAAAAGTAGAAATTGAGACAGAATATGGTGATATTACAATCTCAGGCACAGACGAAACAATGTTTAAAATTACATTTATTCCAAGTGCTAATAATGCTGTTACAGGAGAGATTATTGTCAGTTTATCCGACACACAATTTAATAGCGTAGGTCTTATTGGTACAATTGACGGTTCAGGCGATTGGAACAGCGAGAGTTATGAATTTGAATATTTTGATGGCGTCTGGAGTATTATCATTACTTTTACAGGTGGTACAAACGACTTTAAAGCCCGCGCAAATGACAATTGGAATATATCTTTCGGCGGCGGTAGTAGTACTTCTGCTGTCGTAATTGACGAGCAAGATTTAAACGATATGCTTACAGAAGTGCTTGTTTAAACTAGCATTTTTAATATTATAATAGCTAATAGAAAGGAGGATGTTTATGAGGCTTCCTAAAAATCTGTTGAATAACAATTATACTAAGCCTAGGCTCTTTTTGTGCGAAACAGATAAAGAAAAAATTTGCAAATTAGATGTTTCAGGGCTTTCAGGTTCTTTCAAGCTTAATTCTTATAGTGAATTATCATTTGAAGTGGGACGAGTTTACAACGATCTAATAACTGGTGAAACAAAAGTAAATCCTTTTTATGATAAAATTGAATCTTTGCGCTTAGTATATCTTGAAAATTTTGGCTATTTTGAATTGCAAAGCCCAGAATTAGTTGGTGATGGGATTAAAGAAAGTAAAACACTTTCTGCATATTCATTGGAATATACGCTATCTCAAAAATATTTAAGTGATTTTTATATCAATACTGGAGAAGTAAATTCTGTAGAAGTAATATATGCCGAAGAAATTTATGGAGAAAGGGCAAATGATCATATAGTTCCAGTAACTTTATATAATCCAGCTAATAAAAGATTAAGCTTATTGCACTTGATTTTAGAAAAAGTTTATGGTTGGTCAATAGGCCATGTAGATGACTCATTAAAAAAACTTAGCCGTCAATTTGAAGTAGATCGAGAATCAGTTTACGACTTTCTTATGAATGAAATTTGTGAAAAGTTTAATTGTTATGTGGTGTTCGATACAATTAATAACACAATTAATTTATACGCAGAATCTTTAACTTCAAAATTTATAGGCGATGGCACAACTCATACTTTTACAATTTCACCCCCGTTTGCTAAAATCGGTACTGTTTCAGTTGATGGTTATAAAACCACAAGATGGAATTATAATACAGTGACTGGTGCATTGATTCTAGAAGACACTCCCGCGTCTGGAGCGCATATTGAGGTCGTAGATGGTGCCTTAGAACAATGGGAGACTGACGTATTTGTAACTTTTGACAACTTGTCACAGGAAATTAAAATTAATTATGATGCAGATTCGATCAAAACTGTTTTAACCGTTACATACGGAGAAGATGGCGACATTCGAGAAACTAATCTTGGTCTCCCATACCTTACAGACTTATCCTACTATTATACCGTGGATTGGATGGGTCAGGATCTTTACGACGCATATACAGCTTATCTTCAAAAGACAAATCAATATCAATCTGAATATACTAATAATTCCCAGGAAATGTTAAAAATTGCAGATCAAATTTGGTTTGAAGAAAATAGGTTATCACTTGAATACTCTGTTGCACAAAGTGTTGGTGCAGAAACTGTAGGTACATACTATGTGCGTGGTGGCACTGACCCTAATTATTATTATACAGAAGTATCTTTACCTGCTGATTATAATGCAAACACAACTTATTATAGTTTAGATACTGCTAATTTAAATGAAGATAAAGTTAGCAATTTATTTACAGTTTTAAAAAAATATTTTAATCAAGAAGAAGATTGGCAAACTGAGCTAAATAAACTATCAAGTGATTTTCAATTTATGAAAACATATACTATTGATTATTTACTAGATGGTTTACAAAATGCCCATAGCATCAATACGGTAAAAACTATTTTAGATCATTTTTTCAACGAAATGTGGAATGAAATTGGAAGGACACCTTTAAAAATGTTGTATTACGAGCCGTATAAAAAAGTCCAAATCACCAATATAGATGCAGGCTGGTCTCAAAAGGATAATGAAAATTATCCATATTATTATCCTGTAGTTATTTTGATAGACTCTATAGAAGCGGCAATTTCAGAACGCGACAGAACTATTAATGAGTACCAAAAGCAATATAACACTTTGTCGTCAGCAAATGCTAATATAAGCAACGACTTGCTAATGAAGAATAATTTTACAGAAGGCCAGCTAGTTCGCCTAAGTGCATTCTTACGTGAAGACGAATTACAGCTTGATGATATTATTGAAACAGACCAAGACTCTATTGCAGATAGTTTTAAAATTAAACAAGATGCAATGGAAGCTGGTAGAATTGAACTTAATAAAATATGTCAGCCGCAATTACAATTTTCAATGTCTATGGCAAATATTTATGCGCTTCCTGAATTTGAGCCAATTATTGATCAATTTCAACTTGGCAATGTGATTAAGGTTGGTTTAAGACCAGATTATATTAAGCAGTCAAGATTATTGCAAGTTGATATTAATTTTGAAGATTTCTCAGATTTTTCGTGTGAATTTGGTGAATTAACTAGTCTGAGAAGTCAATCCGATATTCATGCTGATTTGCTATCTAAAGCTATCACTGCAGGTAAGTCAGTTGCAACTAATGCACGTTATTGGAGTAAGGGTTCTGAGAAAGCAAATTCGATTGATCTAAAACTACAAGAAGGTCTTTTGAATTCTATAGAAGCTCTAAAAGCAATGGATGGCACACAAAATTCTTACATGGACAAGTATGGAATTCATCTTGAAGTTGTAAACCCAGACACAGGAGAAATTGGAGATAAACGTATTTGGATGTGTAATAATCAAATAGTCTTTACTGATGATGGTTTCAAAACTAGCAAATCAGTTCTTGGTGAATTTACTGTAGATGGAACTACATATTGGGGACTCTTAGCACAAGCTGTAATCGCTGGATATATTGAAGGTTCACAAATTCGTGGAGGTACTATACAAATCGGAGAACAAAAAGATGGCTCTTATGCTTTTGAAGTTGATGAACGCGGTAATGTTACTATGAATGGTGGTAGTTCTATAAATGGTTATCTTAAAGAAGGTGATGTGCACGAGAAGGTACATACATCAAAACCAGATATATATGACATTAACGACTTATGGGTTTTGGCGGAAAACGAAGCATACGAAATTGATGGAAAAAATTATGGACCAGGCAGTATATTAAGAGCAACGTCGGATGCTGATGGCAATCTATGTTGGGCTGATGCAACATCTAATATTACTAATACTATTGCTAATGTACAACAATATTTTGAGTTTAATAGTAATAAAGGATTAGTAATTGGACAAAAAGATGACAAATTCCATGTAAATATTACTTCAGGAGAAATGGGGTTTTATGATGAAGATACAAAAGTTGTATATATTAGCAATCAATCAGCTAACATTAGCGATTTAACTGTAAAAAACAAATTTGCCACCAGTTGTGATTCAACATTCGATGGAGATATTACTATGAACAAAACAAGCGATAGTAATAAATATAGCTTTTCGTGGAAAATCGAGGATAACGGCAGTTTTTCTTTAGTTAAAAATTAAAATTGGTAAAAAAGGAGTGATATAAACGTATGGCAACATTGACAGCAAACGGTACAAAAGGACATCATAAATTTACATTAACTGTTACTGAAAGCAGTACCTCTATTCCAAATAATACGTCTTCATTAAGTTATAAATTTGTTTTAAGTCCTATCGAACAAAGTTGGAATTGGGAACAGTGGGGAACGAGTATATCTTATACCATCAACATTAATGGCACTAATTATACTGGTTATATTCCAAATTACGATGGTTATAGTACAGTGACTTTAAAAAGCGGATCTTTATCAGTTGGACATAGTTCGGACGGTTCAAAGACAATTAGTATTAGTTTTAGTGTAACTGATGGCGCGGGTCAACGTTATACTTGTGGTAACGCAAGTGCTAGTGGTTCAATGGCTCTGACCACAATTCCACAAGCATCATCGTTCTCTATACCATCTAGCGTAGAAGTTGGACAAACAATTACTGCAAATATTTCTAGAGCAAGCTCTAGTTTTACACATAAGGTTGAATTTTATTTTTATCCACACGAAAATGGTCGTTATGATAGTACAAGTAGTGGCTGGGGAACTTCTAGGTCGTTTACAATACCAAATGATTGGCTAAATGGAATACCAGATTCAACTAGTAGGACTGCGTATTGTGCTGTTACAACGTATAATGGCAGTACTCAAATTGGAGATCGTATTAAAAAAGAATTTACTGTTAAGGTACCGAGTGCTATTGTGCCAACCGTAGGTACGATCACATTAGATCCAGTTGATGTTAGTGGTAACAATATATTATTACAAAATAAAAATAAACTTACAATAAGCGTATCTGGATGTAGTGCGGGCACAGGTAGTAGCATAAAGTCATATGTGTTTTCTGGGCCAGGAATTTCAACTACGACAACAAGTACTTCTGTTACTGGTGGTCCATTTTCTGACACTGGGACGTTAACTTATACAGTTAAGGTTACAGATAATAGAGGTAGAACCGCATCAAAATCAGCAACAATTACTTGTTATGCATATTCTCCTCCGTATTTTAATTCTTTTAGTGCTTATAGGTGCAAGTCTGATGGGACAGCTGATGAGAATGGTACTTATGTAAAAGGTAGTTATAACCTTGGATTTTCTGGTGCAAATAACACAAACAATGTAACAGTAAAAATATTTTATAAAAAAAATACAGCGACTGCCTATACATCAACAACAACGCTTACAAGCAGTAAAAACACTTCTGGTAATTTTCTATTATCCCCATTTAACGCTAATTCAACATATATATTTTATGCACAAATTACAGATATTTATAACGGCAAGTCTTTATCTAATACTATTACTGTATTTGGGTCATCTAGGGTTCTCAATGTTTCTTCAGACGGAACTGGAGTTGCAATAGGAAAAATGTCTGAATCAAGTCATTTATTTGAATGTAGATGGGATGCACAATTTCTCGGTGCCGCTTCTGGTCCATCTGGATTTAGCACATCATCAGACAGACGTGTTAAAAAAAATATTCAAGATATAGACGTAGACATAGTAGATAATTTGCAGCCAATTCAATATGAATTAGTACAATCAAATGATAATAAAATACATTACGGTTTTATTGCACAAGATGTTGAAAAATTATTATCTGAGGCTGGTTTAGACCCAGAGACAATTGGAATGATTGGGCAGATTCAAAATAGTGGGCAACAAGAATATGTTTTAGCATATACTGAATTTATTCCATTGCTAACAAAAAAGTGCCAAGAACTTCAAGCTGAAATAAATTTGTTAAAGGAAGAGATTTCCGAACTTAAAAGTGATACTACTTAATTATAAATAATTTAAGGGTTGCGATTAATTTCGCAGCCCTTATTTTTTTGCGCTATTATATTCTTCTATATATCTTTTAAGCACCATATTGATTAAGTTAGTCACTGTTCTATCCTCTTTTTTGGCTATACATTCAAGCTGAAAGCGTTGGCTTACTGACATTCGCAAAGTAAAATTTGTGGAATCTTTTGATTTTATTTCCAAATTTATCACTCCCCTCTCTTATTATTTTACTTCATTCTCGTGTCGTTTGCAATGCAAAAAAATAAAAAGAGTGGGTTAACCACTCTTATCTAAGATTTTTAATTACCTCCATAGACTTACGTTGTGTTTCTTTAAGTAGATGGGTATATACTTTCATAGTTGTATTTATATTTGTATGGCCAACCATATCCGCTACTAATGGTATAGGGATGTTGTTATTTATCATCAGGCTTACGAAAGTATGACGCAAACTATGAATACTACAGTCTTCTATTCCTGCTTGTTTTATAATACGCTTAAAAGCCCCATGCGCAGTTACATATGTTATTGGCTTGTCGGTATGAGTTCCTGGCAATATATATCCATTTGGGTCATATTTATGCGTCGCTTTTATATCCAATAGAGCTTGCAATGCCATATCAGACAAATAAACTGTGCGTGTTATACCATTTTTAGTAGAATTTTGATCTCTACGTGTACTTGTATGATTGTCTGTATTTCTTACTGTAATCATAGTTCTGCCAATAGTTACCGTCCTATTATCTAAATCAATATCGCTCCATTTTAGCGCCATAGCTTCTCCTATACGACAGCCAGTATACATAATAAATACATAAAATGGACCATTTTTGAAAAAGAAAGAGCCATTTTTATTGCGCATATAGCAAGTATCAACAAGCGCTTTACGTTCATTTTCTGATAAATATCTTGTTTCTTTGTTTTGAAATAATGTCTTTTTAGGTAAAATAACTTCTGCCATCGGATTAGTATTTACTTTTCCTCTTAATGCGGCATATTTAAATATAGAACCAAGTTGAGAATAAACATGTCTAACTGTTTGATATGAGTACCCGTCTTCTTTTAATTTGTTTATAATAAGCGTTTGAATTAAATGCCCATCTATTTGTTTTAATTCTAAATCTCCTATTGGTTTAATTATATATTGTTTAACTACGAATTCTAAATTATCATATGTGTGTTGTTTGACTGTTGGTTTCTTAACAGTCTTAAGCCATGATTCTATGAAATGTTTAAATATGATATCTTTCTCTCCTACTATACCTTTATTTAGTAATGATTCAAATTCTAATTTTTTCTGTAAACAAGTTTGTTTATCTCCGTAAAAATATTTCCTGCCAATGCCTTTATATGATACAGATAATTTCCAAGTACCATTATCGCGTTGTGTCCAAGATCCTTCTCCGTTCATTCTTTTCTTTGCCATAAATATCCCTCCAACAATACAAAATTAATTTATATTTTTATTATAATTGTTGGCGAATAATATGGTCAAGTGCAAAATTCGTACCACAAAAATACCACAATTATGCCGTAATTTATAGTGAAAATTCATTAAAATCAGTTATTGTTAGTGATGGAAAAAACGCTGTTAAACGGCTTGTTTTAAGGGTTTTAGTGATTTTACATAGGAGGCTAAAAATATGATTATTATATCCCAAGTTATTATATTATCAACTAGCTCTTTCCTAGTAATCATCGGCGTTTCCTCCGTTATAATTTTGTATTTGACCACATCATTTACCACAATTTTATTGTACCACAACTTTGCATTGCATTGCAAGTTTATTTTTTATATGCCAAAGTTTTCTTTTCAAACCATGCATCAACCTTGTCTTCTATGATAAAAAATTTATTACCTATTCTCACTGATGGAAAGTCTTTTCGTTTAACAAGATCATATACGGCATTTATTCCAATCAATCCTTGATGTTCTGCGTTTAATTTTTCATATAATTGCTTTACTGTTATATAACTCATTTTATCATCTCCTTGTATATTTTTAAATAAATGTGTTAAGTATTAAAATGGTTGCACTTAACAACAACTTTTACCTCATAAGAAATTACGGGGCGGCTGGTTTTCTCATCCAGTCGTCCCGTATGTTTTTATTTAATTATTACTTATTAGAACTTCCTAACTGACCCGTTCCACGTTCAGACGGAATTTTCTGAAGCTCTTCGTATGGAATCTCTTCAGCTCTTACTTCTGGAACAGGAATAATCAAAGCCTGCGCAATAGCTTTTGAATACGGGTAAAGAATTGCATTCTTAGTTTCAGGACTCTGTTCGCCATTTAAATACTTAGCAATACAAATTGGTCTATCGTTGCCATTATATAAGCATACAAACCACTCGCCACGAAATCCGCTATCCATAACACCCGCTGAAACTTTAAGGTTTTTTACTCCACTACTTCCTCTTTCGCGAAGGGCAATTCCCCAATCAGGATCAAACGCAGAAGCAATACCAGTTGGAATCAACTTACTTGAATGAGGTGGAATTTCAATCCAGTCTTCCACAAAATTTGCATATATATCCCAACCAGCATCTTCTACTCTCTTTGTGGGAATTTTTGCATCAGGTCTTACTTTCGCAAACTTAATATTAGCTATCATGATTATTCCTCCTGATCAAAACCAAAAATTATGTAACCACTTCTGAAACTTTTTAAAATCATCTGTGTCGCTATAATACTCGTAAGTTCCGTAATCTTTGACATACTTTTCAAGAAGTTCATTTGCTTTTTTTATTGCGTCAGTCACTTCTGTTTTACGAGTTTCTCTCTCTGCTTTCTTCTTTGCTTCAGCAGCTTTTTTAGCTTCTTCTTTTTGCTTCTTAATACAATTTGCCTCACAGTTCATTCTTTCTTCAATGGAATCAAATACTGTTCCACAAATACCACATTTGTACTGAGGCTTTGAATACATTTTGTTTTCATCTTTCATAGTTAATTTCTCCTTTTAATCTATTAATTTTGTATTGTATAAAAACGGAATAATCATTCCGCCAAAAGCATTTCCTATAGCAGCTACCAGAATATAAATTATTGTATTTGTATTAAATACTTGTGCACTTACAAAGTAAAATGTATCTGCTATTACATGAATATACCCACTTAATATAAAGACAGGTATACAAAATAAAGTTGGCAACAAAGTCTTATATTTTTTATAAGAATCTACAGCCATATATATTAACAATCCACACATAATTGACTTAATTAATACTGTTTGTAAATCATATGATAATTTTGTCGTGCAGATTGATATTGGTGTAATGGGGAAAAGTACGCCCATTATAATACACCCCAATATGTTACCTAACAAAACAAGTAGTACTTGTAGAATATAACTTAGTTTATTGTTTGGTATATAGCATACTTTTCCCGTATATAAATTAAAATTAAATAGTAAGATTGTTATTAAACCAATGCTGAATAATATTGCTCCTATATATTTATTGTCACAAGATAGATTGATAACACATCCTACACTAATCATAATACCAGCAAGAATTGATCTTATGAATGATCTGATCCAGCCCATAATATAATCTCTCCTTGTACAAGAGTTTTTTGTACGTCAATTATACGCTGATTTGTGCTACCAGCCCAATGCATTTTAATATCACGTAAGGAATCAATATATTCGCCATCTACTAAAACATCTATGTATTGCAATACTGGTTCGTCTTTTATGTCCTCAAATAAATATCCAGTATACATCCAAATATTTTTTGTTGGGTAAAGTTCTTTAACATATTTACAAATTTCTATCACTGACTGTCTATTATTTGGGAACATTGGATCTCCACCAGAAAGAGTTAAACCAGAAATATATGATGGACTAAGAGCTTCAACTAATTCGTTTTGCGCTTTATTATCAAATGGTAAACCATCACATGGATCCCAAGTAATAGGATTCTGACAATTTTTACATTGATGATTACATCCAGCAACCCACAAGACAACACGTAATCCAGAACCGTTTAACATATCGTCTTTAGTTATATCATGATAATTCAAAACAATCACCGCCAATCACATGGATTTTCTTTCCGCAATTTCTGTCATTTTTGCGTCATTATATCTTGTTTTGCCGTGAACTCGTGAGTAACCAAGATAACCATTCATGCGCTCAATTTTAGTAATCAGTTTTGAACCACATTTTGGGCAAACGTCCATATCAAGTTGTTCGTATCCGCATTCTTCACAGTAGCTCAAGGATAAATTTACACCTTCATAAAAACCAAACTCCATTGCTCTACGAACTATAGTTTTTACTGCTTCTGTATTGTAATCAATTGGATATTTGCAATATTGAATTTTACCACCGTTAAACAGATTCCAAAATCTACGTTCGGCATCTTGTTTCTGAATTGGAGTGATGTCCTCCCATACTCCGCAATGAAACGAATTACTTACATATTCTCTGTCAGAAACACCTTGAACAATACCATACATTTTTCTAAATTGTTTTACTTGCAGTCCTGCCAATGTTTCTGCTGGTGTTCCGTAGATTGCGTATAGAATATTGTCTTCTACTTTGAACTGATTAACCTTATCGTTGATATACTGCATGACCTCCAAAGCAAATTCTCCGTCTTCTACTAAAGACTTACCATTATATAATTCTTGAAGTTCATTAAGGGCAGTAATACCAAAACTCATAGTCATTGGTGGAAGAATAGACTTAATCTTATCATCTGGTTTTAGGTGTCCACCATAAAAACCGCCCTGACAATATCCCATTGGATTAGTGCTTGCTTTCTTTTCTCCAAGGAAGTCGTAGGTCTTCTTATGTAGATTTCTAATTAACTCTAGGTAATAGTCCAATACTGCATAGAAATCTCTGTTTTCCTGCTTAGCCTTAGCTAAAATCATTGGTAGATTAAGACTAATTGCTCCGAGATTAAATCGTCCCTCAAAAATAGGTACGTCATTTTCGTCTGCTGGATTCATACCGCCACGTTCATACCAAGGCGATAGACTGGCACGACATCCCATCAGGCTAACTACTTTACCATATTTCTTATACATTGAAGGAATGTAACCTTCGCCAGTTAGAGAAAGAAAATCTGGATACATAGACTTTTTAGAGCATTCGATGGCACAATCAAAAAGATATTCCATTGGCTTTCCTGCACCATGCAGATTTTCATCATATAGGAATGTTAATTTAGGAAACAGAACAGGCTTTTTAAACCCAGATTTTCCTTGACCATTTTTTCTAACTTCCAGACAAACTTCTGTCGCCATTTTGCCCCAACGTGAAGTGTCAATACCAAAGCTAATTGCAATAAAAGGATAATCGCCTCTAGAACTTCCTACAGTATTAAAGCGATATTCCCAAGACTGAAAACCCTGTTCAAAATCTCTACGAACTTTTTTAGCTGCATATTCATCTGCCAATTCATCTGAAATATACTCCCAATCGGGAATATCATCATAACTTAATACTTCAGCACAAATACTATTGGCAATTGACATGTATTCTTCTTTGTATTTCTTGTAACTTTTTTCTGCATATGGAGCAAGAATAGTATCAACTCTTGGCATTGTAAATCCGCCGTACTGACAAGCCGCTGCCGTAATAGCTATATCACTCATAACGTCAAATGCTACGTCTAGAGTATTTGGTTCGTTATACCAAACATTACCCATTTCAAAACCACCAGTCATTACGGTAGTAATGTCAAAAAGGCAACAATTCATCGTATCCAATCTAGCAGATCTGTCATGAATATAAATATATCCATCTTTCATAGCCTGTCTTTCTTCAACATTGAGGAAAAACTTTTTATATAACTCGCTATTAAGTTCGTTGTAAATAAGACTTCTTTGTGTTGGAACTAATGCAGAATCTGTGTTAGCATTATCTCTATCGCCAAGATATCTAATACCCTGTGATTTTTTATAAACTTCATCAAGAATGTGCACAAAGTCTGTCTTATAGTTTCTATAATCTCTGTAGCTTTTGGCTATATCTACATCGTATAAGTCTAATGCAGATTCAACCGCATGATGCATTGTATCAACAGGGACAATAACATCTTCCCCGCAAATATCATAAATTTTAGATAATTCATTGGTAACATTTTTCACAATAATTTCTGCCTCATCGTCAGAAATTTGTTTCATAACTCTTTCCGCAGATTTACGGATAGCAACAATAATTTTATTACTATTCCATTTATCTTTTGTGCCGTCTTTTTTCTGAACATAGACCAAATTACATCATTCTCCTTCACTTTCATTAATTTTATCAATAACATCTATAATTTCATCCCAGTTGAAGCACCTATGAATATCATAAGCATAATCGTGAACCGATCTATTCCAAGGATAGTCCATAACAATTCTATGATAATAAGGTTTTGCTAATAACGTCTGCAGGCAATCTTCAATCATTACATCTGCACGAAGCATCCATTTATCCTTGATACAAATAATTTTTGAAGGCTCAATAAACGGGAAAAAACGCTGAATCCAAGCAACCTTCTCTCCATATGTATTTGGACAATTATCCGTTGCTAGATAAACTTGATGCCCTTTATTAACTAGCTTTTCTAAGTTATTTTGTGCACCATCAATAGGCTTAACAAGCTCCCAGATAGACGAACCATTAAAAATAGATTTAATAATCTGTGCCACTTCTTGTGGGAAGCAGTTATCTATATTATACGCCGTAACGTCATCTAAAGTATAAGATATGTTATACTCTGCATTATGTAACTCCTCGTTACACATATCAAGTGCTACCTTCATTAAGTCGTTTAAACAGTTATCAACATCACACACTATAACCATATTAACAATCCTCCAGTTCGCCAATATACCTTTTAACCTGAGTTAAAACATTATACATATCTGCATTGGCATTGATAACACAAAGCTCAACATTTTTATTACAGTTATTCTTATAATGCCAAACAAGTTTGTTCAGATCATCTTCCCAATCAGAAGCTTCATCGTTGTAAAGACGAGAAACAATTGCTGCGTCACAATCGTGTCTGTTTAACATACGATCTATTCTTGTCTTGACGGATGTGTCAAAATAGAAAACAAGAATTGGGCGTTCAGTTTCATACTTTTCCAATAAGGTTTCAACACCAGGAACGTCTATCACATAAATTGACGCTTCATCAATTTGCTGCTTGGTAGCGCAATAACGATAGTTGTTGTATTCAGTATAAGCAATAATATTTTCAAGCCTATCGAATTCTTCATCAGAAATAAATGTGTGCCCAGTTTCATTTTCGTATCTTTTTACACGTGTAGTATAAGACTGGAGCTGAGGAAGCTCTAAGAGATTTGCGATAGTACTTTTGCCACTTCCAGATTTGCCGACAAATAAAAGCAAAGGATTAGTCATTGGTATCACCTTCTTTTGTTTTTAAATAAACATTATAAATGTCATCAAGTTTAGGATGCTTATTACAAGATTTGTGTTCAGTGCAAAATGCAAAATCCTTTCCATACTTCTCGCATTTTGGTACAAGAAATTCAGAATATACTTTGCACTGTTCATTGTAATTTTCAACTTCTTTTTTCATAAGCTGGGCCATTTTTCTGATTTCCCATTGCGCCCTATTGCAAAGGCGTTCGTTCATAAAATGAATAAGTTCGCGTCCATTCATCTTAACTTCAATAACAGTCTCGCAAGCATTTGGAAGAACAAATCTTGCATCCTCGTTTGGAACACCTAATTTTTGCAACTTGTGATACGCATGTTTGATTTGATCCATAATACATTGATACTCTAATAAAGCGTCTTTATTTTTCTCAATACTATTTGGAGTTACAAATTTAAATCCGTCTTCACTACAGTACCTTTGGCTCCTGACAGCAAAACTCGCTAATCTGTGGCGAGTAATTTGAGCCAATAATGCTCGACTCACACCCTCGATATGAAATGTAAAATCTGCAAACTCAAGAACTGACTGATGTCCTGACTTATAACAAGACTTCATAATTTTGCCATCTGGGGACGGTTCGCTATCATAACAATTACTTGCTGCTTCTTCAATAGCCATAATTGGGTTTTCAGTTACTCTTGTTAGTGTTACTTTCATTATTAATCCTCCCAAGGTACTTCATCAACTACGATTTTATCGTACCCACTCTTAGCGATATTAAATCCAAGCTTAACGGCGTTGATAAAATCTTTACCGTCAAATAAGCTTCTACCTATTATGGCATCCTCTGGGCAGTAACATAAGTCACAAGCAGAAAAGTATATGTCTTGATCTTCATTATCAGACCATACTCTTTGCTGATGGCAATCATAATCTTCGTTGTCTGAGAAGTTAATTATAAATTCTTTCATATAAGCCTCCATTAATTTTGTACTGTTTTTTCTGTAGTAGATTCTTTTTCAATAGGTTCTGTTTCTCCATCAGTATTAACTTTGCGAGAAAGACCTGTTTCGCAGAACTTTTTTAAATCTTTAATCAGCCTGCGATAATCATTCATTGTTCTTTTACCTGGTTGATTCTCTGCTTTAAGAATTTTCTCAAGTACAGTATGACAGATTGTCTGCGCGCCAAGAAGTAAGTTTTGTCTCTGAATTTTCTTAAGCTGCTCATTAATCGCTTCTTTAAGTGGATCCTCTTCTACTGTTGTTTCGTTTACTACTGATTCGTTCTTAATAGTTTCGTCCATTGTAATCACTTCCTTTCTTTTGATTGTATTAGCCCTGAGCAAAACTCCAAAAGTGGGATAAACACTGGATTTTTGCAGGGTGTTTTTTAATTTTATCACTATAAAATATAGAAACAGCCAACCAAATATCGTATAATTATATTGCAAAAAACCAACGAAAGGGGTTGGCTGTTATCTATCGCCAAGAAATTTTACAGGATATTACACTTTTCACTGCACAACCGAAAGCAAAGTTTTATTCCGAATTGTTTTTACATTTGGATTTATCCTCGTTCCCTGATTTCGCTTCAAAAACAGGTCGAAGAGGATACTCAAAGCGAGCTTTGCTTTTTATCCCGTATGCTATATATTTCGTTTTCTATCTCTGCGTTTTGCTCATCACTATTGATTGTATAAATATTATACTACATTAATTTTGTATTGTCAAGAGAAATAATGGAAAAAATTAGAATTATTCCTCTTGACAATTTCTTAATTAAAATATGTTTTTACGAAATTTCTTTCTTACATCCTTGAGCCATGTGTCATAGCTTTTAATTTTGTCCACAATTATTTTATCGTCGCCATCTTTTTTGCCAAGAATGGCAACCTGTTGATCTTTAACAATTAAATCTTGAAACTTGACAAGTGCGTCTGGCCATATCGTAGCTTCTATAATTCCATCTCCAGAATATATATTAGCAAACGCAAATTGTTGACCTTTTTTTGTTTTTTTCTTTTGGATTTTAGAGATGATACCTACTATGACACATTTATCCCCAGTATCATACGAAGAAAAATCGTTAAGAATTTCGTATGCTTCGGCAAATGGGTTTTCGTCACTTACGAATATTTGTAAAGTTTCAAACTCCCAGAAGTCCTCTTTTTGAAGATATTTCTTGTCACAATCGTCAATGTAAGATTGATACCTAATTTTTTGCTCTTCATCAAATTTAATTTTACGTTTATTATTATAGATGGCCAGAACTTTTTCTTTATCTACTTTTCTTCCAATCATGTATTCTGAGGTATCAATATCCCAGTCCATAAGAAGTTTCATTTTGGTTGGTAGAGATGATACTGACTTATATTCTTTTCTGTCATATTGAGATTTTAAGTAGTTAATTAAAAATTGTTTTTTGTTTTTAGTTGGTATAGCACCACTCTTTACAAGGTTAATTATTTGCTTTTTAGTTAATTCTATTCTATTAAGAAAATCATTAAAATCCTTAAACTTACCATTAGCATTACGTTCATTAATAATTTCCTCGGCCAACGTTGCTCCTATACCAGAAATTGCAGATAATCCAAATAAGATTTTACCATCAACGACAGAGAAATTCATTTCTGACTTGTTAATGTTAGGTGGCAGGATTTCTACATTAAACTGTCGTGCGTCTAAAATGTGCTTATTAATCATACCTGGTTTGTTTTTATTCATATTAAAAAGCGCATTAAAGAAATATTTAGTATAATGGGATTTTAGGTATGCAGTCTGTAAACAAAGAACAGCGTAACTGTAGGAATGCGACTTATTAAAAAGATAACCTCCTTTAGTCGAAAGATCATCGCTAATTTGCTTAGCTAATTCTTTACTATAGCCATTATCAATAATTTCTTGATATAATTTTGCAGACTCTTGCTTAACCAATTCTATATTCTTTTTTCCAATTGCTTTTCTAAATAGGTCAGCACCGCCGTAACTTCTGCCACCAAATTTTCTGACAATATCAAGTAATTGTTCTTGATAAATCATACACCCATAAGTTTCTTTTAGAATTGGTTCCATATCTGGATGAATATATGTTACTTTTTCTGGATGTTTACTGCATTCAATATATTCTTCAAGTGCACCCATAGAGTCTGGTCTATACAAAGCAAGAACAGCTGAAACTTGAGACAAGTTCGTTGGTTGTAGTCTTAATAGCAAGTCTTTCATTCCTGCACTTTCTACCTGAAACACGCCATTCGTCATTGCACTACTAAGTAGTTTGTATGAAGCCTCATCGTTCTCAAAATCTGGGTTATTAATATTAATCTCCCAGTCAGATATTCCTGCATCATTTTGTGTTTCTTGTATTAGTCCTAGCGAAGCGACTCCAAGGGCATCGTATTTGATGATTCCAATCTCTTCTATAACCCGCTTGTCAACTTGAATAACATGTTCTCCTTCAGGACCAAGCTTCATTGGCATAAAGTTAGTGATTTTGCCGTCTACAATACCAACACCACCTGCATGTATAGATGTTGTTTTAACACGCCCAGAAAGATGACTTGCGATATCAAAAAGCTCTTGATATTTTTCTTGTGTTGCAATATCTTGATTATTTTTGAGGCATTCTTCAAATGTAGGATAAATAAAGCTTTTACTTAATTTGTCCATTTCTTTATATGGAAATCCTAATACCTTGCCCACATCTTTAAGAGCAACAACTGGTGTAATAAATGAAAAATTGATAACTTGACACACTCTGTCTTCGCCATATTTTTCAATAAGATAGTTAATAACCATTCCCCTATCATAAACATCTGTATCAGTATCTGGCATACTTACACGCTCAGGATTTAAAAATCTTTCGAAAATAAGACCATACTTGATAGGATCAAGGTCGGTAATTTCAATTGTATAACACACAAGGCTACCAGCACAGCTGCCTCTCCCTGCGCCAATTTTATTGCCATTTTCTTTGCACCATTGAATAAAATCAGCAACAATAAGGAAATAACCGTCAAACCCCATTTGATGAATAACACTTAATTCATAATCTATACGTTCTTTGTACTCTTTTTGTGTAGCCATGTCAAATTTATCAAAATGACGTTTTCTCCAACCTTCTTTTATGAGGTGCTGAAGATATTCATAGTTATCATTAAAACCACTAGGAAGAGGGAACGTTGGTAGCTTTGGAGATTGAAATGGCATATTTACAATATCGCACATATCTGCGATTTCATTTGTATTTATAAGTCCAATGTTGACTGCTTCTACACCAATTTGACCATCAAGAACCTTATGAATATCTTCTTCTGACATAAGATAACAGTCATCATACACCTCAGACATTGTTTCTGTGTCGTGGGCAATTTGTACTAGACGACCTTGATAATATAAATCTTCTTTAGTTGCCGCATGGGAATCTGTTGTAATAATCCATTTAGTACCTGTGTCTTTTGCTAATTGAAGAATTTTTTTGTTATATTCATCTTGATCTTGATTATTTCCGTGAGCTTGAAGTTCTAAATAAAAATGTGGGAAAATCGACTTATATTCATAAACATATTCTAAACATTTGTTATAATCTGATTCTTGTGCCAATTTAGACGCTAAACACGCAGAAGATATAATTAAGTCATCAGCATAAGGTGCCATATCCTGAATAGTTACACGAGGACGATAATATTTACCATGCAGTTCAGAAAGTGTAATCAGCTCATTAAGTGCAATTCTGCCGCATTCGTTACGAGCAATAGCAATCAGATGAAAGTATTTACTATCTTTATCTTTCTGATTGCGGTCAAAACATTCATAAAATTCTACACCGTATAGCATTTTAACTTCAGGATAATTTTTTTTCAACTTGTCAAAGTAACACCATGAATATGCATTACCATGTTCTGTAATACAAAATGCATTAAGACCAATTTCTTTAGCGCGTTGCAAATACTCTTCGCAAGTTGCGTAACCATCAAGAAGACTATACATACTATGATTATGAAGACTGCTGTAGCTCATTGTCATCCTCCTTCATACTATTATCATATGAAAATTCTCCAAAATATTTTTCTTCTGCTTCTTTGCGAGCTTTGACGGCCTCATCAAAATTATTAAAATATCCTATAAAAATACTCTTACCATTTACTCCAATATCTACCCTCCAGTTTTGTCTTCTTTTGATCCAATATACACCCGTAACACCACTTGTATTGTTTGATTTTATTACATGATTCATCAAATTACGAGAAGTAGAGCAAATTCTTAAATTTTCTTTTCTGTTGTCATGCGTGATATGATTTTGGTGATCTACATCCATATCAGAAGGACAATTAGTGACGAGTCTGTGCATATAGATATGATTTTTTTGATGAGAAGAAACTACATAGCCTTCTGAATTAATACGCCAGCATATATTTTTTATTTTATCATAGTCTCCTAGATCAAAATAAAAAATCTTATCATCAAACGTGTATCCAATTCCATATGATCCAGATAAATCATAAGTATTATATTTTTTCATCCTTTCTCTCGTTTTTTCTTTTCGAACACATCCACAACTTATTGTATGCCCTCGTGTTAAATTATTTAGCAACACAACTATTTGATTGCGCTCCCTACAATTACACTCGCAAAGCCACCGTGAATTTTTTTCTCCAACTTGCGACACTTTTCTTAATACAGTTAATTTTCCAAATACCTGGCCTGTAATATCAATCGGTTTTCCCATGCCGTCATTCCCCTTTCTCCTGCCCATATGTAAGTATCAAATTTTTGCCACTTCTTTCTAATTAATTTTGTACTGTTTTCCTTTCCACTGTTACAATCGTGTCATTATGCCAACCACCATGAGCGACCAACAAAATTTCAATTATCTCAAATCCATACTTTTTCCCAATGCCACCACTATTCCAACCACAGGTAATTACAATACCATTAGGCTTTACAATTCTGCCAATCTGCTCTTTTTGCTTAGACCAGTAGCTTGCCTGTGTAGTCTGCATATTAACAGTCATATTAAATTTTTTATAACATTCTATTATTTGCCGTGGTGAGTACGGCGGATCCCACAAAACTACGTCTGCAACATTATCATTTAACATTTTTAAAAATTCAGTGGCGTCCATATGGTAGTCAGTATCATACTGTGGGTCTAAATCATTTGTAATTGTTGCAAGCTTGTTTTGATTGGCAAATGGATCTACAATAGTACCACTTAAATATCTTTCAATTAGCTCTCTGATAGGCTTAATTGAAAATGTGTTGCTATTTGGCATAGCCCACGCTCTGTTTATTTTAATGTCTGTCATTTTAATACCTCGTTAATTTTATATTATATTACAACTCTTGCTGTCTTTTCTTATTCGCTTCTCGCTTCTTCTTACGTACCATAGCCAGATTAAATTCTGACTCATTACAATAGTATGTATTATGTTTTCCAGCATGTTTTACAAACGCATCGTCTTTGTTTAATCTTTGCTTACAATAAGCACACGTTACTTTTTTACTCATAGTTAAATTCCTCCTATTAATTAATTTTGTACTGTTAATCACTTTCTCAATTTACCCTTCTGAGAAGACACTTTAGTTTTATTAAACTCTTTTAACATATCCTCGAATGGGCGGTGCGCTGTACTTGTTTGATCAGTACAAGTCAAATCGTCTCTTTGCCTCGGTGTATATGTCCTATGTTCCTGTACTTCACGCAACTTTGTCGCACTACCCTGAAGCTGCTGAATTTTATTTTTAAAGGCTTGAACGGGCTGACTCTTAAAATACTCATACATATCTTTAAGCAACTCGTTCTCTTCCTTTAGACGCCTTCTTTCAATTCTCAGTTCACGAATTGATTTATACATGAGCCATCCTTTATATAAATCTTTTGGCGCTGACAACTCTATCTCGTGATTAATGTCATTAAGCTCTTCTTCAATTCTTTTAATGTCATCCTTGTTACGTTCATAGTTTTTAATTACATTAGATATAATTGTCACCATTGTGCAGCTGTAATTATCAATAATGTTGTTTGCCATTTTTTGTTGCCTCGTTTCATTAATTTTGTATTGTTATATTAACATGATTTTCCTAATTTGTCAATAGCAAAAGACGCATAATTTTACTTATGCGCCTTATTTATTAATCCTCTATTGTATTCTCCATATCAAACCAACCGTCAAGCACTTTCTGTGCAACTCTCAAAGCTTTCCAGACAATCTTTAAGTCTTCTGGTTCAATATATTGGAAAGGTCTATTCCCAACAAATTTTAAGTCATAACCTTCACTGTTTTTACGCCAATAAGCAAGTGAAAAGCAATATTTTATACCGTCAGAACTTGTTGTCCATTTTACAAAATCAATTGTTTCATTAGGCTCATTGTCGTTAAAACTTGCCAACCTTTTAGGGCAAGCCCGAAGCTCATAGTCTTTATATTTCCAAGAAAATTCTAATTTTTGTTCTGTCATTAATTAATTCGCCCCCACTAAAAAACAATAAAAATCTTCGCACCAACCACAATCTTCGGCGATTTCCTGATGCTCCGTGTCAAGATGTTTACTGCACCCAATTGGGCCACCTATTTTTGTTTCTTTGCCATCTTTTATACAAGTGTCGTAATTGGCATAAATACAAAAATCACAACATGGTATGCACTCCGTTGAGCATTTAGTCATAATTTGCTTCATCCTTTCTAAATCGTAAACTGCGGGAAAATTGAATATTTACACTTGGGTATTAAATACTCATCAAGTAATTTATCAAAACAGCTACAACACAAATCGCATTCTATGGTATTTCCATCAAATTGCGAACCATAGCCTACAGTATAACGAAGACCAAAATCTTCTTGTATGTCCCATTCGTCAAATTCTTTTCCACACATATTGCATACTGTTTTAGTCATAATTGCATTTCTCCTTTGCTTCGCAAATTTTAACAAGCTTACAAAGATCTATCTCTGTAGGCATTTTTTGATCATTAACATGAATGACAAAATGTTCGTCCGAATTTAAAATCGCTTCAACAGCACGTAGAGCGTTATCAACCCCCATTGTGTAAATCTTAAGCTGTTCTTCAGTTAATGAGGTTGACAATGCAGTACGACCACAAAGCTTACGTGCTTCTTGCGGAATATTCATTCCAGTTAATAATAAATCTTTTATTTTCATTTTTATTCCTCCAATAATTCAATTAATTCATCTTCGTAAGCAACTTTCACGCCAAGGCTTTGCGCTTTAGTAAGTTTAGAACCCGCCCTCTCACCGCAGAAAAGTACATCAAGATTCTTGCTTACACCACTTACAAATCTGGCTCCCTTAGCTTCAAGTCGCTCTTTAAGTTTATCTCTACTTTGTGAGAACGAACCAGTTATGCAAAAGCGTAAGCCATTTAGAGTTGCGTCGTCAGAACGACGTTCTTCTGGAAGTACAAAGTTCATTTCTTCGGCAAGTTCATTAATTTCCTCAAGGTGATCATGCAAATAGCTGTTGATACTTTCTGCCATAACAGCTCCAAAATCTTCAAGCATAGTCCAATTAAACTTGTTGTTATATGCCTGAATAAACTCATTATAATTTCCATGGAAATAATTGGAAATAATTTTAGCGCCAGAAAGACCAATATTAGGAATGCCAAGTGCGGCAATAAAATTCTCAAGCTTCACACTTCTTGATTTTTCTATAGATTGCAATAGTTTTTCTACTGACTTTTGTCCGAAACCATCGAGCTGAGTAATTTTGTTCGCATATTCTTTTAAATGATAAATGTCTTTAAAGCTTTTGATATAACCGTGTGAAATTAATACAGACAGAGTCGCTTCTGAAAGGTTTTTAATATCCATACCTTTCTTAGAAACAAAATGTGTAAACTGAGCGAGTTTTTTACCAGCACAATTTGGATTTGTACATATCAAAACTTCTGATTCATTGTCTTTTTTGATCACGGTTTTGCCGCCACAAACAGGACAAGTAGATGGAATTTCAATCTCCCCATCGCCATCATTTATACACGACTCTACTTGTGGAATTACTTGGTTTGCACGAATTACATTTACTGTACAATTATTAGTTAATCCAAGGCTTTTAATAATACCGATATTGTGAAGCGATGCTCTTGTAATGTCTGCACCGTCAATATTTACACTATCAAAAACGGCAGTAGGTGTAAGTTGAGATGACTTGCCAATAGTCCAATCAACATATTTCAGTTTTGTGGAGTAAACCTCATCTGTAAACTTAAAAGCGTATTGGGATCTGAGGTGATGGTTTGTCGCTCCAAGAGATTCCCCGTAAGCAATGTCGTCATAACCAAATACACATCCGTCTAAGGGGTAGCCTCTTTCGTCTGCCCAATCTTGAATTAATTGCACTATGTCCTGAAGAGCAATGCTCGAATCCTTGCTTCTATATTGAGGGAAAGTCCTTATACGAGGAATTCTTTCTTGCATATGATATACAACTTCAAATCCAAGTTTTTCTAGCTGTCTTAATCTCCAATCAAAGCAATTATTAAGTCTGGTTTCATACTTATCTCCAGTATGAACAGGCGTAACACACTTCCATGCGATGAACCTCATATTACGCTGTGCTGCAATACTACTATCCAACTGACGAATAGATCCACTCACAAGATTACGAGAGTTCTTATATTTTTCTCCGTCTGGCAAGGTGCTGTTAATAGTTTGAAAATCATTATCTGCAATAATCATTTCCCCATCGACAATCAACTCTTCTTTATAGCTGATCTGCAGAGGGATATTCTTAACAACTTTAGCGCAATGGATTACAGATTCGCCAATTTCACCATTTCCGCGAGTTTCAGCAGATACCAATTGGCCTCCTAAGTAGCAAAGCGAACAACTTAACCCGTCCATTTTTGGCATAGCTACAAACTCTCTATCTCCAAGAAATTTAATAATATCATTCAAAGACTTAGTTTTGTCTAATGACAACATGGGGTGATTGTGCTTAACTTTTGGAAGCTCGGACTTAACTTCATAGCCAACATTTTGTGTAGGTGATATAGCCATAACAAAACCAGTTTTTTGTTCTAGTCCACGCAGTTCGCTCATAAGTGCATCAAATTCACGGTCTTCCATAATTGTATCGCCCGTGTTGTAGTATGCATCTGATGCCTTATTAAGCAATACCACAAGTTTTTTAATTTTTTCTATATTGTTCATCTTCTTTATACCTCCATACAAACCCACCTGCAGTCAAACGCTTATGTTTACAACACGCACTTATTCCAGTCATGGCAATTCCAGTTTCTCTGTTAGCTTCACTAATACTATTATATTCAGTGATAAAATTTCCATTTTTATCAAATTGAATGACTGGTATTGCTTTTGACTTTGTGGTCGAATTATAATTATCGTCTTTAAATTCCCATAAATATCCACCAGCTGATTGACATTGTTTGTTGCAGCATTTTGAAATAGAACTGATGCCAATTCCAGTTACTCTACTTGCATGGCTTATGCTTTCATATTCTGCAACCATATTTTTATTAAGATCTAATTGAATTACCGTTTTTTTCTGAAAATTATGTGATACACTCAACCGTTCTTTTGATTCTTTATCCATTGGTTTAGCATTACCAAAATATTTTCCTTTTCTTTGTTTACTCCATAATTGCAATGTTTCATAAGATGGGCTTTTCCCCTTATTATACGGTTCGTGACCTTGTTTAGACTTGCTCATTTTTTCTTTGGTTTTCTCGGAATGCTTCTTTCCGTAAAATGGGTTACCCTTCCCCGAGTAAATTTTGCTACGATTATTTTTCATATCGTCAGTCCATTGTATTCCAGCAAGGGAATTTTCTCCTCCAGTTGAACAATTATATCCTTTATCGGGGTTGGTGCTATCATACATTTTTATTAGCTCAATTTCTTTTTCGCATGCCTCCTCTTTTGTTAAATTCTCAAACAAAATTTTATGTTCAAAATTATCCCACCCATATTTCTGAATCGCCCTCCAGAAAAATTGTTGTCTTTTGTATCCACTCCCATCTGGATACCAGCGTTTCTCTGGTGGGTATTTATTTGTTATTCCAATATATACCTTAGAACTAGGACTTGTATGTTTGTATACACAATATTTATTTTCATCATTTGTCATAAATTCTCTATAAATAATTGAACTTTATTGCATCTTTTGTATTATTTATTAAACCTCCTCAATTTATAATTAATTTTGTATTGTTATTTAGCTGAATAGATTATCTACTCAAATTCGTCTCCTTGTGTTATAAAGCAACTATCGCATTTGCCATTATTCATACACGACCAATGTCCAATATAAGTGTTACACAACAATCTTCTCTGTTCCATTGGCAACTTTAAATATTCTTTACAAATGAGTTTGCCAATTTCTGACTCTTCTTTTTCAGGGTGTTTTTCACACTCTTGCAAACACCATTCAATATCATCGTCATCGTAATTGTCATCATCTAAAAGAATGTGCAAAAGCCCACCAGAACCACAACCTTCTAAATTATAAAGACAGCCTATGTACTCACGTATGGTTCCTAAGTGTTTGCTATAATATTTACAATTCATACAATCACTCCTCTATCTTCTCAGCAACGTCATCAACTCTACGCTTAAGATCCACCAACTGCTCTTTTGTTAAATACTCCAACATAGAAAATGATTTTGGCAACATTAATACAGGTCTGCCAAGAAAATCCGAAATACTTCTATGCCACATAGATGCTTCTTCAGGTGTCCATACATTTTCGTCAAACCAAATAACAACCACGTCCGTATCTTCAACAACAGATTTTTCAAACGTCTTAACCGCAAAGTCCTTTGGTATCGTCATAGCTGAAGGAATATTCTCAATATCATACATCATCTGTTCATAAAGACGTCGAGCTTCCTTAGAGTTTTCATATGGTTTACACCACAATAACCTTTCCATACCAAGAAGTTCGCTACGACTAATTAAATCATTGTTCATATTATTCAGCTCCTTATATTAATTTTCTTCCACATTTAGGACAATAGTTTGCTTCTTCAACACATCTTGAATAATAATAATCGTCACATGGTACATACAAATATGGCTTATCGCCAACCATTATAATCGAGTTGGCTTCGTCCCAATGACATCCAAACTGCTCTTTATATGCGTCTAAATTGCTCCAAATCTTATCACACAAATCGCACATTATTTTTGCACCTCCAAAATTCTTTCGTCAAGCAGCATATTGATCTTCTCTAAAAACATTTCCTGCACCTCTAAGTCAATTTCGTGTTCAATCTCGGTATAATCATAAAACTTATTGAAATTATAATTACACATACCGCCATATGCACTGAACTTAACTCTAACCTTATCAGCATAAGATTTGGCATCTTTGTCATAAACACCAAGCCAAAATTCATCATAACAACCATATTCGTCCTCTTTAGCGTTTTTGGCCGTACTACCAGATATGCACCATGCATTAATTACGTCATTGCGCCAAAATAGCGGTTCACAGATTTTACTACGATCTTTGACAGCAAGATGTCTGCAATCTTTCATTGTAAGATTATATTTGTTTTTTACGGTTGGTTTTCTCATTTACTATGTCTCCTTAATTAATTTTGTATTGTTTCGTTTATTTGAACATCTTTAATCACAACCTGACTGTCAAGTTTGCCTTCATAAAAATTAAGCCCTAAAGTACCAATAACAGTTATATCTGCTTCTTGATCTCCCCAGTTATTACTAATCCACTGATAGAGTTCATTATCTTCCTTACAAAAAAACATTATATATTTAACAGCTGTTTCTTCGTCATAAATTTGAATAGTATCTTGTTTCTTACCGCAAATTTTTGCATTTTCTGAAGTAATGTGCAAACCCTTAATAGCAAACAGTGGCTCATCAACACCACGTGCCCAAAGAGTTTTATAATTGTCAAGCGATAAAAAAACCTGAGCTTCAAGTTCATTTGCTTCAACTTCAAAATCTACATCATAAATTTTGTCCATAGACATATTAGCAAGCTGTTCATTGAGCCACTGTTTTGTAGCTTCAACATTGTCAATAGGAATACTAATTCCACACGCAGAAGCATGACCTTGAGCGTAATTTGTATAAGGACACGTATCAATTAAATTTCTTAAATCTTCAACTGGGCAATGATCAAAAGCACGAGCAGAGCCGCCATATTCATTATCATTTCTTTTTTGAAGCAAAACTGTAGGTTTATTTAGGGTTTCCGCAACCTTAATTGCAACAACGCCTGTAAGTGAACTATCAATAATTCCAGTAGAGTCAATAATAGCAACTTTATCAGTACTATTATTAGCCATATCAACTAACTGTGGAAGCGCTTTTTTACGCTGACGATCTTGTTTGCTTTTGTATGATTTAGCTAACCTTACAACATGCTCATAAATATTTTCTTCAGTTGGAAAATCTTCACCACGTTTTGTATATTCAAAAGTTTCCGATTCATCTTCACAAAAAGCCCTTGCAAGCAACTGTCTTTCTTCAAAAGAAGCCATACGTAAATATGCATTAATCAATGTTGATATATAAAATGTTATAGTAAATGGGCTAATAATTCCTTTTGTCGAAAACTCTTGTGCTTTTAAAATTTCTTTGAACATTTTGTTTTGAACATTACTAAGTCCTTGATTAACCGCAGCCCTTGTTGGAAAAGATTTAATATTCATTGAATCTGCTAAGTCAGCCAACGCCACAAGATCAATAAAATCATCAGCATAATCAGTCCAATAATAGGCATCTAATGCCTTACAATAATCATATGTGATATGAGCACCACAAGCATCTTTATTTGGGTAGTTATTAGAAGTTTGATTATTCACAAGAATTGCGGGATTTGTTTTATCAGAACTATAGGTATGATGGTCCAAAATTATTATATCTATTCCTTTGTTAATTAACTCTTGACACTCGTCAATATCGTTACTTGACGAGTCGGGAATAATTAATAATTTTACTCCATTTGGAACGTCAAAGTCATTTGAGGCCAATCCATGTGCTTTAGGTCGCCTATGAATAATGATATGTACTTTACAGTTTGGTGCAGCTTTTTGAATATATTTATACATAATAGTTCCGCTGCACTGGCCGTCCGTATCTGAATCAAACAAAATTGCTATGTCATCTTCTTTTTCAGCATGTCTTGCAAAACACTCAACAGCTTGTTCAATATTATCTAGACCTTGATATTCTTCATCATCTAAATGATTGAGATTAATATATTCTTGCCAATTCTCAATTCCTCTGTTTTTAAGAGTGGTTTCGATAACATTATCTATATCATTATCTCCAATTAACTTGTATTTCAATACGTCATTCCTCCTTGCTGTATCCATATATTACCACATTAATTTTGTATTGTCAATACCTAAAATGAAAAATAGGCCGCAGTTTTTACCACAGCCTATTGAATTTTAATAGCGCAGTTTATATCCTCTGGCACCCGCAAAATAACCTAATTGTTTCTGATCGTTACAAGCATTACATATAGGTAGTATCCATCCGCCTGTCGTATGAGTACTCTTTTCCCCACATATATAGCAAGTCTTACTGCTAATCTTTGTATACTTATCTATAATATTGTCTATGTTATATCCTATATCGCCTATTTCATCAACTTCTTGACCTGTATATGCTCTATTTTTCCAGTACCAATATAATCTTATTTCTCCAAACTTTTCTTTCAGTTGTTCAATAATGAAATCATCAGCATACTTACCAAGCACATTAAGCAATTCGTCACACATTTGTTTTCCAAATGCGTTAATCCATCCATTAGGTAATTCATTTATCCAACAATCGTTTTCCGTGCACCACGGACAAGTACTATTGTCTTTAACGCGTAAGAATGGATATTTTTCGTTCCAGTCTCTATCATCGGCTTCTTTATCTTTTAGCCAGTCTTTCATTTCGTTGCTCATAGTTTACCCCTCAAACTTGCTAAACAGTTCACTCATTGACATGCCGTTATATCTAGCTAAGTCAATTGCCAATGCACATACATTTCCTGGCTGCGAGCATCCAAGTTCTTCAGATAGATAGTCTGTTAAACAATCGTATTTATGCGGCTTCCAAAATTCTTCATATTCTTTATACAAATAATGAAAAGACGCTTTCTCGTTATCTGGTTCATTATTCCAATCATCTCTTAAATCCTCACGTGATGGCCCATCCCAAGCAATAAGCTCATTCCCGTTAATTGTGAATATTGAATATGCTGTCCCCATATTTGAGCCTTTTGCATAACGCCACCATCCATAATGTTCTGGCCATTCAGTCATTTCATCCAGTTTATGCATATCTGATTTTTCAAGCTCCCATATCTGATAATATGGCTTATCTGTACCTTTGTATGTCCTTGTTGCCTCAATACCCAATTCTTTAAAAGCGTTTTTAATTCCACCGCTTGCTAAAATCTCTATTTTCATTACTGTTCTGTAGACTCCTTTTTGCTATTGTAAAATGTTTTTATTAGACTTTTAACTGGTTCTTTGTTTATATTTTCATAACACCATTGCAAATAATCTGGTGCTACTTTATCAACTTCTGCAATTGTTTTACCCTTCCATTTTCCGAAATTGAACACCCAAGTATCAATATTTGGTAATTCTTGTTTTTGGGTAGAAAAATTATCGAAATCCATAGTTAAACATTTTCTTGATGCAAGATAATCAGCTAAATGTACCATTCTGGCATATTTATTGTTAGGCTTTGGAAGTACTGTATTACTTTTTTTATCCGTATTCCAAGCCCCCATATGTCTCGAAATTATATCAGCAACCATTTCTATTTCCTCATGATTTAAATATTGTCCATCGTAACTACGAACTACTTCTGCCATTTGAAGTGGATGATCAAACTTGGTATATTTAGAAGCTTCATAATCTTCTTGGGTTCCTGATTTTCTTCCATCATGTATAAGCCCTGATAGTCTCATTAAATCCATTTCTCTACTTGTAAGTTTGCTGTTATATTGTTCAAGCTCAAAAAAGAAATTAAGAAATCTAACTACTGCCATTTGATGACGCATAAGTCCTCCTTCGCCTAGAGAATATGCTGGGTGATACTTACCAGTGCTCGAAGCCCCGACATGCCATATGTACTCAGGAAGATTATCAAGAAGCACTATAGCAAATTCTTTAATGTCTTGGTTTTCAAATGTATTTAGAATAGGTTCTACTAAATTAAGTCTTTCTTCTGTCATTGTTGCCTCCGTTAAAAATATATGTTTTGTCTAAATTTAATTTCAAGTGTCCGTCTTCTTCAAAACTAAGCCAAATAGATAAATCATCTATTTGAGATTGATTGATATCTCCACAAATACTTTCTGCAGAGTCTATTAATTTTTGCCCTGCTTGTTTTAATGCATTTACATATCTCTGGTTGCCCATTTTCACTTCTCCTTTGATTAATTTTGTATTGTTTTATTTAATTTTAAACATACACTTTTTATAAAGTATATTCCAATTATCAGGGTTATCCATCGGACTTTCTTTTTCATCAAGCAAATTTTGTTTATCAACTATCGCATAAACACTAATTCCATCCATAAACATATTTGCTATGTTTTGCAACTCGTTATCATCACAATCTTTATCTAGTGCCAAAATAGGTGTACACCCAGTTCTCGTAATCAACTCGATTTGATATTTACTGATACACTTACCCCCAGTGGCGACAACATTTCTTAAACCAAGCTCTGCGAGTTTTAGCACACTCTTTTCACTTTCGACAATAATTAGAGTTTTGCTATTTTTAATATATTCTTTATTTTCCCACAGTCCGTATAATATTTTGCTCTTGTTGCACTTTTCTAAATAAATAAATCGGCTGTGCCGTTCATCTGGCTCTCCCAAATATCTACCCTTTACACCAACAAGCGAACCTACGCTATCATAAATAGGAATCGCTACGTAATTACTATATGGATCATAAGATATTTTGAAATCTGATTGCGTTTGTAAGCTAATTCCTTCATTCTCCCACATCTTATTACCATACGGCAAATAATATGACAGTATCTTCTCTGGTATAGGCTTCACAGGAGTATTATCTTCATCATCTTCTCCAGTAGACATTTGTTTTAACAGTTTAAGTATCTGCAAACTTTCTGGTATATCTGTATTTTCACCATAGTAATCTAAGCCTACAAGATTACAAACAAATTTCATTGCTTCAGCAAACGAACAATCTTGAACATATGAAATTAAATCAAATATGTCAGCTGCTCTTCCGTTTTTAGTTATCTGTCTAGTGTAGTTGGTACAACTAATATATTCATTTTTGTAAATTACTATCGCTCTGGGATTATCCCCATCTGGATTGCCGCATGAAAAATATTCGCCATGATCTTGAATGTGATGACACCCAATTTCTGATAAGATATCAGAAATAACTTCTCTATTTAGTATTTCTTCTTTTAACTCTCTGATATCCATATCTACCACCTGTCTTAACTAATTTTACTGCCACAATAATAACACATTAATTTTGTATTGTCAAGACGTTTAATCATCTTCTTCACGAATTATTGCAACCAATTTTGTTATGATGTCTGCAGCTTGATCTATCTCTTTTATAGTATTTTCATAACCTAATGTAATTCTAATACTACTTAAAGCTTCTTCGTTAGAAAGTCCGATAGCTTTTAAAACATGCGATGGTTTTGCATTTCCTTCGTGGCAAGCTGAACCAGCAGAAATACAAATACCATATAAATCACATAAAGTAACCAACCTCGAACCAAGCACTCCGTCAAAACGAATGTTGATGTTTGACGCAACACGATCTTCCAATGAACCATTAAGATAAGAACCTTCAATCTGCAAAAGCCTTTCTAATAGTCTGTCTCTTAATGTCCTGATATATTCGTTGCGCTCTTCCATATGTTCTACTGCATCTTCAAGTGCCGCAGCCATAGAAACAATGCCAAGAACATTTTCAGTTCCTCCGCGTTTATTACTTTCTTGTTTGCCGCCATTTATTAGTTTACTGATAAGAATACCTTTTTTAACATACAAGAAGCCATTACCTTTCATACCACCCCATTTATGAGCAGAAGCAGACAACATATCCACATTGAGTTCTTTAACATCAACTGGAATATGACCTACTGCTTGTACCGCATCTGTATGAAAAATAACTTTATTATTATGAGCCATCTGTGTCGCTTTTTCTATTGGTTGAATAGTTCCAAGCTCGTTGTTAACATACATATATGATACTATCAAATCAGGTGGGAACCAAACTGATTTTAAATAACTCTGAATATCATCATCAACTTGAGAAATATTAATAACTCCATTTGTATTAACAGAGGTATGTTTATATCCTGATTTTACTGAATGATGCTCCATTGTGGATTTGATAACATCTCTTGTATCCAATGCCCACGTATTAGCTTCAGATCCTCCACTTGTAAAATAAATCTCATCTGGTTCTGCATTTATACACTTAGCGATTCGCTCTCTGGCATCTTCAATTAGCAACCTAGACTTCCTGCCAAATTCATAAGAAGAACTAGGGTTTCCATAGTCATCAAGATGCTCTATAATTGCCTTCTTAGCCGCCTCACACAATGGTGTTGTAGCTGCATGGTCTAAGTATATTATTTTAACCACTCTCCTTTTAATATTAAAAATAGGTCAAGATTTTATTCCTGACCTGTATTTTCAGCACTTTCCATAGCTTTAACTTTGCGCCTCAGCTTAGCAATAATTCGCTGATTACCAGATGCATCACGCTGTTCAAGTTTATAGATACGTACTTTCAAAGATTCAATTGTCTGCGCCATTATAAGATCCTCCTGTAACGTTTTTAATAAATATTTATTCTCTCTCCAATATGTTCGTCTTTAAATTCTGTCATAATATTATCATCTCAATTGTCTAAAAATAATTTGGCAGCGGATCAGGGTTACGCTCCCCGTCTTAATGCTTCAAAGGCATTTTTGCTACTATTACAACAATCCGCCATGTCTTTATGTGTGTAGGACTCACGGCTATCGCAACTTGTACTTCGTTTTAGCAACCGATAAACTCATTCTTCACTCTACAAAACCTTATCCTACAATGGTTTTTGTTCAACGATATTTAATGCATTTGCAAGAAAGGCAAACAAAATACCTCTCTAGGAACTCCCTCTACACATGGCAGACGAGATTTAATCTTCGTGAATGACGACTTTGCAAGTCGTTTAAACGCTAATTCATTGTCCACGAATATACATCTAATTTATATACCGCCATAATGCAATGCGGTTTAACTAACAGTTATAACTTGTTAGTTATTGGAGCGAACAGCGGGAATCGAACCCGTCTCCTCAGCTTGGGAAGCTGATATTCTACCGATGAACTATGTTCGCATGTTTAACAGGCAGATGGTTTCCGAGAGCCTGCATTCTAAATCTCATTCTCAACTGTCTTTCAAGTTGAACCTGTAAAACTGCCTGCCTTTTGAGGCTGTTCCCTGACTATACTCAGTTAAATCGGTATAGTTCTCGAACGTAATGTGTGTTGCGTTGGTGGCATCCTAAGCTTCTTACTTCCACTATGTTTTACCCAACGCCTTACAATTGTTCACTCACAACAACTGCAACTTGTGTGCTAAGTTTTCGTTATTACATTAATGAGTGTTTGTAATAACAGCTACATCTTGATTAGCTCGTGCTATAGAATATTTATTCGTCAGAATCAGAAATATCAACAATAACACCGTCAGAATCAGTTACCTTTGGCATCTGACCATTCCATTTTTCGATATACTTATTCTGAATTACTCTATCATCAAGCGAGTCTGAAATCTTTTTGTTGGCTTCTGCCTCTGCTCCAGCTGCAATCTTTTTTGCTTCTGCTTCACCCTCAGCCTTTGTAATTTCAACCTCTGCTTCAGCTGCTGCCTGATCTATATTCTGCTGATTAATAATTTCCTGCTGTTCTTTTGCAAGTTGTGCCTTTTGTTTATCTGCAATTGCTTGGTTATACGACTCTTCAAAGTCAGCATTATTAATAACTACTTTATTGACATATATAACGTCCGTACCATATTTCTCATCGAGACTATTCTGAATATTTGTCAATGCTAAAGGCTCAATAACTGAGCGATTTGTAGCGTCTGTATCTGAAAGAGTTTTGCTTGACGATTTAATAGCTGAGCTTACCAGACTTTTAGAAACAAGGTTATTTTCATAATCTGAAATATTAGCATATATCCATGCTGATTTTTCAGGGTTTATCTGATATGTAACTGTAATACCTTTGTACTGGATAGCTGTTCTTTCTGATGTTTCTGACCAGATTTCATCGTCTTCAAATTTAATATCCTGCTGCTTGTTGTTTACCGCTTCAATGCTCTGGACAAACGGTATCTTCCAATTAAAACCGTTTGACAATGTGTTTTCTTCAATCTGACCAAATGTACTTCGTACACCCGTATATCCTGTGGGGATAATTTCGAAGCTAAAAGCACCAATAAACACTACAATTCCAACCAAAATCAATGCAACAAAGGTCTTGTTTTTTCCAATCGGATCGTCGCCATATCCATCGTTGTACTTGTTAATTGCCAAACATACAATGCCTGCAATGACGGCTATAATGCCTACAATTAAGATAATTATGTTCATATTAAATTTAAATCTCCTTTTTGTCTTTTGTTTTATATTGTTATTGAAGCTTCAATGGTGCCCCCAACAGGACTTGAACCTGTATGCCTCTCGGCACTAAAACCTAAATCTAGCGCGTCTGCCAATTCCGCCATAGGGGCATATGTGACAGTTTTAACTTCTAATAGACTGCCAAACTATTAGAGCAATCACCTTCATCCTTAGTAGGAGCCTATACAGTTTGCTCGTAGTATAGGGTTTAATAATGTTCAACATAGTTCACCACACTATGTCAGTTCTCTTATGAACTTCTCAATCTACGATTTTCCTCTCATATTCGAAGCCTTCAAGGTAATCTGTTCTAATGAATGATCAAGAACTACACTTTCAACCGCCAGTCGTTTGCGGCTTACACCACTTTCAAGGTCGTGCGATGGCTATGGTTTGTTTTACAAGGACAACCACAAATCTTGGTGCATTTTCAATTATATAAACCGTGTGCATTTCTCCGTCACGGCCTTGGCGGCAATATATGGACTCAAACCATAACTATATATTTCGTAGATATATGTGCTATTCAATTACACTATACTGCCATATCTGTGCCGTGTTTAGCGTCTCGGCACATAGACTATAAAGAATTTACTTCCAAATTCTGTAATTATTATATACCATTAATTTTGTATTGTCAATAGGTTTTTAAAAATTTTTTTTAATCTTTTACATATCTATAAGACTTTCCGTTTTCTTTCCAATTGATTGTCTTATACACCATCTCATCGGTATCTTCCCATGGACCAATCAGAATTCCCCATATAAACACATCATCTTCTCCAATAAGTGTTACAATAGTTTGATCGTCATTTTCTTCAAAGTATTCGTTTGTTGCATCCATAACGGCGGCAATAAACGTATCAAGACTTTTATACGATTTCATTTCTTCATAATTCATATTCATTAAATCTTCAAAATTAACTTCACCATATTCGTCTTTAATGACTACAGGGCAAATACACTCGCCTGCTCTTTCAACAGCAAAATAATTTTTAGTCATATCTTTTTATTCCTTTCAATTAATTTTGTATTGTTTATTGACTGTACATATAATAACATTTATTCAACTATTTGTCAATAGGTTTTTTAAAAAAATATACGTTTTTTTATTTGTCGTTCTTATGTGCAGCTACACATAATGCTGCAACAGTTATGCCTGTTATTGCTCCGACAAATAAGCCAACTCCGAGTCCTAAGTAAAACATATTTATTCCTCCATAAATTCGTCTTCTAAAACAAGCACGTTAATTTTGCCAGAGTAGTATACGCAGGCATCTATCCCAATATATCTATTACCATAATAAATAGAAAAGTCTGCTTCAGGGCCCAATTCTGGTTTACACTCATATTTACGTCTTGGGTAACTCGTATGAAAATGCCCAAATACTAAAGTTTTATCAGGTGGCAACAAGCCTTGCTCTGCTAGCTCAAACGGATTACTCCACATAGAATTATCCCATTCTTCTTGTGTTGCATTGCGCCAATCATGGTTGAAAGTGCCATCATATTTTAGTGGAATCCAACTATGAACAAAAATGTGCTCCTTTAATTCCACATAGTTTACCATACTCCCTGTAAAATCTTTTATCTTTTCATAAGCTACATTACAAGCTTCTTGAAAAGTTTGTGCTTCTGGAGCTAAATCTATAATAGTTTGCGCTGTACCATTATGCCAATCATAGTATTCAGTATATCCGCGACTAATACACTGCATTAAAAGGATGTTATGATTTCCTTTTACTAACTTAACCCTATCTAGATTCATTAAAAAATCAATAATCTCTTGAGGTTGTCTTCCACGGTCTAGGTAATCCCCCACACCTATGAGCCAATGTTCTTGATTATTAGGATCAAATCCTGCTTGATCTAATGCGGTTTTAAGCTCATTAGCATATCCATGACAATCAGAAAAAATAAAAAATTTAGGCATTATTTACCCTCCTTTATAGCGTTTAAACTCTCTGTTATTTGCGCAAGATTTTTACTTGTTGCACTCGCTGTAGCAGTGAATGCCTTTATACATTGTGACAACTTACGCGTTGCTATAACTGTCATAAATGCATAAGTATGCCCTCTCTTAACCGCCGCATAAACAACTGTATAACCACCTTGTTCTCTCACAGCTTCATCAAATATCTTCTGTTCTGTTTTATTATAATGGTGTTCAGCTATAAATTTTTTGCGAAATTTAGCTTCTCTATTCGATAATTGTGATATCATTCTTCCGCCTCGCTTTCGAGCCATTCTTTACAATGCGTAATACAATCACGATCACATTCGTGCTGTCTTACCCTTACTAAAGGACACTCATTTAATTCTTGTGACTCCGAACACTCGCTACAATCAAAACTAAAACTAAGCCAATCTGCCATTTCCTCAACGCTCATCTGTTTAATGCGTTCAAAATTTGTCATAACTCAATCCCCAACTTTTTTGCTGTCTCATATATCTCCATATCGAAACATCCACATCCATCATTATTAATTGTCGGCCTATCGTGTAAAACACAATAATCTTCTACACAATGTTTACAGTTATAACAACGGTGTGGGATATATGCATTTAATTGTAGCACTAAATATCTTAGTGTCTTATTTTCTTCTTGAAGTTTCATTATTCAGTATCCTCCAACCAATCTAAAGCCTGCCCACAACTAGGACAATATTTGAATTTGAAGTTTTCAAACACTTCAGTTTCTTCTCTCCAACCGCAGTTAGGACATTCATAATATTCATATAATTGTTCTCCCTCTACGCAACCAATTCCGTCATAACACAAGTCTTGGTCACAATGATATAGTGGTATCTTCGGTATCTGCTTTTCAAGTGCCGAGATTACAATATACATTTCCTGAGTAGTGCACATATTTAAGTATGCATTTTCTGCTAAGCTTTGAACAAAACTATCTCTTACTTCCTGTGGTGTCATTCTTTAAACTCCTTCGGTTTATAAACTCTGCAAAATCTGCCCTCGAAATTATATTTAGCTGATTGTTTTGCCCAACATTTCCCTGGATAATCATACCCAAGAATATGCTCAGCCCAATGCTTGCAAGTCCCACAACGCTTGTGCTTTTTTCTGTATTCATTCGGTGTCATTTCTATTCATCCTCCTCTTCATTATTAAACACCCTTTCAAAAATTGAAAGGAGTTCATCTGAGCTTATGTAATATCTCTTGATTCTGCTATTGCACCCATATTCTTCGACAGGAATTGATCCTCCCAGATCACCAACAAGAACACTTTCCTTGGGAATATAAGATAGTTTTTTAAGAAGCGAATTATCTGATTCAACGCTTGTCATTTCTGCTCACATTCCTTTCCATATACTGTCTTATATCCTTCTACAAAAAGCCTAAGCTGCGTATATAACTTAGGAATAGTTTCTGCAAAACATTCAATAATAGGAGAACATAGAAAGAAAGTATAAGGCTCGTTGGTGTTATACCCATTTTCATTCATAAATTTCGTAAACTCGTTTAGCAAGTCATCCAAATATTTTGCTTCGCCTGTCTTACCTTCATCAAACAAATAAGCAGTTTCAACCCCAAGTGAATATAGCCCTGTCTTACGAGAATAAGTAATATCAATATCATTCATAGTGTAAATATTAGCTGGCCCCGATACTAAACAGTCATAGGATTTAATACCCCAAATAAATTTTAAATCACCACAATTATATTCATTATCTTCCCAGTCTGAATATTTATGCTTCATATAACGAGAATAAAAACGCTGCCTTAAATCATAAAACCAAAGCGCTATTCTAGTTTTTAATCTTATTTTATTCATTTTTTTGTTATCTCCTTAATACCATAATTGATCAAAATATTGTTCTAATAGCACAAAAAGATCATGTTTCTTATCTGTATATACATCCATACAATAATCCCGATATCCTTTTGCCGCGTCTTCTCCTTGGTTTTCTTTTATTTCAAAATATTTGTTTATATCGTATATTTCATAATCTTCATTAATAAAATATTTAAGTTGGTCTCGAATAGAGTCAATAACATTATTTGTTTCTTCTTCACTTAAGGTTTCATGAGATGAATTTTGAGATACAAATAAGCCAACGTTATGTTTTTTAAACTTTCCAAGAAGCTTATACATTCTATCAAGTAGTTCCCGATCAAAATTGAAAACTTCCCTGTCGTCATATCCCTTCACAGCACGACGAAAGGCATAGCGAAAAGCCCAACAAGCTTCTCTAATTTTTCCCTTTAATGTTCTCCACTGCATAGCTGTCTTTAAATCTTCTTTTAAAGTATGCATTTAGCTCACTCCTTTATTTACTTAATATAGGACAAGCAGTTATTCCACGTTCCTTTAAATATTGAATACATTCGTCGGCAGAAAAATCTTTCATAATCTCATTAAGACTTATGTTGCTATTTTCTTTATAAACATACTTACAAGAAATTGTGTCAAAATGTTTATAACACGTTAATGACAGGTCACCAGTATAGTTTATCAGCACAGCTGGCTTATTCCTAAAAACAGTATATTCACGATCCAGCCCGCATACATAATGATTTCCAAGATATTCGAAACATTCTTTAAACGTTTTATTTTCAAAAATGACTGTTTCGGTAGGATTGTCTGAAGACATTATTTGTTTAATCCATCCAATTTGCTCCCATGGCTCACCGTTAATAGAAACGTATGTTTTTCTATTATATACTTTTAACAAAACTACTACCCCCTATACCATTGCTTTAATGATCAATATCATGCTTAAAATCTACAATTTTAATGCCTAAAAGCAATTTCCACATAATCTTTTGAAACCAATTGAAGTGCTTGGTGCTATTTATAGTTATATTGCCAAAACTTAAAGTTGATTTTTGGTTTATGGGGTATGATGCTTGTATTGCTTCAAAATATGGTTCCATTCTACCTTGCAACTCGAAGACATCATTCTGTAAAATATCAAACTCGCTAACAACAGTTTTCATTATAAACCTCTCTTTTTGTTTTCATTACATAATATCCTTAGCATTTCTTTTATTTCGGTCTTCGTTAACCAACACATCTCAAATGGACATATCAATTTCCCATTTTTTAAACGCGAATAGTTACACCAATCACATTTTGTCATTCGGCCATCTCTCCTTCTATCATAATGCTTTCTTCTTCCTCTGGGTTCAGCCATATTGGATAATCTTCCCCAAGTTCTCTGTCTGCGTGATTATAGTCTATACAAACTATACCCAATCCTTTTTCATCGTATCGAACTGTCATCACATAATTGTTATCCAATAAACAAGTAACCGCTTTTTTAATAGCATTTTCAAATTCTTCGTGAGTGGAATAGTCATCTTTGCAAATTATAATTGTATTAACGTCATTCATGTTATACTCTCCTTAATAACTATCATAAAAATAAACTTCCAAATCATACTTATCCATCAGTTTACGAAGCGTTTGCAAATTCTCAATATCACGTTTTATATGCTCGGAATAAGGCCACTCTTCATCATCCCAATCCCAAATTGAGCCACCATTATCTTGCCAGTTATCTGAATTAAAAGCCTGTAACCCTTTGATAATGTTATCTATGTCTTCTGTTGTTAAAGGTCCAGTAATACCGTTATCAGATGTGCCTTCGACTGTATCAAAGATCATACTACGAATATTCCAACATTTTCGCCATGCACATATTTCAAAATCATATTTGTGATTTTTATCCCAATCCATATTAAATTGCTGTAATTCAGTAATACTGTTTGTATATTCTGTACGTTTTATTTCAATACCATTGTCTAAGCCCATAGGTTATTCCTCCGTTAGTTGCTCACGTTCTGTAGCCTTCTTACGCAAGATCTAAAATATCTAGCGCTATCTGCTTTCTGCTTTATTTGTGTGCTTTTTGATTTTCTATATTCGTATTCAGCTTTATAAACATCAAAAACACCTTCAACAGTTACTGGTATATCATAAGATTGATGTAAATATCGTGCTTTCCATACACCATCAAATGTAAGATATTCTCTATTATTGCCATCGTCAGAAAGTATAATTCTTTTTTCTCCGATATGAAATAAACAGGTATTTTTTATAATCTTCACTGCATCCTTTGCTTCTGAGAGAAGCTCATTATATTTTAATATGAGTTCAATATCTTCTGGTGTTAAATTTTCAATTAAATCAATTGTTATTTCCATTATTCTGATCCTTTCTTGTTTTGTATATTTTAATCATCTGAAATTACATATCCAAAAGGAACTTCACCATTAGCAATTTTTACCCAATGCAACACAACGGATGGAGAAGCATTTTTATTTTCTTTAAGATTCTTTTTTGCTTGTTCTTGAAGTGCTCTGAAAGTTTCTGGTTTGATAGTTTTTTGAAAATGGTCTTCATACTGTGGATAAAGCATATTATCATAATCAATAATTTTCATTCCACATTCATTATCAGGATAATTCCAATCACGTATAAAATCCCACATAGTACATCCTGCTTGAAATCCTGTTATACCAAACTCACTTGCAAGATACCAAGCAACTGCAAGACTTGCTTGTGCGATTGCTCTAGGTGCCTCACCGTATCCACAATTATAATTTTCTTTAATGTCTTTTAGATATTCAATAAGTTCATTGAAATCTTTAATTTCTTTCCTTCTGTCTTGTAATTCTTTTTTGATCTCAAATTCGTTTTGCATTTATTTTTTTCTCCTTTTATTAATTTTGTGCCTTTATTTTACTACATTAATTTTGTATTGTCCATTCGCAAATTAGACAATCTTTGGGTATACTATTTGTGAATGTTGAATAATTAATTTATATTTCATTATTCAGAACGTCCTTCGTACATAGCAAGTTTTTTTCTAAAAAATACAATATATTTATTTTGATTTTGTTTGTAGCTATAATCATCATCGTACTCATCAAATGCTTTAAGTCCATTACTTTTACACCAATTGACATAACTATATTCTGGAAATTTCCTGCAAAACTCTATTACATTAGTAATATTTGTTTGTTTAAAAAAATCTACATGTGTAAATGCATAAGTAGTGTCTTCCAAATCCCTGCTAAGATAATTAGAAAACTCTACATACATATCTCTATCTTTTTCTAGCTGTTTTTCAATAAGTTCTTTTTTTCTTGCTTCATAAATCTTGGTCCATTGCTTTTCAAAATTTTTAGTAACCGATCCATATTTTAAGTTATATTGATTTTGAATATCAATATATTTTACTTTTTTATGTATTAAATTAATAATTGCTTTTGCTTCTTCTTCTGTTAAATCCTCAATATCTCTTACTTCTTCTTTGTTCACGTTCACGTTCACACTATTATTATTAGAATTAGTATTAGAATTATTATTAATGTTATTATTAGAATTAAGAGTTTTATTTACTTTTCCTACACTGCATTGACAGGCATCTGCAATTTCCCTCTGCGTAGAATTAGGATTATCTTCCTTGTACTTAATAATTTGTTTTGTTAATTCTTTATTTTCTCCACAAAATGCCTTTTCTCTTTTTAATTGCCCTGCATCAATGGTATTTTTTAAACCTGAAATAAGCATTTTAATCATTGGCTTCGTTGATTCTTCCTGATACAATCCATACCTTACGAGGGCAATAAAATATTCTGCACACATCTCTGGACCAAGTTGTTCTTTTACTAATACTGCTTGTTCTAAATAACTTTCATAAAACTGAAAACACACACTTCTGTCAAATTCCTTGTTATTCATTCTTCGTTCCTCCGTATTTTTTATCTTTTGTTATTATAATATTCAGTTACGCTTAACTGTAACTCTTCAGAGTCATCAAATAACCAAACATAATAATTATAATTATCTCTATCTCTTCTTTTTCCGAAAGGCTTAAATCCATGATTTACTAGCCAGTCATACAATTTCAGCCTTTTGCAAACATACACCTTTAAATCTTTCATAATTGCTCCTTGTATCACCACAATGGTTCTTTCTTCTTCTTTTCTTTTGGCACAAGAACTCCATTTTTCTCAATCCATAAGTTTCTGTCCAAATCCGTATTTAATAAATACACTGCCTTGCTACCTCGTCTATTTTTAATTAACGAGCACGAAGTCAAATGTTCGTTTGTGTCAAGTTCAATATCTTTATAAGTACCATCCTTATTTTTGGTTCTTAAAACATAATCTTCATACATTTCTTTCTTAAGATGTAATAACACAACCATTTGATCAAATAAATGATAAATATATGAAGCATTAGAAATTGCTGAGGCGTTAACATCTTCTGGTCTCATTTGAAAGGCACTGTTGTTCATCTGCGCTGAAAGAATAGCTGCACTTTTTAAAGTTTGGTTGAGTTCACACAGGCGAGTTGTAGTAGTTACAAAGTCACTCCACTTCGACATGTCGCTTCCTGTTCCATGTTTAAGTGTATCATAAAACCAAACATCTACTCCTTTTGACAATACAAATTGGCGTACCATTCTCTGAAGAGCTGCGTCAGAATAATCGGCACTGCAATTTTTAAAAAGAAGCGTGTCTCTGCCATTTTCCTCAAACCATTTCATTGCATCTCTTACACTACGATATTCACGAGATGTTTCCTCAAGTCTTTTCTTAAACTGCTCTGTTGTTTCTGTATAATTACCTTCATTATCTATATTTCTATAAATGATATTTCCATTATCATCTTTATACGCACCAGTTTTAAAACGTTTTTCTTGAACGCAAAGTTCATTTCCATGAAGATTTTGAATAACAGGCGAATTTAAAACAACTGCGATTTCCGCATTTCTCATGCTCTCAGCACTCATTTCATTAGCAATAAATGCAACTTTAACCCCTTCGACTAAAGCCAAATGCGTTGCAAGATAAATTAACGACCTTCCTTTACCAGAATTAGAGAGTGCTAGCACACCAAGTGAGTCTCCTGGCATAATTCCTGCACAAGCACGATTAAGAAAATCCCACTCTAACTGATATCCTCTTTCAGGAGTTTCGAGATAACCTTCCATAACAGATAAAGCATTATCTGATAAATCTATTGGATCATCTATACCTGTGATAATTCTTGAACATACTTTATCTAAATTACCTCTAATTAAATTAGCACAATCATCCGCAGATAATGAATTAAACTTTGGATGGCTTAAAATACGGGATACATCATATCCATTTTTATTAATACCACGAAGCACACTCCATTTTTTAAGAATACCAACTTGTTGCTTTAATTCTTCGCTTGAAGTTACTGCAAACTTCATAAGCTCTTTAACTGTTTTAAACATACCAAACTTTTTATAACCTTGCATACGAGTTGTATTCATAGATGCGAACATATTCATTTTTGCTTCTGTTACATCTGTAGAATAAGTTAAAATAAAATCATTAAATAACGAATGATAAAACCTCATCGCAGGATCATGAAAATCCGAGTTCTTAATTGCGTCTATATATGTAAAACCTGCCTCTTCAGGTTTAGAAAAAAGTGTCCCCAAAACTACCATTTCATTTTGGTGATTCCATAATTCTAGTTCAAAATCTGTGTTTTCCAATTTATATCACCTACTCTACAAAAATATCATTTGATATATCACTTATATCCTTTTTCTTTTCTTGCTTGCTATATCCAATTTTAGACATATCAATATCATCAAAACTTACCATATTAACTAACTCTTGCTTTGCCTTTTCTGATTTAACTTTTAAATTCTTCCATTTTGGGAATCTATTAACCACAATAGCCAAGTCATATATTAACCTCTGGTCTCCACTCATATCTTTCCCGATCTGTTTGTTATTAATATAAATTTTATCCAAAGCTCTTTGCCCATCAATCCAGCAGTTAGCAAGATCTCTATAAGGAATTGGTTTAGACTTGCCTTTATATTTGCCCGCAACAACATTATCTAATGTCATTTTTATATATGAAGATAATGCACATATATCGTAACTGTTTAATAGGTGATTAAATAATGCATCTCTTCCATAACAGTAATTAATAATATAATTTGCGTCTTTAGATATCTGTTTTAAATCATCACTAAGTGCTTCTTGCCATTTCGCAGAACATCTCTTATTGGAAGCTTTTTGTTGTGCTAATTCTCTAAAACAATCTTTGTGGTAATATGATTTATCAAAATATACTACATTTCTAATATCATTTACATCTATCTCAATCTCGCCTTTGCACTTTGCACATTTGCGAGTCATTATATTAACCATTATCATCGCTCCCATTAATTTCGTATTGCTTTGGTGCTTTAACAAACTGTCCCTCATATACAAAGGTATCTTTTTCCGCGAAAGCTCGACAAGATTGTGTATATAAAATTTTAACACCCTTTGGTGTAAATTTAATAATTTTACCACTTATAATCCCTTTGTAATATGGTTCATTAAATGCTACAAAATCTCCTATATGGACTTCTTGATCAAAAAAATCTTTCATTGCTGTTCACTCCTTTATAGTAGCACCATAGCCGTTATAATGATTTGTGCTATGTGAATTGCTTGGTCTTGGACCAAATTAATTTTCATTTTGTTTGCTTTTAAGTCATCTACAACACCATGTACAACTGTGTTTACGATAAATGCAACAATGAATGGCATTCCTATTTTAAAAACACTAATAAAAATAATTGGTAACATAATCATAAATGACCAACTAAAAGAATGCATTATTAAAGCAACTATGTAATCATACTTGTATTTATCAGTATACTGCTCTTGTTTTTGCCACCATGATTTTTGTTTCATATTTGCTAAAATACCTTGCAAGTGATAGTCATCTACAATGTGGCAAAATATCATTGTTAATATAATAAATACTTTATCCATTTGATATCCTCCTTACAACAACTCTGGAAGTGCGTTCCAATATTTCTCTTTTAGTTTTTCAGTTAGTGTATCTGTTTGATTTAAATGGTCTTTCATATCTGCGAGCTTAATTATATATGGATAGGGGCTTGTATTCTTTTTAAGCCTTTTTATATAATCTAAATACGATTCAGACTTTTGGCGAGTGAGTGCGCCCAGCACATTAGTTAAAAGTCCATACTAAGTTCAGTAACTTCTGCAATTGTGTTAATACATATATTGGTGTCTTCCAATAGATCGTGGCACAAAGCAATAATAAACGCAATTTGTTTATCGTCATCGGAACGTAAGCACACATTTTCAATAGCATTTTTAGCTACTCTTAGACAGTGCTGAAGGGTTTTAGTATCGTAATATTTACTGCACATAATTATTGTGTCTGCAATCAATCTGCATTGCTTCAAATTGGTTATCATTGTCAATCCTCCTGTTCAAATATAATCTCATAAATAACAGCATTGCGGTATTTGCCACACCTGTCTTTAAACACATCAGTTAATACATATTTTTTGCCGTGATATCTTTTACAAAAATTGTCATAATGGTTCTCAACAGGATTGCCGCTTATCATGCGCCATTCAATCCTATGAATGTGATAATCATTAATTATCTTCTTTAACTCTCTGTAAACATTAAGACCTATTACTGTATTATTTCTGTCAAATGAAAATAAACCAAAGTTATATGCACTTGATGAATACCAATCTACAGTATATGCAAAGTAACCTATTAATTTATCGTTATCAACAATAGCATATTGATAAAGGCTACCATCATTGTTTTCTTCGATTAAAGGTAATGAATTGCCGAGATACCCTGAGTAATACATCATATCTTCGGTGTAGTTATATTTCTGCATTTTTGTTAGTATTTCTTTTTTATAAAGTATTGCAGGTACAAGCATTATTTGTCAATCCTCCTTATGATTAACAGGTTTTCAATATCAATTACCTCATCTTGAATTAGACTTACTACTTTGTACACGCTCTGTCAAAGCTGTGTTTTGAAGTGATTTTGCCTGCTGCTTAAGTTCTGATAAATCTTTTTCTTTTGCAATAATATCCAAATGTAAATCTCTAATATTTCGTAAATATTCTTTAGCTGTCAAGTTATCACCTCGCCCCAATCTAAAGCCTGTCCGCAATCCTCGCAATAAGGTTGGTATCTTAACACTCGTTGTTTGCACCTCCCACAAACTTTGCTTTTATCGCTCATAAAAATTACTTTCTTCGGCATACGCTTCTCGTTCATAACCTTAATAGTTTCAATGGTTAAATCCATTTCATCAAGTTGCGATTTGAGTTCAAGTACTTTTATTGCTGCTTCAAAAGCCACAGCGTAATCCATAGGATATTCCCACTCGACCTCTGCTATTGCAGTTTCAATAATTTTAATTGCTTCCTGTGGTGTCATTCTCTGTACTCCTTTGCTTTATAAACTCGGCAAAATCTGCCTTGATTATTATATTTGTCAGCTTTTTTGACACAGCACACACCGGGATGCTCATAATCTAAGTACGGCTCACTCCAATGTTGACAAGTGCCGCAACGCTTATGTTTCTGTCTGTATTCGTTTGGTGTCATTCTTCTACCTCGCTTTCGAGCCAATGCAAAGTACAATAATAACAATTCTCAAATCCACTGCCTTTGCACTTGTTTTTATCAAAATCCGTATCATATTTAGCAGGGCACATTAGCATTAACGCCATATCCTCAACGCTCATCTGTTTAATCTTTTCAAAGTTTGTCATTCCTGCTCACTCCTTATCCATTTTTGCACCGCAGTTAGGGCAATATTTTTTAAAATTGTAGTCTATTGATTTAAATTTATCTAAAACTTTTTGGCGTTCGTAAATTTCATCAAATTTATATCCATATTCTTTACCTTCAGGAGCATAAATTGTTTGCGAAAATATTTGACCTGATATATTTTCATTTGGATGTTTTTCTCCACACTCACTGCAACTTGCGGTGATGTAAACCGAAAGTTCACTTTCTTCTGAATAAGTATCTTTATAAAAAGAATGAACAGAAAGTATCCACTTCCCGTGCCTGACCTCCTGCACGTCGGCGGTGGGTTGGGATTTAACTAAATTTTCAAACCAATCAAAATCAGCTTGTTCAGTTATTTCTGCCTCGGTGTCAGTCCAATTCACAGGTCTTATTTCTTCAATGTCATTAAGTAATGCTCCACGCTCTATATACTCTTTATTCATTTTTATTACTCACTCCTTTTAATTCCCCAACTGCAAAAGTCATTATCATTTTCCCAAGTATGCTGTTCGCCACAATTACAACGATAATACATCGCACAATCATCTGTTTTGCGTAAGATACAGTCTTTACACCTGACAACCTCCTGCACATCGGTGGTGGGAACTGTATCAAGCAGTTTAGCTGCCGCATAAGCATAATCATCTGCTAAAACTTTCTTTGCTTCCTCACGTTCTATGTATTCTTTTTTAGGCATTGTTTTTACACTCCTTTAATGCTTTTTTCTGTATATCATTTGGTTTTGTTTGAATAAACAAACTACCTTGATGTAAACATACAGGACATATATTATTTCGTGGTAATTCGGATACAACAGTCCAGCTATCACAGATTTCACATTCAATGATTGGCATTGATTTTCACTCCTTTATCTTAATTTATTCCTGATTACATCCATAAGCTCATCATCTTCCATAAAAAACATATCTCTTCTGTGTTCCATCTGCATATCTCTTGCAATATTGCTCATAATTTGTCCAAACCTTAGATCAGGATATTTTGTCCAAAGCTGTGCAAGTTCTTTACAAAATGGTTCAATTCTATTTATATCTCTCATTTTTTTTGCCCCTTTCGTAAGCATTTTTTTATTGTATCTGTATTTTATCACATTAATTTTGTATTGTCAATATGTTATTTGTATGTTTTTGGAAATAAATTTAGGGAGGCTTGTTGGGCCTCCCTGTTGTATATTAACTGATCTTAATTAAGTTATTCCGTACTCATCAAATAAATGACGTTGCGGAGCAAAATCGCCATAATACTTTTTCTCTGCAATTAACCTTGCTACTACAGCATCTTGTATATTGTCAAATAGACCTAAATGAATTTCTTTTTTGTTTACACTAACTCTTGCTCTCCATTTAGCAAATTGTTTGTGCCAGCTCACGCCAATAAAACCAGAAGTATTATTTGACTGTTTAGACTTATTTAAGTTATTTTCTGATGTAGTACACTTGACAAGATTTGTTTTTCGATTGTCTAACTTATTCCTATTATGATGGTCATAATTCGGATACCCTAAAAACGCATGCATTTTAACTTTCTTTCCGTCAATTGTTGCAGTTGCATATCCCTGCGAATCAACTCCCCATGAATAACTCAAAACTTTTTCTGCATCTTCTAGATCAAAATAAATTTTTTCGTTTTTATTTGTTGCCCATATAATCCCGTATTCGCCAGATAAATCTTTCTTGTTTTCTTTCTTGAACATTTTTGACGGAAGTGTTTTCCTTAAACAACCACAAGATCTGGTTCTACCACTTGTTAACATATATGCTGTTACACTTACTGGAACTTCATTTCCACAATCGCATTGACATAAATATTTTGCATAATGTTTTCCGCTTGGATTAACATAATCTTCATCTTGTTCTATCACTGTTAACATTCCAAACTTTTGACCAACTAAACTATTTTTTACTTTAACCATTAACAATACCCCAAATTTTAGTTAATATGTTTATAGAATCTACTTTTGTATACGCTATAGGAAGACCTGCCTCTTTAAGCTTATTCTGTATTTCCTTTTTCTCTACTGGGCTTAACTGCTGAATAGCTGCTTTGATTTCTGATTTGAGAGCGGTAAGGTCTTCGGAAGAGGTGTCAGATTTAGTTGATTCGTTATAATCTGATCCAAGCATTTGTTTTTCAAAAAGTTTTTGATCATCTGCGACGGAAGTGTCAAGAGTATTTTTAATTCTAAAATCTTTCTTTCCTTTATTTCCATCAATAACTGCTTGGTAATCTAATAGCGTAGGGTCTACAATAATTTCTCCAAGTTCATGTATCTTGCTCCTGTCCTTCTGAACTTCTGCACAAATTTCATTAGTTTCAGGATCTTGGTACATACGAATAATTGTCTTACAATTGTAGTCTGCATTCTTTAAACCACTATACACCTTTTTCCCAGTAGCAACGGAGGCAATCTGACCGTCAGGCGTTTTAACACTCACCTTCTCATCTTCCTCTCTTGCGGTCATAATTACATGTGCGCCACAAGACATCAAACTTAAAATAAAATTCTGAGCAGAATAACCTAAAATCTGATAATCACGCAATTCTAATGCCGAATTACTTACCTGAACAAATTTTTCATCTCCTGTTGCACCTGCGCGTTCTGCTTTGATTTTATTTCTTTTTCTTGAAAGCTCAAGTAAACTCTGCTGATTAGTTGTTTTAAGAATTGAAATTGAGTCGATAACAATACAATCTGCTCTAAAAGGCTGGCCATCTGCATCAAGAACTATATCAGATGTCTCATCTCCAGTTTCTTCATCTAACATATATAAGTCTTCATTATTTGCTACTTTTGCAATATACTCTTCGATTTCTTTTTGAGATTGAGTATAAATTACATAAATATTATCAGCGTCAACACCGTTTCTTACAAGCTCTTCAATAGCTTCGTCTGTTCCTGACGACTCTGTGTCAAACACCAACACACGAAATGGCTTTCCGTCAGGTCTTTTAAGATATGCTGCCTGCATAGCCATTGTGCTCTTACCACTGAAGGGCGCTCCGAATAAGAGAATATTCAATCTACTTGTTACATTATTTCCTTTTCTAGCTTTTGCCATAATTAACCTATCTCCTTTTATTGTTAAATATTCAATACAATTATCATGTCATTAATATTATTTAAATCAGAACACTGAGAATTCCAAATTTTACGGCGTCAATATCGTCTTGAGTAATTTCGCCTTTATTGTGAGTCATAAAGCACATATTTCCACAATTGTTTTCATAATCGCATTCCGCAATCCAACCAAGATTCTTGTCATAAACTACAAAAACATTTGGAATACCAAGTCTTGCAGTCAACTCAAAATCTATTGATTTATTCATTTATATTAAACACCTCTATTAATTTTGTATTGTAGAGTGAGTTTTTTACACCCACTCTACATTTAATTAATTACTCCCAAGGATCGCTGTCATCATCTACAGAATCAACATCTCCCCAACTATCGCTATCCGAATTACTATTCGCCTTTTCACCAAAATTTTTCTCTGCCATTCGTGCATTTCGAATTTTAGCAATTGCTTCTGAGACGTTCTTTTCATTGTATGTTTCTCTGTCAATGCTTGATGGTGTAGCACCAGTAATAATCATTTCTGTTTTAGTGGGAGCAGAAACGGAATTCATTGTGTTTGACTCTCCCCACGAATCATCTTCTGAAACTTCTTCTATCTTATGAGTTACCTCAATGTGTCCGTGCACTGAAATAGCATTATAAGCCTTAAGGTTTTTCCTGAAAAGTCCAGCTAACTTTGTATCAGTAATAATAAATTCTGTATCAACAATATCTGAATATGTTATAATCTTTGCACTGACTACAAATCTACCTGTGTCCTTATCATCAATCTTTTCTTTATCTATCCCCACAAATACAATAGTCTGAGTAAAGTCGTGCACAGGTTTATTATCTTCGCTAAATTCTTCAAAATCTACATCCTTACACAAAGAAATCTGATTAGGAATATACTTAATACTTCTGCGGGTATTTCCATCATTATCAAGATAGCTACTAAATTCAACATTACCACGAATAAATGTAGACATGTCATCTTTCAAATTTTCCTTAATGTAATCACAGGCATCAAATGGTGTCATAGTTTTCTTGTCATTTACTTCTTTGCCTTCCTTATTAGTTGTCTTAACAAGACCTAAATTGACACCTATCATACGGAATCCATTTTCTGAAAACTTATTTCTATTTGTCCACGGAACTTTCTTAGTTTCAGTTTTTCCAGTATCCTGATTTTTCTTTGAAAAATACACATTCTCCTGCGGCATACCATTAAGAGACATATAAATACTCGTCTTGTCGTTGTATTCACATCCGAAATTTACTGCTCTAAAGTCCTTGCCTGTTCTCGTTTTCTTTGAGGTATAAAACCTGTCACGCTCTGTTCCATTAATAATTCCTTTACACTGGAACGAACCTTTTGTTTCTTGCAATTCAAATAATCTGTTTGCCATTCTGTCATATCTCCTTTGTCATTTAATTAATTTTGTACTGTTAATTATAAAAAATATAATTCCTTTTTAATACCTATAAAAACGTTCATCTAGAACCTGATCATAATAAATATAAATATCATTTTTATTATTACCACAGTTTAGACCTCTCTCATGTCCACATCTTGTACACTCAGACGTGACATATAACCTGTCAATTGGTACTGGCTCTTGTATGTGGTATATATTTCCACATTGGCAACATTGCACCCAGCATCCTTTTTCCTTGCCTGCACTCACCCAATATGTAACCTCCCTTCTCAAGCCCAATACATATATGTAAAAATACATTAATTTTGTATTGTTTCTTTTCTGTTAATATAATAACATATATACATTAACTTGTCAAGAGTTTTTTGGAAATTTTTTTTCATTTTTAAATATATTATTGAGCACAAGAGAAAGGCTCCATTTAAAGCCTTTCTACAATAAATACTATAATTAATTTTGTATTGTTAAACTTTATAATAAAAGTTATATCTTTTTAAATCCATAACTTGGTTAATTGTTCATTTTGTATTGTTTGCCTTACGGCTTGTTGTGCTTTCCATTTCTGCAAAGATTTACTTATCCCTTGCCCCGTACCCGCAGTTTTACTGCTCATTCAGTTTTATATCTATTTTCATTAAGTCATCGGCAAAATAAATACTGCCTTCTACACCAAAGTCCTTTACTTCATCCTTATAAATATAAATCTCTTGTCCTCTTTTTATAGAAAATCCCACTCTTTTTTCATCAAAAATATAATTTAACTTCGTATTAATCTTTTGTACTCCGAATAGTTTATGAGAGATGCGGATAACCACATTCTCTCCATTATGTTTTTTTAATGCTTCTTCTATAATGTTGATACCCTTTGTTTCCATTTTAATGTCCTCCAAATCTGCCGATATTTAACGTTTATAAAAACTGCAATACCAATTATTTTTAAATTAAATCTTTAAATCTATGAATTATATTGTCTATTTTATATTCAGACTCATAACCGTAACGAAGCATTAATTGTTCTCCGCTTTCTGTTTGTAAAAACTCTTTTAGCCCAAGACCTGTTTCGTTAAGACAGTTACGTAGATAATATAAAAATCCACTAGCCGCAATGCCCTTCATTGTTAGCTCTTTAATTCCAACATAATCTCTTATAACACGAATCTTACGATAAACTGCTCTAAAACGTCTATCGTCTGAATCTGCCGCATGTACATTATCTCTGTCTTTAAAAAGCTTTCCTTTTCCTTTTAGCTGCTTCGCTCTTAAAGTTTCTCCATAACATATATACGTTTCTTCCTGAAATGCTTCTTCTAATAGATTGCACAACCTATCACTTATGTCAAACACACGTCCATCTGGAAACACTAAACATTTATTTTCTTTATCCAACATACTTTCATTCAACTCTGTAATATCTCTCATAGATGGACCAGCAATAGCTTCAAATAGACATTGAACTATTGCGGCATCAGTAACATTAAGAAGTTGATCTTCAATTTCTATTATCTCCTCTTTTGATAATAATTTGCTTGCGTTTTTATCTACACAAGGCTTTAAATCATCAATGGTAATTTTTTCATAAACATCATCTGCTTTTAGACCATGATGATACTTTACCCATGCGCAATACGCCTTCAAAACTGTATTATTGTTCATCAACGTATATATTGACCTAGATTTAAGCCCTGTGTACATCGCAAGCGCTTCATCTCTTGTAAATTCACTTATATCTTTTTGTAGATCTTCTTCATACGGCTCTATCTTTCTAAATAATCCATATAAAGTTGTTTTTTGTATTACTCTACTTCTCAAGTAGTCTTTTATAAACCCTTCTTTCATTTCATTTTGATACATATAATCCACTCCTCTTGTGGGGATATTTTTATTTTATTATTTCCATTATTTATATGTCAATGCATAAATTATGGTAATTAATTATCAAATTAATTATCAAATTAAGTTATCTAAAATATTAACAGCTTCTTTTTGTTTTTCCTTAGAAATTTCAGCATATCTTTGTGTAGTAGATACATTTTTATGATTCAATTGCCTTGCACATAAATATATATCTCCCGTTTTTTCATATAAATTCGTAGCACATGAGTGTCTCATAACATGAGGCGTAACGTGTTTATCTGTTGCTCCTTTTGCATATTTAGTTACTAATTTTGCCAACATATCTGAGCTCATTCTCTTACCTACTTGTGAAACGAATAAAGCATCAGTAGCATAATGCCCAAAATATTTTTCTCTGTCTGCTATCCATGCTAATAATTGTTTTTTTAAATTTTCACCAAACATAATATAATTGTCATAATCTCCTTTTTCTGTTACTTTAATTTGATTATGAATAAAATCTATATCAGATTTATCAATTTGTAAAAGCGCAGATTGTCTTAATCCTGTGCTAAACCCTAACTTTAATAAGCATAAATCTCTGTTTTTAAATCTATTATTCGCCCTTTCCTCTACATTATGTAACATAGCAGATATTTCTTCTTCAGTAAGATAGACAACATGTGGATTGTCTTTCATTTTTGGTCTTTGTGTATTTGTTACTGGGTTACTACTAATATAATCTGGAATTAAAAATTGAAAAAATGAATTTAATGCAGACCATTGAACGGTTTTTATACTGTCTGATGTTCTTTCAGTCTTTCCATTAACCGTCTTTGTTCTCAAAGATGCAATATATCTATTAATATGCGTTGGTTTAACTTTTAAATAGAATTGATTGGGGCAACTATCTCCAAATATAAAGTCTATAAAAGATGTTATATAATTAATATAATTATAGGTAGTTGCGTATGATTTTCCTGCGCCAATTAAACTATAATAATATTCAGTAACAATTGGTGGAAAACTTGCTAGTTTCTTATCAATTCGTTTCTCAAACTTTTTTTCTTTTTCATATCTTCCACTCATTTCTTATTTCCTCCTTGTTTTAATTTATTATGTCTATAACTAAAAAATATAATAGATACACTAATCCAACCCAAAATCCTATTATTAAAGATAATCAATACAGCCATTATAAATATATACCATATCCACGCAATTAGCATTCCATCAATATTTAACTCATCTTTAAATGTACTTTTCTTGGGTGTGCTGCTAATGTAATTTTCATTTTCGTTTATAGTTGTATTATCTTTAATAATTCTATAAAAACAAACCTTATTAAAACAATATATTTTTCCATCAACCGTAAATCTATACTCATTTTTTTCCTCATCGCAGTCTATAAATATTCCTTTATAATCACGTACATTTTTATATCCGCAAGTATACCATAAGATATCCATAGTATCTCCTGAATTATATTTTTTTCCTTTACATATTACATAATCTTGTTTCATTTAAATTTCCTCCAAGCAACAAATTGCCTCTTCAAGTGCATCAACTGCTGCTTCAAGATTTTCTTGAGCTTCTTCTGAAATCATTCCGTTTTCGGAATACTGTAAACTTTCTGGCATATTATCAAACGCTTCTTGTTCCTCATCAAGAATATTCTGCACCAGACTTTCAATATCTTTAATTACATTTTGAATTTCTTTGCGTCTTTTATTATTCATAGCCATACCTCCCTTATTATTTTACACAGCTAAGCGTTTCTTTTCTCATCTTCCTTTTCTGTTTCACGACTTCTCTTTGTCTCCACCAGTCATGTTCTTCATTTTTACGAAAATGCCAACAAGATTTTCCCAAGCAATTCTTGCATTTAATCTGCTTCACGGTCATTGAACAATGATGTAAATTGCACCAGCCAGCCACGTTGTTAGAATACGTATTATATAAACACGTTTTCACTTTTCTTCTCTCCTTTATCTTATGGTGATTATACCATATTAATTTTGTGTTGTCAATATTCGGTACTACTATGCGCCGACATTCATGCGTTTTTCCATAGCAATTTTGTACGGAATCCACTCTTTTACTTCATCATAATGCGCGTATTTTAAAATCTCTTGTCTTTCTTCTTCTGTAAGAATCCTTAAGATTTTAATTTTATCAGTAATAATCCAAGTTGTTTTACCGTATTCCTTAAATGCGTACCAACCGTTCTCAGGAAGCCTGTCAGTAAAGCATTTCTTTGTAAGTTTGGAAACTTTCTCGTTGTAATCAATAGTACAGTTATACTCTACCTCTACCCAGACACATTTCCAATTTTTACGTCTGCCTTTATAATATCCATTTCCGTCTGGACCATAAGCCATAAGATGAGGCGCTGCAGGCAAAATACCTAAATGAATACCAGGACGGCTAACGAAGCCAGGGTGATATAAAATATTTTCAGCTTGAATCCATTTTCCAACAGGATATTCTGTATTTTTGTCAATAAATAAAGGATACAAATGATTATCTGTATCCATTTCAAACAATTTATATCCAATTTTTGTTTTCATTTATAACTCTCCTTCTAAACATCAAGCGCTTGCATCAGTGTTTCAAATGTAATATCTTCATTTAGTCCAACTCCTTCGATTGGATATGCCTTACCATTCATATATAAAGTCGCCTGTAATAACATTTCTCCATTTTCGGGACAGTTATTACAATCTCCATACCAGTCGCTAATTAAATCCTTTATATTACAACAATATGAAAACGGTCTATCCAAATAACTACTTATTGTAATAAACTGAACTTCTCCATTAAGTATATCTTTTCTTTCGTATCTTTTTATTTCTGGTAAATACATAATCAATCTCCTTTCAAAACCAGCAATCATACTTATCAGCAATATCATTTGCCATATCAAGGTTGTTTGCATATGCATAAAAAGACTTGCACCAATCTTGAGTTACCTGCACTGCGGATTCATCATAAAATTCATTATCTTTTTTATCTAAAGGATATACAGAAGTGCAAATTTGTGCAGTTATTATGCGCCGCTCTTCATTGTAAACTAATTGCACGGGGATTCCAGAATCTGGGCACTGAAAATCACTACTGTGATAAATACAATAAAAATCATATTCCATATTTACACCCTCCTTACTATATAATCTACAATTTCATATTCATCTTCACCAACACAATTATAGACAGGTAGTAATTCGTATATTTCCTTTGATGCATCCATATAATACTGGCCAAAACACTTCCAACATTTAGTATATCTATCTCCGTTCCATCCATATAAAGCATATACAGATCCATTAATTTCAACCATTTCAATATTATTATCTGCCCACCAATATCCTATGTGTTTCATAATCAATTCTCCTTTAGCAATAATTATATTTTTCAGCAATAATAAATAAGCCAAGATTCAAAAATCTTAACGAGCAAGTCAACGTTAGTCAAAAGATTACCATGATAATAACCAATAAATATCAAATCTTTATCTTCGTTAAAGTTTATCCATACTCCTGTTTCATTGTCTTCTGCATAAAAATTGCAAAAAAGAGTAATCTCTTTAATTTCGTCCACCTCTATATCGTTCCCATTAGAAGCTTTAAACGTTGTTTTATACCCAATTTTTGATACAACCTGTTTAATCAATTCCTCATCACTACAAATAACAGGATATGAAGCACAAGGTATTTCGTCATATGTTACTACCATAGCCTTGTCTATATCTAATTCAATTATATGATCGCCTATTATTTTTACATTGTTAATATCTTTCATAATCAATTCTCCTTTGCCCACTGGCGTGCATCTTTAAGTGTTGTAAAACTTGATACAATGTCTCCGTCACCGTTGTCTAAGCAAACATCATACCAAGTTTCTCTCGCCCCAAAAGATTTGCCACTGTCAAATAACAACTCTTCTTTAGATTTAACAATTCCATATTCTCCGACTGTATCTACTAATTTTATATCTAATATTTTCTTTTCCATTTTTTTATCCCTCCTTTTAAATATCAATAACCAAATAATCTCTATGTTCTTCTTCAGCAAACCAAGATGAAATTCTTTTAACTATATGTTCTCCATAATCTTTAATGGCGTACTCAATAGAACAACCATAACGCAAGTCTTTGCCACTACTAGAGTCATAAATAACAACTAATTGTAAATGTCTGTGTGGATCACATAAAATAGATTCTAATTCTTTAAGTTTCATATCATTGATCTCCTTTATTCTATATCAACTACAAACTGAATTTCATCAATGCCTTCATCGCCATAAAACTCGTCCCAGCCTTGCTTATCAAGGTCAGCAGATATAATAAATCTATTAACTTCTTCTTCGTCAACAATTTCACCAAACTGCTCAAGATATTCTTTTATGCTTTCTTTATCACTTGTTCTACAAGTAACATAAATGTCATTGCCAGAATTATTCCTTACTTCATAAATCATATTAGGATATTCTCTGGCGTTATTAATGATATTTAAAAAATCTAGTGCATACTCTCGCACTGGTTTATCAATTCTTAAAGTGAACATAGTTGCTCTTTCTTTTTTATGTGAATATTTAATCATATTTACATCTCCTTTATTAATTAAACCATTTAAGTGTAGTATTTCCGTTAAAATTCTTCTCCCAGATGTACCAACAATAACATACTGCACTGCCACCGCCAGCTTTCATCTTGTCAAATTCTCCATTTTTAGCACACAATAATCTTGAAGAACTTACATAAATAGTTTTAGGCGGATATTTCTCAAACAACTGTCTACGAGCCTTTCCCTCAAGAAATTGAAGTTTAAGAAACATTGCCACCTTATGTCCTTCGCCAACTATATCTATCGCTTTCTCAACAAATTGACTAGCAAATTTATATGGTGGGTTAGTGACTATATCTAATGCTAAGTTTTTTTCTTCAGTTGCCAAAAAATCAACTCCGCCTTTACCATATCCTCTATCTATTAAATCCGTTGAGATAACATTGTATCCTGCTTCTTCAAGCACTTTCGACATATCTCCTGACCCGCAAGCACATTCCCAAATCGTCGGAGAAAAATCTTCTAACCCAAGAAGTAACTTTGTTGCTTTAGGTTCGGTAGCATAAAAATCATTTTGCTCTCTTTCTTCTTCAGTATGATTGCTTGCACCTAATGTTTTGTAAATCGAATTACTATTTCCAGTCCAATCCTTATTAGCCATAAAAATTCTGTCCTTTCTTAAATGTAATTAATTTTGTATTGTTAAAATAAGCTTTCCATTATTATCTGTTTAGGTAAAAAGTTATAACAGAAATAACTGCTACTGAATGTAATTTTATTTTGCATCTCTCCGTTGTTCAAAAACTTCATTCGTTGTTCAAACATAAGTAACTGCAAATCTTTCTCTTTAAATAACTGTTTAGGTGCAGCATCATTAAGCCAAGTATTACTCATAATTAGGGCAAATGGCTTATTAAAACTTAATGCTCTCTCAAAAATTTGTCTTTTTGCCGTAAAGGGAGGGTTACTTACAATACAATCCCAATGCTCTTTTGGCTCATAAGTATAGAAATCTTGTCCGTTGCTAATATGTGAATAGATAACTTTATTTCCATTCGCTCTAATTTGTTTAACAAACTCGCTTTCTTCCGTATCAAATGGGCACCACACTACGGCATTTTTGGGAATATACCTGATTATAGGTCTTACACCATAATCAGGTGTTAAACATTCGTCATTTTTTCCTGCAGAATATAATACTGCTTGGCTATCAATTTGTTTCACTTAATGTCTCTCCTTTGCTGTAACATTAATTTTGTATTGTTTCTGTTATACGAGAATTGGCAATATCATAATATTGTTTTTCATACTCAATACCTATAAAGTCTCTATCTAATTCCATACAAGCCACACCAGTAGTGCCGCTACCCATAAAAGGATCACATACAGTGTCTCCTTTGTTAGTTAAGCGCTCAAGAATCCACCTCATAACATATATGGGCTTTTGAGTTGGATGTCCACCATTTACCTTTTCAGACTTTGGCGTAAGACCACAAACTATTTCTGGGATTTCATAAGTATCACTTAATCTATTGAATGTCCATTTGCCACCTGACTTTACTGCCCAAGCAGCAACTTCATAATCTGTAATAAATCTTCTATCTCTATTTCTTGGCATTGCATTAGTTTTCTTCCAACGAATCATATCTTTAATGTCGAATCCGTTCTTTTCTAACGCTTCGGTAATATAACTCATATTGGTCCAAGAATTAAAAATTACAATATTACCACCTTTTTTTAGCAACGGTGCTGCTATATCTATCCAAGAAGTCAGGTCAAATCCCTTATCCCATTCTCCGAAATCTATACCAGCTCTACCCATCGTTGTAAAATTGTTTTGTCTGCTTATATTGTATGGTGGATCTGTAATAATTGCGTCTAGACTATTAGGTGCAATTTTGTTATTGTCTTGCATAATTAACAAGCTGTCTCCGTTGTATAAATTGGTCATAAAGTTACGTCCTTTCTTAAAATTGTCAATTTATGAATATTTTAGCACATTAATTTTGTACTGTCAAGTCAATGCTGGTGAAATATAACCGCCTTTAAACTCTTATTAAAACATACGCCACAGGCCGAACAAGTACTTTCTCTTCCTGGACATACAAATGCATTTTTAGGAAATTCGGGATTAAGCCTTTTATCCTTAAAATCTACATATGCCACTCCAAGGTTATGTGGATTCGGCACGTTCCACAATTTATCCCACGCAGAGAAGATAATATTAAGATTATCTGGCAGACTTCCATTTTTATCAATGTATTCGTTTACAATTTCATACTGTTTAGTAAACATCATCCACCTTACGCTCTTGGTTTTGTTACATACATCCACTAAGCGTACAAGGAAATCGTAACTTGGCAAATCACCTGAATCAAAAACCCTCACCTTTGGCAAACCAGAGAACTTTACCTTATAATAAACCTGCTCAAAAAAGTTGTCAGGATCGTCATTATAAAGTCTCCAATTTTTATAATATGCCGCCTGCACTTTTGATATTGTTTGTCTACCTTTACAGGCGTAGCAAGTGGATTTGCAAGGTGCATCAATACGACAAGTACATACTGGAAATGCAAGATTTAAACAAGCAATTCCAGTCTTGCTGTTATGATTTGACATTGTAATTTCGTTGCTCTTACTAGCTAAAAAATCAATGTATTCCTTTCTGCTCATATTGAACTCTTTTTTCTGTTTCATAATTATATCTCCTGTTCTTTCCCGTTATATTTACTTCTAATGATTATTTCATTTCCATTGCTATATTCTATAAGGTGTGCAGTAGATTCACGTTTATAATGATCTTCTGCGTGTTTTATATCGCCATATTCATATTCAAACATATCACCATAATCAAATGCTCTTACAATATACAACATTCAATCATCTCCTTTTATCCGTACACAACTTCGTCAAACAACGCAAGCTGAATAATCGTATCTGCATCGCCAGCATCGATCAAACTGGTGTCAACCTTACCGTTTGCACCAACTGCACCGTTATAGTCATATCCGTTTTCAATCCAAGTTTCAAAGCCATACATAAATTTTTTAGCATCCAACATATATGCCTCATCATCTTCGGCATCATATAGCTCAAGTATTCCTCCCCTAGAAATCTGTTCGCTTGCATACTCTCCAAGATATTCGCCAATGACTTTCGCTTCGCTACACCAGTAGTTAATACCACCTTCTAATGCGCAAGCTATAATGTCATCAATGTCATCTGCAGTAAGCACAAATGTAATTGTTACTTGTCCTGTAAAAAGTTTTTTCATTTTTATTCCTCCTTAATTGTTCCATTGAATTGAATTATAATATACGCCTTCTGAATCGTTCACGACATTTACATTAATAGTCTTGATTGAATTAATTTGATCCTGAATTAACTCAATTACTCTATCCTTTCCAAGATCTGTTATATAACCATCTAAATAATTGTGATAAGAATTTTCTTCGTATTCAAATACATCTTCTGCTACAGAATATCCTCTGCAATCATAAGCAAGAATTGAATTAATCATTTCAATACAACTCAATTCTCTTTTTCTAATTTCCTGTTCTGGAGTTCCTTTAAAATATACTCCATTTTTCCAGCCACAACCTGAGTCGGATAATTTTTTCTTTTCCATTTCAAGTTCAAAATCATTCATATTTGTTCCTCCTTTTAATATTTTGCGATAACAAACTTGTCAGTATAATCTTCAGAGCATTCATCGCCCCAAACAAGACACTCAACAGTTTCCGAATATTTATTTGCATCCTCGCTTGGTCTTACAAGACATATATCCTGAGATGCAATTCCACCCTCTTGAATATAAATTGAAATTTCAGGATGGTTTCCATCATAATTGTAAAGCTCTGCAACAAGTTCTGTTCCATTATTTAGCTGAAGTACAATCTTGTTTTCCATTATTTATTCCTCCCTTTATTAATCATCTAAACATAATATTAAAGAATTTATAAGTAATTCATTTAATTCTTCTGTTGTATGCGGCTCACCAATATGTGTTTCAATTTCATACATATTTTCATCACAAGCCATACACTGATATGGATACCCTGGAATATTAGTTTCCTTTAATACTACAGCACCACAGCGATTGCATCGTCTATTAATTGTGTCATTCTCTATTACATAAGCGAATGTTTTAGGATTTTGTTCGATATTAAACTTTTCTGTTTTCACAATTTATTCCTCTCTTATATAATTTATTTATTGCCTTTCAAGGCGTCCATAGCTTTATACAATGCCTGATGTAATTTATAATTTTCAAAATCATCTTCTGTTCCAGTAAAGTTATAATCTGGAATCCAACCTCTATCAATACGTTCCAATAAACGAATTGCTTCATCATTAGTCATATTTTCTCTTACTGCATCATAGTCTTCTCTGTCATATTCTGTAACTGTATAAGTTCTCATATTACTCATCTTCCTCATAATAACAATTATTTAAATCAATTTCGTTATAATGGTTGCAAATCATATCAAGCACTTCAAACTCCCAAGATGCTTCAGGTAATAACACTCTTGCATTATCAATATAATCTTGATAATCATCATCCCAAGTTATCTCAATAGATCGGAAGAGCGTCGTGT